TTTATAATTATATAAAATTTAAGTTCTAATACCTAATTATGTGTAGTAGTTATAATAAAAAATTACAAAAAAAGAAAATTTTATGAGGGGTGGGAACCCCGAATAAAATTTTAATATAATGAGTAAACGGAAAAAATTCCCTCCGTTCGATTTTTAATCGAACGGGTTTTTTCTTTCTCCACGCCATAGAATTTTTTTGTCCGTTCCGAAGGAATAAGGACAAAAAAATTTTATGATGAACAACCTGACCGTTCTAAAAAAGAACAGTAAACGAAGACGATAAACGAAGAGGAAGAAATAAAACGACAGGATATAAGTGAAACCTATAAACGATAGGATAAAAAAAGACGATAGTAGTAAACGATAGAATATAACCGAAGGGAATAGTTATATTCCACTTCGTTTATATTAAAATTTTATTCGGGGTTCCCACCCCTCATAAAATTTTCTTTTTTTTATTTTTTTTATATGGAAAATAATAAGAAGAAGGATATTAATATCCTTCTTCTTATTATTATTTCTATAGAAGTCGATTTATAGATTCAAAATTGATATAATGAGATATATACTCTTTAAAGATGGAGAATGATTCAAGTATATTCTGTAATGTATTATACTCAGAATAGATGGGAATATCCAGTATGATATTCAGTAAGTATAAATGGTTACATTGATTATATCCATATAGTGATTGAAGTCTAAGGTATACCAGATGAATGATATGATCCATATCGTAGGTAGTGATATTATATTTATGAGTTTCATATACATCATAGAAGGTAGTTAATACTAAATCATAAATAAGTAAACGAGAGAGTTTCAAAGCATCAGAGACTACATAGAGATTACCGGGGTTAAATGGATATGACCGATAGGATTTAGAGGCATCAGGGAGGAGACAATTGGACAGGATCCATTCGATCTCCTCAAGCATAGATGGGTTTAAGCCGTAAGAAATTAGCTTATTTGCATCTTTACGTAAGTGCCTGATGGATAGTACGAAGTAGTCTTTATGATTAGATTGTAACATACCGGTGAATAGATAGATACAAGCAATATAGATCGTGAGCTTATCAATGCGATATTCTGAATTATAGGGTATCGTATTGATAATATCTTTACTAGTGTCTAATAGAGAGTATATCATATCTAGGTAATCATGTGTATAAGCTACCCGATTAGGATCATAATCGATAAAGCGATCGAGTACGGTATGACATAAGAACCATTTCATTGAGTCTAAGTCATCGACCCAATAATAGTTATCGAATTCTTTACCGAGGAATACTCGGATATCGGATATAGATGTCATAGAGTTACACAACTCCTTTGCAGATAGATAAATGAGTATATACTAACTTGTCAAAGTGTAGAGGTGGGTAAAAAAAATAAGCCCGTATTGAGTACGGGCTTATTGGATTAGATACGAAGAAGTTTATCTTCTTCGAGTAGATCACGGATGTTATCGATGCTATACCCTTTATGGATATAACATACACGACGACCATCTTTAAACTCTACGATTAAGAACGGAGAGAAGTAAGATATACGGATAATATAGGATACGTCTCCGGATGGAGTGACATTAGTTTCGTAACCTGGGAAGATACCGCTCATGTTATTGATAACATCATCCCGATTAACAAACAAACTGACAATTGGATTCTCTGCAAATGAACGAAGTCGAATCATAAGGGAGGTATCAACGATTTCTCGGATACTATCGAACCCCATTTCATCTCTAGCTTGTTGATCAACTTTATCAACAAACTTAAAATAGAACTTCTTAACACCATCATAACCTGGAGCTTCACCATGAAGATAACAGATACCCAACTTAACAGGGAACGCAAAGGTATTGCGTTCACCAGGGTATTTAGTAAACCCCACATAGGTGATGATAACCGATGTCATACTATGGGATAGTACGATAGACCAATCATCACCGATCGATACTTCTTGTTCTGCATCTAAATGATATAAGTCACCATCGTGTTTAATCGTGATACAACCATCGTCATGGATAGTCTCGATAGAGAATATTTCTCTCGTTTTAGTTTTATACGCAATACGTTCTTCTTGCGTATATGTTTCATAATTACTCATATTTGTAATCTCCTTTTAATTGTAAATCACGGTGGAGGTTTAAACCTCCACCGTTGTATTATACATAGTAGCAATTTTATTAGTGAGCTCAATCAAACGAGCTCGATTGGGTAATAATTGAATATCTGGATAATCCTCGTGTAATTCATCCACAACGGCAAGTAGTATAGATAATACCTCTTGGTAATCAATATCTCTAAGAATACCATTTGTATATGTCGATTTATTCAATCGACAGTTTTCAATGCTACAATAGTTTTCTTTATTATTGATTTTGATATGTAATAGAGTTTGTCCATCTTTCTTTATAATGAATACACGAGAATTTCTAAACGCATAGCCACGACCTCGAATAGATATGGAATGGTAAATACAAGTCATATCTATCCGTTGTGTAATCGGACTGGAATCCGATATGGTAGATTCAAAATGATGAGCCATTACCTCACGGGTAATGGCTCTCATAGTGTCTGCAATGATATGCAACCATTGGTTGGTATCATTGCGAAGTATATCTATGTATCGTTCGATTGATACTTGTTCCATAATGATACCTCCTAGAATGGAATTTCCATTTCATCACTTCGTTGTTGAGCATGGGATTCGTTGAATCGTTCTGGTAATTCAGTGTGTCGTTGTTCTAGTACAGCAACACCAAGATTATCAAGTAGGTCTTTCGTTGTATCGAATTCGACCTTATAGTCTAATAAACCGATTTGCTTAACAATCTTGACATACGATTCAACAGAACGGGCATATTCAAACATGCGAATTTTCAATTCAAGGAAATCTCCACCGTTTTCACGGCAATAATAATATTGCTCAATATCACGTTCTTTACAGAACAAATGTAATTCATCAAATAGATCTGCGAATAGATAGATATACTTAGTTGCAATCACATTTTCACAGATAATATCATATTCATTAGTTTCTAAAGGGGTATGATCTTGGACAGAAGATGTCCAAGGTTTATTTTGAAACCATTCTGTGCAATACATGAAACTACTTGGTATTCCATTAGGTAATGGTTCTGTACGTTCAATAATTGCAACCCGTTGTAAGAAATCACAAAATTCTATGTCTGTACTATAGGATAAATCAGTAGCATCTTCAAATTCAGGTACTTCAAATTTACGAATATCTGCAATATACTGACCGAATCGTACTCGATCATAAGACTCACCGTATGGGGATACTTCCTTAGTTAGTATACCATTCAACATCAGCATACAAATAGCCCAAAGAGCATTTGTTTGAATATCGTAGTAGTTATCTTTATTGGATTTATTAAGTAATACTAAATCTTCTACGTTAAGACGTTTTTCAAATCTTTCTAACATGGTAATTACCTCCTAATTAAAATACTGGACCATCATCTTTACTAGGGACCATTTTTTCTGGGTTCGATTTCAAATCAGCTATTCTTTCACGATAGGTATCCATATCAGTATGACCTAACGCTTTTTCATACGCAGCCATATAGTCAATTGAATAATTGACTGCAATATCCGTATCCAATGAAACAGTATTTGCTACATTATCCAAGAAATAAGCAGAGTCCATCATAGAGCGTTTATTTTCATGGAACGTCTCATATTGTTTGCATACTCTGTGTTGTGATATTTGTAGCTTTTCATAGACCTGAGCTAAATCTTCAAAGATATCCGCTAATAAATAGGCGTATTTAAGATACACCATATCGTCTAAATCGAGTGGGATATCAAACATTTCATCATTTCCACGTGTCCAAGCACCATACCATTCGATTTGTGTTGGTGTATCATTTGGCAATGGTTCTTTTCGAACGATAGTGATATAGCGATGTAATAATCGACTAGGTATATTATAGATTGATTCATACTGAACGTCATCTAAATTCGTATCGAGCATATAGCTGGATGAAAGATGATAATCGTATAGATCAGTGGATAATTGGAATGCTTCAGGGTCTTTATTTGATACGGTAAACGTATCATAATCATCATTAAATCGTGTTTCATACAACGCAAAGACTAATGCGTTTATGATATTTTCACTACATCTGATGAAATTATTTTCCTCATCTTTATATCGTTTAATTAACTCAATCAATGAAAAATGCTGGTTTACTTCTGTTACTACTTTCATTTTTGATCTCCTATAATTCAACATCGGCACCATAGACTTGATCTAGGTGTCTGATTAAATACGCGATATCCTTTACCAATACCATGATTTTCTGTTGGTGTTTATACCGTACGTGGTCCCTACAATATGCAGGCAATACACGAAATATGGTATGATAAAACTCATCCATTGGTGGATAAGCATCTGGCATTTTGTCAGTCAATTCATCTGGGCAACCCCTAAATACGAATCGGAATCGCTCAGGGAACTTATCATTACCAACAATTTGAATCCGCCACTTATCATCACCATCATCATACATACGGATTTTATGATTACCATTTTTCATATGTATGATTTCGACCTGTGTACCCTTTGAACAATACCGATGCATAAAATCAATATGACTATTCGAAGATGTATCAACTAAACATCGTTTATGATTATTCTTTGGACTAATCATATACTTGAATAGAATTCTTGTATTTGCCATTAACTCATGACGTAATTCATCCTCTAATGCTAATAGTTTAAATAATCTCATTCTAACTCACCTCCTTTACTATATGAGAATGAAAGTGGATATAACCTCACAGGTTATATCCACGAAATTTATTTTAGCATCGTATCTACGAATTCTTCATCCAGAACAGGAGTGACATTTGTTAATTGTTCTTGATGCTCATTCATATACTTAGCTACTTCATTTATATCTAACTCTTTATTGATATAGAGTGTCCGATGTTCTTTTCGGTTTTGGATTAGTAAGAAATCAGTTAATCCGAAATATACATCTGATAATAGTAGCTTAGTTGTGTTACCTAACACGGGATGTGTGACAACAATTTTAGGTACAATCTTATTGATTGATACCCCCTCAGTAATCCAAACTTTAAAGGATTGAGAACCTTTTAATTCAGATTCACTAATGGTATACCCACAATACTCATTATCTGGAGTATAGTGGTATTTGATGATGTTAGTCTGTTCAATATACACATAATCATGAACGTCAACTGGAATGATTTTATTGATATTGAAATTATCCATAACGTCTTGCGTATGTTTTTCTCTCCAATACCAATACCAATTCGTTGGTGATGTGTATAAGAACAACGAACCTTCTTTTGTAGTAAACGTGAAGTCTCTAACCATGTCGTTGCTAGCTCCACGAACTACGGAATTGCAGGTGAAATGAATCATTTCCTGATTGAATGCAACCACCCAATCACCACTATCAAATCTAGTGGTATCATCAAATTTACTTATATTGAAATAACCTTTTTTGATACTATAGCGAAAGCGGTTATTGGTATCTTTCGCAAAGTCAATTCTTAGTAAAGCCATATATTGTGCTCCTTTCAAAATTTATAAATCTATGTACTAGTATGTAAGGTTGATACTATATGTTTATGCTTTTACATACTCATATAAAATCCTCTCATCGTTAATGAAATATAATAATTCACGTATCAACCCTATACACTGGTCAAAGGATGAATCTAGTTGGAATTGCATATGGTCCACTAGATTCATCCTTTACTTTTTCTTTCTATACGCTATAATAATATATATTTATAGCTGAGGAACGTAGCAAATGGTATGTTGCTTTATTTGTCTTGACAGATATGTAACGTATAATACACATGAAAGGATGTGAATTACTTTGATTACTTTGGATCGAGTTAATCCATTCAAGTATACAAAACAGAAGTTGAAGCTTCCCTATGACGCATCAACACCTGGTTACGAATTTAGATTAGTTATGTTACTATCTGATCACAGAGATTCAATTACACTCTTAAATCAAGATAGTTACAGGGTTGCAACCACATATAAACGCTATTATCGTCCTTATAAAGTACGCCAAAAGTTCTTTGCTAAGATGATACAAACACGGTTGGACCAAACACAAATGAGTGATATGGCGACATTCTGTAAGAATGAATTGAATATGCTATATCTAGCTAAACCGAATGTCATTAAAAATCGTAATATCGCAATTGACACGAGCGATTTTCATAAGAACTTTATAGCATCGATTGGTAATCGTGGCTATAAACTAGTAGCCAATGCCTATGTGGATAAACTTAAAGAGTTTATCACACTATCAATGGTGGGTTCTACCCATAAACACAAGTATATCTTAGTGGATGCTGCTAACTGGGATATCAGTGATGTGAATAAAAAAGATGTGGTTAATATGAGTGCTAAACTCATTAACCCATTAAGTATTATCTATTTCTTACTTCGTAAGAACTTCACTGCTTTGAAAGAGTCCTTTAGTGACTATACATTCCTTATCTTTGATGGAACTATGGGATGGTTTTACTTTAATGCGGCAGATATTGATAAACGGACACACTTAGCGTTTGCTAAAGAAGTACGTAAATTTAGAAACGCCTCTGCTATGGTTGATCATATTGATACCTTAAATGATGAAGGTGAAGTTCCTGAGAATCAACAGGAAAAAATTCCCGATGAACTTGTGTCAAGTATGCAACAAATTGATGATTTATCTGATGAAATATTGGATACTAAAACAAAAGATGAGTTGCGTAAAGAATTGATTAGTGGTGTCAAGAGTGCTACTAAGGGTCCTGTTGACGACACACTGTTACAATCGGACTCAGTGGATACGGAAGAAGAACCTGATGTTGATATTGATGAAGATATTGATGATGAAGAAGAATTAGATTCACCTCAGTCAGATGAACTTAACGACACAGCCGTTGATTTGAATGTCTATGATGACCAAGAGCTAGATGAAGAGATTGCTGCTGCGGCCGTTGAACTAAACTATGATAAGATGGATCGAACAATGGCTAAAAATTCTGCTCGTGAAGCAGAGTTACGTAAACGCCAAAAAGAGATCACCTTAGATGGTCTTAAATTGGGTACATTAAAGATTGATATGCCAGATACGGAAATCAAAACCAATAATGTAACGAAAAAGGTCTTTACTACCAATGAAAACGTAAAGGAAATCCGATTTGATAACTTCAATAAATCCTATAATGAAAAATTGATGCAAAAGGATATTCTAAATGTATTCAAATCCTTAAATGATAAACCGATTCCTGTCTATATCACATCTATCAGTAAAGAAGATACATCGACCGCAATGGATTTGAAAGAAACCTATACGGTTAAGATGGAAGATGCTAATCGAGTACGTCATAGTATTACAGTTGATATTCCTAAAATCTATGATAATAACTACATGTATCTCGGTGGGAATAGAAAACAGTTAGTCAATCAGCTATTACAAAAACCGATTGTAAAGATTAAACCTGATACAGTTCAAATCCGTACAGATTTTAAGAAAGTATTTATGTATCGTCGTGGTGATAACGTATCTCCTAAAATTGAATTATTTAAGAAGATCATTCTATCTCCAGAAAATGCTAAATACTTTAAAGTACGACGTGGTAATGGTACAGCGTTAAATGGTAATACAAAAACAACCATCGAATACGATTCCATTGCTAAAGATATTTTGGAATTGCAAGTACGTAAATTCCCATTAACCTTACGATTTGACCAAATGACTTACGCCGATCAAGTCAAACATGAATTGATTCCTGCTCCTAAAGATAGCAATGAGCTTAGAATTGGTACCAATGGTTCTGAATTACTGAGTGTAAATGCAGATGGTAACGCTGATGCGAATAGTGCCGATAGTATTATCGATATCTTTGTAGAATATTTCAATGATAAGATGAAAATGGATTTCTGGTCATTATCCAAAGGTGCTAAACCAGGTAAACAGTTCATGTATACCTATTGTATGATTATGGCTAAGAAAATTCCAACCATTATCTTACTTGGTTACTATGAAGGGTTAACTGCCATCTTACGTAGAGCCAACATTGAATTCCGTTTCTCTGATACGCAACCTAAAGGTATCGCTAAGAGTGAAGGGGTTATTCAATTCTCTGATGGGTATTTGATTTATAAACGAGAACCAATTCAATCCTCTTTACTATTGAATGGGTTAGCTATTTTCGATACAGTAGCGTATAAGTTCTCTGATTTTGATACAAAGGCTCCATATTTGGATATTATTGAATCTCAAACCGGTATGCGTTCGACTGCATCTGGTTATGATTCCTTCTATGATAATATGATAGATCCTATCACAAAACAAATCTTAGAACAAATGGGATACCCAACAGATTTTGTAGGTCTATTGATTGCTGCCAATACCTTATTGGCAGATAACTCCTATCATTCTGAAATTGATATGAGTCAATTCCGTGTTCGGAATAACGAAATTATCGCGGCTGTTCTATATAGTGTAGTATCTGAAGCATATACTAAATATAGACGTACCGCAATGAATAGAAACCCTATGAAGATTTCTATTCCAAAAAATGCTGTCATCAAAGAGATTATGGCATTGAATACCTTGGAAGACTATTCTATCATCAACCCAATCACTGAAAAAGAAAAGCTTCGTTCCATTTCTGCTAAAGGCCACTTTGGTATCAATATGGATAAAGCATATACACAAGAGAAACGTAGTTTTGATAAATCTATGACTGGATTGATGGCCATTTCCACATCTCCTGATGCTAACTGTGGTGTAGTACGGGAACTAACGATGGAACCTAAAATTATAGATAGTCGAGGCTTCATTGACGTTGACAAGCCAAATGAGGACATCAATGATGCCAATATGTTCTCCTATGCTGAAGCACTAACACCGTTGGGTGTAACTCGTGATGATAGTATTCGTACAGCTATGGCGACAAAACAATCGAAGCATATCATTCCAGTAGCAGATATGAGCCCAGTATTGATTTCATCTGGTATTGAAAAGACGTTACCATATACCATATCTAAAGATTTTGCTGTTAAGGCAGAAGATAATGGTGTGGTAGAATCTTTTGATAAGTCAACCGGAATGATGATTGTTAAATACAATAATGGGAATCATGAAGCTATCAACCTAAACCCAGTTGTGGTTAAGAATGGTGCTGGTGGTTTCTATCTCTCAAATAAACTAGATGCTAAAGTACAAGTGGGCGATAAGTTCTCTAAGAATGATATCTTAGCGATTAATGATACTTTCTTTGGTGATAATTTCGATGGACCTAAATTTAACATTGGTACATTGTGTAAAGTAGCCTGCTTATCATCCTTTGGTACATTTGAAGATAGTAAACTAGTCACTGAACAGTTATCTCATCGTTTATCTACTGAGATGGTTATGTGTAAGCATATTACATTAGGACCTAATGCTAACGTAGATCATATTGTTAAGAAAGGTCAATCGATTGAAGTAGGAGATACATTAATCAATTACGAACAATCGAATTCTGATGATGCAATGAATGAGTTACTATCATCGATCGGTCAAGACTTAGGTGAAGAAATCAAAAACTTAGGTAAATCAAGTTTAAAATCTAAGTACACTGGGGTGATTGAAGATATTCGTATCTATTGTACAGAAGAATTAGACAATCTTTCTCCATCGTTACAAGCGATTGTAGGTCCATACTGGAAAGAGATTGGTAAGAAAAAAGCTCTTGTTAAGAAATATAAGATTACTGACCCAACCTATTCTGGTAATACCTTCTATGAAATGGATAAACCAATTACTCCGAATGCTGATGGTAAGGTAAAAGGGTATACGATTGATAAGGGTGTCATTATCGAATTCTATATCAAGTTTAATGACCCAGTGGGTGTTGGTGATAAAGTCGTAGACTTTGCTGCCTTGAAAGGTGTTGTATCAGGTATTATCCCAAAAGGACAAGAACCTCATACAGTCGACTACCCAGATGAAGAAATATCTACCATATTCCCAGCTAACTCAGTATTATCTCGTAAAGTACCTTCTATTTTGATTACCATGTTTGGTAACAAGATGATTGTGGGGTTAACCCAACGACTTAAAGAGATTTACTTTGATAAAAAATAAAAAAATAAAGGTGTATAGCATTCTCCGCTATACACCTTTATTTCTTATGCTTGAATCAATTGCTCAACGAGTTCGATACTGTATGTGATTTTATGCCAAACCACTTTGTCTTTACTGATTGATACTGCGATTTCACGATTATTCAAGTTACCGGTTGTTTTGATGAACCATAACGTAAAACCACGACGATCCGTTGCTGTAAATTCAAGTTCAAATATACCAGTTAATGGGTTTACATTATAATCGGTAATATTCAATTTCGCATCAGGGTCAAAGTCTGGGATAAGTTTAGGAATACATTTGATGATATTACTAAACATTTGATTCTTTAAGAATCCACCAATGTTCAACACTTCTCCTATTTTAAACCCAGTCTTAATACCCGTTTTAGCCATTTCCATCATAAGTTCATTACCTCCCAATCTGTCATGAGATTCTTCTCTTCAGATTCTCTTACATACTCTGTAAATGTGTCACCGTCCAATAGCCCACTAATCGGGAAGGATTTAATCTTCTTATCCTTAGTCTTTCTAATGAACTTATCTAACTTATCTAATGTTTTAGCTGCCCGATAAGTTAAATCAAAATTAAACGTGTTCAATATAACGCGTTCTACGCTATACGTATCATAGCCCTTACCACAGGTTGATTTACATAGTTTATCTAGGTAGCACAACCAAAAAAGAATGTTGTAGTAAGTCATATTATCATGGTCATCGAAAAACTTGTATACGTTTTCTCGATTGACCTTCTGAAATACTTCAAGTAACTTCTTACGAAGCTTCTTGTCTTTGTATTTCTTACTTCTGCGTTCATTTAGCTTAAATAGCAAACGATCGCGTTCTAGTGACGAAATTGCCATGACAAAATCTCCTTTTCTAACTAAAAGAATTGTATCGATACACTATTATGATATATATTTGAAAAATGACATAGGAGTGCCCATGTGACCGAGGGGGATCACATGGGCGAATAGGAGATAAAAAATGAAAACAGTCTTTACTTATGGTTGGTTGTGGACAACCATAAGAACAACAGACATTGAAATCCTTTGTTGGTTATTATAAATTACTTATATGTATTCATTACTATAACGAAATTATGATAGACGGTAGTTATCCTCTAAGCTTGGGGATATGACAAAAACCAAACTTAGAGGATATACCATGTTGTTCGAAAGGAATTAGAATAAATAATAGTTGATTGAGTATCCATAACCCTGCAACAGCTTATGGAAATAATATTATTATTCTAACAATGTGTTGGTTGTATAATAAATAATTATAAAGGTGGTATGGCACAATATTGTAACGATACTATATGATAAGGAGATTGATATGAAATATTCTGTAGCCTTCTTGGTAGCAAATAATACTATGCTGTGTGATATGGTAGCAGCTCAATTTCAACCGGAATATGCTCATTTAGTATATCCTAAAAAAGAGAATTTCTTACGACCACGGGATGAATTGGATACGATTGTGACAAGTTGGTCTATTGATAGCGAAACCATGTGGGTTCTTAAAAAAGAAGACCTGGACCCAAACGCCATTAATTTGGTCATTGTACCATTTAGTGCCATCGCATTTACCACACTATTGGAACGTAGTCGTGAAGACCATGACATTTCATATACGATTATTGCTGTAAAAGAAAACGTGGGTACACAAGTGAGTGGTTATGAGTTATTTGATATGATCGTCGATACTAAATATCATATTGAAACAGACCTATTGGATGAATATCTAAGTGCACCAGGTTGTATGTTTACCGATAAACGATTTGATATCATTAAAACGATTTATGATGATGATAAAGTGTATAATATGAGTCGATATATTGATTATTTGCTACCAAAGAAACAAGTAAAGATGTATAGGGAATAACCCTATACATCTTTCTTTTTAAATTCCTAATCTATCTTTTAAGAATTCAGCATTTTTCATTAGGAAATCTTCACTTAAACTTCTAGTTTTTACAACCGCTAGAATATCAAGTTTATCTAGGAATCCTTGGTATACTAATTCATTAAGTAGTTCATTATGACTGGCGAGTTTCCAATCAATGTATTGACCATACTCCGCAGCATACTCCAAGTCAAAGTCTTGATAACGAGATACGGCTTTCCAGAACTCCTTAGCTTGACTCTCAGCAGGATTTACGCGATAGATTTCAGATAAAATGACTAGTAATTGTAATTCTAATTGCTGTTTATTCAATAGAATATTCCATACCATATGATCTCTATAGTTATAGATTACATTGGGTGATGTGATTTTACCATTGATACAGATATTAACCCAAGAGATTTTATCTTTGAAAAAATCGATGGTGTCAATAGAGATGAATGGATTGGTTGAGTATAGTTTCCAGTTAATATCATCTTCATGTTTCAATAAGAAACGAATTGACATGTTTTGGTACAGACTCACTTCATCTTTATCCAATTCATCCCAATGTTCATCCATATACTTCTCGGATAACAATTGGATTGGCTTTTCATTATTAACTTCGGTTAGATTGACTTTCATGGGATTCTCCTTATATTATTTGATTGGTTGTTTACCGCCCATAATAATACCTTTAGCTTCATCTTCATCAGTTAACGCATTGATTTGTAGTGCATAACCACGCATATCCATAGAACCTTTGAAGTATTTTTCTTGCAATTGACGAACAAACCGACGAACCTTAGACCCATTTCCGTCAATGTATTGATCATACATCTTCTTAGCGATTTCATAATCGCGTTGTACCAACTTTCTAGTTGTTGGAGGTGTATTAGGGTCATTGGCTAGTTTAAGTAAATCGTTCAATTGACGTTTAAACCGTGCTTGGTTTTCTGGATGAACGTCAACGTGATAAGCAAGAATCATTGGGAATGTGGATAATAAATAATTCATAGTACCAACTAATTTTTTGGAGCCACCAGAAGTTAATGTTTCAGCATCTTCAAATTTAGACATACCAGAAATCAAGTCAGGTCCAAATCCGTAGGCGGTGGCAAAACTATCGGCATATACTTCACTACCAATACCTTCCCAATCATCCTTCTTAAATTTAGACATCAACCATGTAATTGGTGCAATCATTGCTAATCCACAGATATTAAGAAGGCCTGTAATAGGGATATATTTGAATACTTGAAGTATTTTATCATTCAAGCGATCTATCCATGTACCACCATGTCGTTCTGCACCACCATTCAAAATATAAATTTCAGCTTTAACACTACCCGTAACATCATCAATCGCTTTATCATGTTCTCTAGCCATAGCTTCAGTTTCTTCTACAATGGCTTGACCTACATAATCAGCAAACCAAGCTTTTTCAGCCATTTCAAAGTTATGACCGATTTCATGAAGGATAACTGCCATGATTTCAGAACCACTCATGATAGCAAACAATTGAGAATATACAACAACGAATGCTACATATTGTTTATTTTTATCAATAAAGCGTTTACCGTGTTTAGTAGGTAAGTCTGGTAATTTAGCCAATGTTCTACGACTAAATTTAGATCTAACTAATGTGAACGCATTAGCATCTTTTGTAGAGTAGATGGCTAAATCCATCTTAGCAAAATTAAATTCTTTTTCTAACAACTTAGCCACTTTAGCAATGCGTGGATCTTTATTGATATTCATTTTATAGGCTGCTTGAATCTTAGGAATGTTACCCGCACCTTCACCAGCAGTTCTAGCAACATCGGCAATGATACTATCTAACAATGCCGTTGCATTGATAAGGTTAGTGGTTTTACCAACATACCCTTCTTCAACAGGTTCTAATTTAGCAGATAATCGTTCAGCTACTGCTTCCGCTACTGTATCATCATAATAACGACTAATAAATTCATTCATTTTCATTACCTACGTTTCTTTTAACTAAGCTCACATCATATAATAGTTTATTTGATATCGTATATTTGATATCTTTCGCATAGAAATCTTCAATTCCATCAATTGATTTAATGAATTGATTCGTTAATCTACACGTAATAACACGTTCCCATTCTACACTAGGTAATGGGAAAGTATATCGACCCAAGAAACCTAAATCAATACCAGGAGCGACTGATAGAAAATAGATTAAACATGGGGAGTTAATAATACTCGATAGACCAACTCTACCGATAATTTGACCTTTTTTAACTTGGTCACCTACTTTGAGTTTAGAGGAGTATTTCTTTAAGTTACAATAATTGGAACGAATGACGTCGTTGTGCTTAATAGAAATATAATTACCTCTATAATCATTAGGATTGTGAGCTAAACGGCTCAAGAAGTTCGTATTACGATACACTCGATCTTCATATGAACCCATATCAATGGATTCTACCACACCATCCGCTGTTGCACGAACAGGGTGATTGAATAAGATATATTCATAGGGTGAAATAATGACATGAGATGTATCGGTAAACGAATTGATTCGTTTATCTCGTAATTGGGTAAATCCTTTAAAGTTCAATGGTTGTACACCATAGAATTGGATACCACTGAGATATTCTGCAAAGGCAGATAATGTTAAATATGACAGTTTAGATCTAGCTAATACATAAGAAGCTAATCCTGTCATAAGCTGGAATTGATTATAGTATTTCGAAGCTTGTGGGTTAACAGACAATAAATGGAATTCAGGCTCTCTGAATCCCCATATTGGTAACGACATACTCTTCGGGATTACTTGCATCAATTCCGATACAGTATTAATTATATTCATTGTAAAAACCTCTCTTACTATAAGATCAGTCCATTAATTGTTTGTGGAGTTATTTAGGAGCTTATAAACAGTAAAATAACCAAGAAAAACTAACTATGTAAAACCGGAGGTTATATATGATTACTAGCGTAATTCTAGCAAATATATATCCCAAAGTAGAGCAAGCCTTCACTAGTAAAGAGACCCAACGTAAATTTTCAGCGATTGTTGCATCCTATGTGGATCGCAATGTGAATCGCCTTTCCACAGCAGGTCCTAGTAAACGTACTCTATTTTCAGATATGGAACGGAATAAGGTATATGACCTTATTGATTTCGATCCAAAAATATGTAAAGCGATTGTTAAGCAATCGAATTATATTAAAGCTAGTTGGAAAATCGTTAATGACCCATTTAATTTAGTAATGATGATGATTCTTCGTTATGCTAAGTTGAATAAGTTAGACCAAATTAACCAATTAGCAGTTACCTACCTAACCTTATCGATGTATCCATCATTACATTACAAGTACTTTAAATTTGAACCAAATGAAGCAATTATGCAATATACCATTAATAATCTATCCAATAAGTTCAAAGTTAAGCAGGTAGGGAATATTCTACAAGCATTGGTTGATACGACAGCATTAGCAGATAAAACGTATGATAAAAATATCCGTCATGCTAATGATAAGGAATTGACAGACTATATCAATGCTTATAAAACTAGATTAAACTCATTGATTAAAAAGATTCGTGATGCGTTTGAGAAAGATTATCGTAGTGGTAATTATATGAACACAGAGCGAGATAATGAAGATGAAAACGATTTTAAAACATCGGATAGTAACTCATTATTGATTCAACGCATCGTTGACCAAGTCGTATTGAAACTATCGGTTAATGGACCCGATAGTCGTATAGTTGATATTTCGGCTAAGATGAATCAAGTGTCCGTTAATGAAACTAGAAATACACTCAACCAATTAACGCAAAACAAAGATGAAAGTATAAATATTCGAGCATTGTGTGAGTCTATATTGTATCTATATTTATTTAATGGTGAAAACCATGTGAATGACTTAAATGGTAGTAAATTCTTAACATTCTGCTTAGCAGTCTATAAGAAATCCAATACCAATGATGAAAATGTCATCAAGGTTAAAAGTATTTTGGATACATGGATTGAGAAGTATTCGGAAACCTACCGAAAAACACAACGTGTTGCTACACTCAATAACTTTAGACGAGCACTATACACATTCTTCGTATTTACATTGCAACGTACTAAGTAAGATAGAAGGGAGATATGCATTAGCCTATCTCTCTTTTATTTATATATTATTTATACGATAAAGGTTTTCATGAGACCTTTTTGTATTCTTTTATTTTTTAAGGAGGATTATATAATGCATTATTCCTTTACAAAGAAAGAGCTTGAGTTAAAACGAGCTGACATCGTTCCTGTTCGTGATATGGTATGTGTTGGAAAAACATATGCCCCTGACCATATTACTCAATATATGGCAATGGATTTATCCGATTCGGAACAAGACACTGTTCTATTAGTTATCGAAGACATCGATAAAGAAACAGGTAGATGTACAAATCGTACATCTCAAAAGTTAGAAGATGTTGCGATTGCTTCTGTTGATTTACAAACAGGTACTGAATACTACTTATTCAACGTAACAAACTTCACAGCAGAAGAACTTGATGAATCTCGTCAATTACGATTCAGTGCGTATGATGGACGTGGTAATCAACATATCCGCATGGATATTCTACCAGATGAACCAGACACACCGATGGATGGTGGTGATGGTGTAACCATTACAGTTGATCCAGAAGGTAATCGTGAAATTCGTGTAGAAGAACTAGAAGTTGAGACTCCAACTAATGAACCTGATGACACTAAGTATACAGTAGTAGAAGGGAAATGGGACACTACTGAATCTGATGATTCTGAAATCTCCGACACAAATACAGTTGAAGAAGATAAGATCATCACTGCTAAGGTAGAAGACCAATTAAGAACTTCAGTGTATCAGCCACGTTCGTTGATGGATTTAGAAGAAGAAGAAAATTCTAAAGAACACAAACAACCTGTTGTTGAGCAACCAAAAAGAAATCGAATTGACCCTAAGAATATTCGATTCGAACGTAATGAAAAACGTGAAGATTCACAAAAAGTGAATAAGATTCATTACAATAACAAAGGTAAGCAACAACAACCAAAAGAACGCAATAACCAACAACGTCCACGTCAAGACAAACCGCAACACCAATCCATTTTCCGCTCTGGTGAACGGAGAAACCCAATGATTGACAGTGATGCCAATAATGAAATGGGTGAAATCTTTAATAACATCTTACGGAATCGATAAGGTGTTATGACAATAGAGGCGGTGTATTCCGCCTCTATTTTTTTTATCATCGGAGGGACCTATGAGTACAGAAACCTATTTAGATATCATTGAGGTCGATAATTTAATGATGACTCTACCATTAGATCCAATGCGAGCATTTATCCAAGAGATGGGACCTGCATCGTATAAGGAATGGGTTGATTTTATGATGTTAAAATTCTTATGTTTAGAATACAATGTAATATCGGATCAACTTAGACCAGAGTATCTATCCTTAGATACACAGGATAAAATGAAGGGTAAGTTAATATCCTATTTAAAAGCTTCCTACGGACTCGATCAATCAGACATTAACCAACTACGATTGGTTGATAGTCTTATCACATATTGTGTTGAGACATTATTCCCAGAATTAATGGACTCAACTGGTGTATTCGAAGAGTCAACAATGTTAATTGGTGGTCGTAGAATGACCTACTCGCAAGCACTTCAGTTCTTACATGACGCTAAAGTTCCTGAAGAGGTCGTAGAGTAATAATTCCTTTCTTCGACATAGCTATAATCGCATACTAAGAAAAGGTGGTGATTACCCAATGGCTATTACTAAGGAGAAACGTAAAGAAATGGAAGAGTTAATCTATAAATTCTTTGCGACAATCGATCCAAGTAAAGTCAATGCAGAGAACTATAAGTCATTCTTTGGTAAAATGAGTGACACCCAGTTCGATACATTTTTTAAGAAACTCTTCATGTCGAAGAGTCCCTATCTACCACTCGATGTTGTTATTTTCGAGCGGGATTTAGATATGGCTAATATCGAGAAAGCTTCTAAATTGCTCGATATTCCATTATACGAATACGTCGTTTTACCATTCTTTAGCGAGGATAAATCAAACCCTATTGTCACACCGTACAAAGTACCAGTTGGGTATATTCATGAAAAACGTGTACAACAAACAGCACGTAAAAAGAATACTACATCCATTGATATTACGGCACGTGATACAAAAACAGGTCAGGTTATCAATGAAGATAAAAATGGTCGTCAAGCCATTGAAGAAAACTATTGTCTTATGACCTATGGGGCATCCAATGCTGTTAAAGAATTTATGTCATTCCGTGCGGATGATATGGTTATGAAAGAAGAAGCCTATAGTCAAATTAGACGTAAAGGGTATTTATCGATGGAAGAATTAAGCGATAACGTTGAAAACAAAGTTGCCTTAAATACATTCGATGTCTATACCATTTCCATGGGATTGAAAACCAATCTCGTTACAGAAGGTTACCTTCTAAAGGGAACACTTAAATAATACTTTTTTCTAGTAAGGAGTGACTCTTATGCCAGAAAAAGACACAGAAATGTGCATTGTTACAGAAATCGGTACATTCGGTAGTATGTCGATCCCAGATCCAACCGCTACTCCTGTTACTGAACTCTTTAACACTACTAAAGACGAAAGTCTTAAAAAATATTTAAAAGAAAATATGATGAATACAGACGGAGGTAAAGACTAATGAGTTTTGTTTCTCATCAAGCTCCTAATGGTTTGGAATACTTCATCGAAGCAGACCAAGCTAAAGGTTTAACTGTACTTGTACCTAGTAAAGGTATTTTTAAATTAGATGCAGCTGCCGCTAAAAAATTGGTAAACTTCCCTTATCAATTCGAATTCTTAGCAGCGTTATCTTCTTACCGTAAAGCAGCTAATGGTGCTGGTAAACCAGTTCATACTCATATTCAAAATGATACAGATAAAACTATCTCTGTATTCGACTTCTTGATTATGGATGCTGCTGGTCAAAACGTAGCCGCTACTGTTAAAGTAGTTAACACTGAAAATGCAGAAGTAACTTCTGAAATCGAAGTAACTCCTAAAACTATGAGTGCTATCGTGTATGAATTGGCTAAAGCTGGTATCAAATCCACTGTAAAACAATACGCTGGTGTCGTATCCGTTGACGCTCTTCCTTCTGAAACAGCATTCAGCAAATCCGCATTCTATCATGTAAAAGAAGATGGTAAAGTGTATAAATTGAATGATGCTGAAGATGGTTTTGAAGAAGTAACGGATCCAATTGTTGAAGTAGAAGAACTTCCAGCAACGGAAATCACTGCTAAACAAAACGTATTGTACTTCTTGAACCACCCAACTAAGAAAGCTGACCGTGGTTTCTTCGAATATAATGGTACATCTTTCATTAAAGCTGACTATGTTGGCGTAAAAGAAATTGCTCGTTTACCTAAAGAAGAAGATATCGAAGATCATTTGATCTATGTAGTCACTAAAGATATCAAACAAAAAGACAAACCAGAAGTAAAAGCTGGTACAATCTATGTTGGTAAAGAACAAGCATTGGAAGAAAAAACACTTAAGATTGAAGAAGTATCTGAATTACCTAACTTGGTAGTGGCTAAAGAAGGTACTATCTATGGTGTTAACGGCGTATACCGTAAATTTACTTCCGGTGAATTCGGTCCTATCGTTGCTAAAGCTGTTGTTGCATTAGACGCTAAACCAGACTTCGCTAAAGTTGGTTTAACTGTAAATCCTGAAGTGATTTATGTATTGAATAAACAAGTAGACTCCACTCATTTAGTGGGTTCCAAATGGGTATTTGATACAACAACAAAAGCTTTCAAAGCATATGACCCAGAAGAAGCAGCTCCAGCTGCAGCACCTGCATCCTCCACTACAGGAACACCTGGTGTCGGTGCATAATAAAATTTTATAATTGGGGTAACTAATAGTTAGGGACTTTCTATCTTTAACAAGGGGATGGATTTCCTGAACTACTCCTACTGGAACCTAATCCAGAAACACACGTTAATAAGAGATACAACCGTTTGGTTGTATCTCTTATTTTCTTTTTTTTAGATAAGAATGTCATTAACATCGATTTCAGAAATTTTAACAGAACTATCATGGAATGTTTTCATTAATAGTTTTAGTAAACTTGAACCGATAGCAGATGTTGACATCCCGATGTTCTCAATACCTAGGCGATAATATAAATCACCTGCACATTTAGAACACAATTTATCTCCTACGCAATACAGAGGAGATCGTAAATTAACTACCTTACCAATGTACGATTTAATATTAGAGTTATCTAACATTATCAGTTTATTACCTTCTACAATGTATCTATACATTAGTTTCTGATAGTTCTTTTTAGTAATTAGCGTTTTTCGATACGCCTTCGTACCACAGTCCGAACCACGTTTATCTAACACGGCTGATTGATAAGCAGCAAAGAATTTTTTAGTAGCGTAACCTGCTACGGCTGTACCGATGGCTTTAGGATAGGCACCATTAACTACCTCTGTACCATAGGAAGGAACATCATCCTTCTCTAACCCTTCCATATAGGAACGTTTAATGATTTGGTAACCACCAGTGTTTGGGTTATACACAGGGCCTCGAGTTAAGAAAAGGTTTTTATAGTTATTTTCAAAACTACCACGAGCACCTGATGTATATAACGTCAAACCAATGTCATCCTTCAATTCTTCTTTAGTCATATCGATAAGCTGTTTTTCTATTTTATTAGCAACAACAGCATCACCTTTAGCTAGCGCTTCTTTATTTTCTTCATATAGTTTATCACGAATTTTCATAACTTTGGCAAGATTTTTCGTCGTACCTTCAGTGAATGATGGTGCTACGTTTGTATGAATAGTATTACCTAACCATTGCAATCGATTGAAGTACTGACACATATCTTCAGCTGTGATATGTCCATCAAGAAGAGCTTTTGATAACTCATCACTTTCAATACTACCTAGTTTGCCATTGGTGATTGGTTCGGCAATATACCCTAACACTTTTTGAATATTCGGGATAGCTTCATATAAATACTTATTAACGAGTAATTGACCAACATTAGTTTCTACTTTAGTTGTATTCACATACTCATTTGGTTTAAGTGTAAACTTATCTTGGAAGTTAAACTTAGGCTCAGTCATCTTTTTCATAACTGGATCATAATGACGAGAACAATTTTCATCAAACCATTGTTTGGTCAATTGATCTGGCTTTAATGATAAAAGATAGGCTTTATTAGTCTCTGTAATCATATAATTCACCTATTTTCTCATATACAAATATTGGTCATCATCTTTATATGACGTCCAACCATCACTTTTATATAGTGATATAGCAGCACTGTTTGTTTTATCGATTGTGAGTTGACTACAACCATGCTTAGTGGTAGCAATCTTTAATAGTTGACGGGCTACTCCCATTCTACGATAATCATCATGTACCCATAATGCTTGTAAACCATGGGTGGATTGTTGTACATTGACAATACCAACCAGTTCACCTTCATAGTACAGTACAGTACCTTGATGATCATCATCTACCTTAATCTTATTGATGAAGTCATTCACTGATTTATAGTCTTTGATGAAAGCTTTATCAATTGCTTTTGGTTTAAATAGGTAGCGTGGACAAGTAGCCTCGGTTACTTTTTTGGGTCATAATATTTAGCTACCGCTTCATTGAAATATTTTACTACCAATTCCAATAGATGGTTACATAGTGTTTCGTATTTTTTGTAAACTGTTTTAGAAATCGCTTCGATTTCATCTACATGTTTTAAAATAGGATGCCATTCTTTTGGGATTTTGGCATAGTGTCTATCAATGACTATATTATCAGCGGTGTTTTTATCCATACCATCTTCTACTAATAATCTGATAATACTGGACTCAATGAGTCCAGATGTGCCAGCTTCTCGTAGAGATTCGGATAGAACTGCATCAATTGTTAACATAGCATCTTTAGGACCTGTGTAACTGTATTGGTTACGTTGTTTCAATACTTCAATCAACGGCACTTTTCGCAATCGACTACCACCATCGAAAATTTCTTTATCAAAGAACTTCTCAAGTTCAGGGATAGTAATTTTAGCCTTTTTAAGACACGCTATTGCTTTCTTAGCATTACGTTCTTTAATAGCATCTCTAACATCATGGAGAGGATATACGAATCGTCTATCAAAATGATCATCGATTGTATCACCATAATCTTCATGGAATTTAACGAAGTCTACTTCGTCTTGGATATCTTTAGATAAGATAACCTTTAGTTTATAGGTATCCGTTTTAAATAACTTATGTATTTTATCTACGATTCCCATTATACTAACTCCTTTATAGAATAGAAAATGCGGATATAAGAAATTAATCTTATAACCGCAATAGTTGTGATTAGTTAGTGTAAATACGGTATGTGAAGTTAATTTCTTTAGTGTTTGTCAATGGTTCATTATCCAAATTTAATTTGGAGAACATTTTTACGTTTACATAGTCGAATTTACCAGGAGCAATTTCCACACGTTTACCTGTGAAAAGTGCGATAGTGTTGATACGAGATAATTGGATATTACCATTTACGTCGAACCATTCACGAACGTCTTTTTTAGTGAGTTTCAAATGCATTTCTACGAAAGCTTCGATAAGATCACGACGAGACGTATTGTGAACATCAGATTCTACTTCAGAACCATCTTCACCTTCTTCACCATCTTTCCACAATATTTTGATTTGTGGTTTTTGTTCGAAGCCTTTAAGGTAGTATGCGAATAAACCATCGGAATGACGTTCTTCCATCATATGGTATTTAGCAGCATCATCACCACTCAATGGAGTTTGTACGACACGGAATGGAATCATTTCATCACGTTGACCATTTTGACCAACTTCACGTTCATAGAAATTGACTGGACGAATAGAACCAAATGCATCACCAGAACCACCGATACCAACACCCCAAAGGCATACGATATCATCTTGTGTTAATGGATTAGGATCAACACCCACGTTGGAGTTGATATCCATAATTTCATTGATAGTGGCTATTTGTAATGGAGAGCGGATACCCCACATTTTTTCCATTACTGTAATGGCACCACCAAGTACTGTTTCATTGTGCTCATTAGTAAACAACACATTGCCGAATTCATCAGTAGCACTGATTTCTGTACGGAATGTTTTAGGTTGTTTAGTTGCAGGAGCAGAGAACTGTTCTTTCAAAACATCAACTGTACCGATACGATCGGAGAGTTTTTTGTTAACAATATTACTCATTACTGAATTCTCCTTTTACTAGTTAACTATAGTGTTTCTTAATCGTGTGTTTAAACTGTATATTGTCTTTAGATACTAGTTGTTTACCAGTATCAGATATTTTAGTTGCAGTTCCTAACGAACTCTTCAAAGGAGCTTCTGTAATAGGATACACACTGTTGTCAATAATAGATTCTACTGTATTGTTTTTTGGGTTAAATCTTTCAATATGACGCAAATCACTTAAGAATCTACGATCTTTGAATGCATAATCACTAGCAAAATATGGCATGAGTGTTTTAACTACCATACCGCTTCGTAGCAATTTATCTTTCGTCATACTATGATCATCGAATAATTCTTGGAAATCCTTAAAGCTAAAGTTAGCTGGATCATCATTGGTTAACCGATGTTTATTCTTCATATGTAATGGGAAGCGATCCTTCAAGTAGGTTACTGAAGAATACACATACCATTCCATTAGATAGGCGGTTAATTTTTGATAGATAGTAACCTTTTCTTCTTCTTGGATGTGGTCGAATAGGTCAAGTTTGTTATTGACGATAACGTCAGCGATAAAGTTACGTACTACCACTTCACTCAATGGGAATTTCTCACGGAAAGACTTATCTTTGATATAGTGTAATAGCTCAGAGATGTCTAACATATCACCTGCGGAATCTTTTAAGTCGATATCTTTAGATGTGCTAATGATATCATAGAATTGCATAGCGAAATGGTCATCTAATTGCATATCTTTCCAGATGAAGTGGATTCTATCTGTAAAGTGAATGAAGTCTTTAACTAATTGCCAAGACCATGTACGATACTCTTCAGTGAACTTAATTTTATCATCATATTTATTCGTTACCGTAATCATAGAAATACAATCATCGTAGATATATTGTAACGCTTTACGATCCTCAATCGTCATATTCACTTCCATACCCTTGAGTTTATCAAGGATTTTAAGCATATTGAAATGCGGATCATCTAATACGTATACAAGGTCAGAGAATGCGTCAGATACGGTATACGATTTAAACTCATTGACCAACTTCTCAACCATCTTAATCAAATCAGTCTTCTCATTTAGACTACTAATGAATTGGAATTCATCATCTAACGAGGATAGTTTATGTAAGATATAGTTGATTAGGTCATCTAAGTCTTTACGTTTACCACGGATATCATTAAAGATATTCCATAGGTCTGGACGTAGATCTCTCAATAAATCTTCATAACTCGTTGCATATTCACCATTTGGTTTCTTATATAACTCTTTAACATCCTCTGTGATAAGTAGAGAGTCATAGAGTTTCTTATAACACTCATAGGTTTCCAAATCTTTAGTCAATCGCATACGTTCATCGATAAACTTACGTAAACCATTGATGTTACGATACACATCATCAACATCATTGATAGTTGGTGTATGAATCTTAGTAAAGAACTTAAGAATTTCAGGGTCAATGCGTTTAGAGCAAGCCCCTTTACCATATAATAAGTCATCACGAATCTTAGGGATATCCCCTTTGAAGTTGAACCCATATACATTGGCAATTTGATATCCTTTAAGAGGGATCTCACCACGTAGACCAAACTTATTAGCGACTAATGTGCATAAGAAAATGACCAACTCATATAGGTTAACATAATCGGGACTTAAACGAGGGAGTTTCATTTTCAACTTATCCATCTCATCTTGATTATCGATACACATACGAATGGTGTAAGTAGATTCATAGAACGTCTTAGTCATACTATAAATCAAGTCGATTGACATGTATTTCGTGATAATAGAGTTGAAGTTATTATGACAAATCTTTTCCATTAAGTCAGAATCGTTAATCCAATATGGATCACCATCGGTAATGGCATGATAATCTACTTTGTTATCTGGATTAGCAATCGCAGCAGCAGGATCCATATCACGAATGTTAACACGTTGGAACCATACATTCCATGTATTTTCACAATCGATGACTTCTTTAGGATTTCCTTCTTCATCAACGATGGTCTTATACTTGATAACAGGATTATCATTCGTATCTCGTTTATAGTCTTTCACCAAGTAATACTTGTATACATTAACCTTGATGAAGTTGAAGATATTGGAAATATCATAAATGACCTGGTTAGAGGATTTCACTTGTAACATCAAGTTCAAATCCTTAGCAATAATTCGTTGGTATAATACGGCAATCTCTTCAAAGTAAGGCATATTATATCCTTCGAATAGGTATCGAATCAATGAGTCATCATAGAACTCACGAGTGATACCTTGTTTAAAGATGTTAGCGATGAATCGTTGGATAGCGATAATCATGATTAAGAATCCCATGAATTCATCGTAATATTCAAACATCTTGTTGTCTTCTTGGGTATATAAACCCATCATGACATAGTCACGAGCTTCATTATAGAACTTAACAAAGTCGTTAGAGATATACTCTATGTCTGATGGTAATACATATAGTAATTCATAGTTTCTAGCAGTCCTAGCTGTATGATATGGTATAGCGTAGCCACCTAAAAACTTTAAATATGGTTTATCGGGGTGCTTCGCGATCAGTTCATCGGCTATACCACTAGTTGTTACTAAGTGAGCTAATTGAGGATCCAATTCATGCACTGGTACATTCGTGGGAATCCCAAAACGGTTCTCCGGAACGTAGACAAAATCGGTATCTTCCATGTCTGGTTCACCATGTAACATACGATAGTAGTTATTATGTTCTTCAAAGGAGCCAATGATTAAGTTCTTTTGAAGTTGAACGACCCTATCTCTATATTGAGGAGGGATATTTTCTTTATCTTGTTGGCATTTCGTCAATAAGAGACGATCGATTCCCGCTTTAACAAGAACGCTGCGTTCAAACGTAATATACGAATCCCAGTAGTCACCAGTTTCAATGGCTGCCACATAGGCATCGCCCATTAACTTAGTATTCTTGGTTTCATATTTTTTTGCTTGTTTACTCTGTTTGATAACAGCAGACCGAATAATTTTTCGTAATTGTAACAGGAATGTGTCCATGTCTATACCATTATATAGCATAGCTGTACCATCCTTTCTAAATACATAGTTATTGTACTTAAATAGATGTCAAATTAACCAAAAAAAAAAGAGGAACGGAAAGTTCCTCTTTTTCTTATTACTTACGAACCACTTTGATAATAGTATCACCCTTACGAACAGGAATGACTTTCTTACCAGGATGGTTACGAGTGAGTTCTGGGAATTCATCAGCTGATACATCGAAGATGTCAGTTTTCAATAAGACTCTGAATTCACAGAAATCATTACACCCAATAACGAAGGCTAAATGTTCACCTTTACCTAAACTAATCAACTTGAGAACTTGACCACGTCGATCAGATTTAGCAAACGTATCTAATGTACACCGTTTACCATTACCTTTATCGGTTAAGATAAGCATTTGGTCATCACTATTGGTAATACGAGCAATACCAACCACTTCGTCATTTGGTGCTAAATCAATACCGATGACACCACGGCTCATTCGATTTGTTTCCGTAAATGTACCTGTATCAAAGCGTAGACCATTACCTTGTTTTGTATAGGCAATGATATCCATAGCATCTTTACCTTTAAGTACAGATACTAACTCATCATCTTTATTAAGGATGATACTAGCTACTGATGTTCGGAATGGATATTTGGAACAAGATGTTTTCTTGATAATACCCTTCTTGGTAATGAATGTGAATGCTTCATTGGATTTCACAGCATCTTTTGTAAAGATAGCGACTACGTCGCCATTGATATTTACATATTTACTTAAAGCTTCACCATATGATTTCTTATCAGATGCTCGAATTTCACCAACTTCTAAGGCATGCACATAGCCTTTACGGTCGAAGAAGATTAAACTATCTAAGTTATTAGCATGAACAATCTCTACTGGTTCATCACCTTGTGCTAACTCACCAATGGATTTTACATTGTCAAGTAATTTCTTAACATAGCCATTCTTAGTGAACACGATGAGATGTTCAGTATCACTATACTTGGCATCATTTTTAGCTTTCACCACTCGAGATAATCTAGGTTTACCATATTTAGCAATACCCTTTTCAAGTTCTGCGATAATGACCTTATCCAATTTCTTAGGTTTAGTAATCAACTCTTCACAGACTTTAATTTCATCCAGAGCATCTTTCAATCGTTCTTTGAAACGTTTCAATGCGGATTTACTGAATTCACTCATCCGAAGATTGATGATTTTGTTAGCTTGTACGGTTGTTAAGGCATAATCCTTATTAAGCATCTTAATCAATTTATCATCTTCTGATTTCTTAATCATTTTCATGATTTTCTCAGCTTTACCTGGCGTTTCAATGATATCGATTAATACTTCGGTAATATACACCAACTCTTTCAATTTAACTAATCGAATGGTGTACACTTTACGTTTAAACAATCGACGATTCATAATCCAGCTATGGATGATTTCTCGAAGGTTAAAGAGTTTAACCACGTAGTTATCAACGAAGTTCATTTGTGTTGGGAATGAACTTTCTAACCCTGTCTTAGCATATAAGAACATCTTCATTTGATGTAAGTCTACTTCTTTAGCAAACTCAAGAATGAGATAGACTGACTCAGCATCGGATGCATCATTAATTCGTTTTAGACCAGGGAGTTGTTTACTTTTACTGAATTCTGCAATCTTTGCAATCACAGATTCAATTTTAGTTTTGTATGGGAGAGATGTGATAGTTAATGTGTGTTCATCTGGATCCTCTATAATCGTCGAACGCATCTTGAATACACCTTTACCGGTTTCACAAATCTCACCAAATTGACCTTCATCAATAATATCACATCGAGATGGAATATCTGGAATGAGATATGGATGATAGTCTGGATCTTTAATACATTTGATAACTTCTTCAAATGCTTCTACCAGGTTAAAGGATGGTACATACGTAGCCATACTGAATGTAAACCCAGTAGATGGTTTCAATAACATATTTGGATATTTAGCTGCCAATGATAATGGTTCCATAAGGTCCTGATTATACGTTGGGGCCATATCCATTACTTTATCATCCCATTCGCTAAAGAAACAATCATACGCAAAATCAGATACACGACCCGTAATATACCGAGCACTTGCTGATGGACTACCAGCAATCTGACCATTGTTACCACCGATTGTCATCAGTGGATATGGGACTTCCCAGTCTTTTCCAAGACCAGTAATTACATTTTCTACAGAGGAATCACCATGAGGGTGAATCTTGATAACGTCACCAATCAATGACAATACTTTTGTCATCTTCTTAGTAGCACCTGCTATCTTAGCAGTTGCATACAATACACGACGTTCAACTGGTTTTAATCCATCTGTAATATCTGGGATAGCACGTGCTAATACAACGTTAGTGCCGTATTTATACATCCCATCTTCATTGTAAGCACCAATATTTTCTTCAACGACACCACGATTATTGGTGTATAAAGACATATCGGTGATTTTACCACTAAACTTCTTCTTTGTCTTTTTCGCCATTACGTTCTCTCCACTGTTCCCTTAATATGAAATACTGCTGAGATTCTTCCATTTCCTTGGTTTCAAGATATAGATATAATCCACCTAGAGCACTAACCAGTAGAATTACGATAATAATAGCAACAATTTCTGGTAGTTCCATACTGATGCACCTCCTATTCATAAAACCCATTATGTGATTTTTTGTGTTGTATACTTTTTGTGTGTTGGTAACTACCTATCGATAGTACCAACAGCACAACTAGTAGTATTATTACAGGTATAACCATAATTAGTTATCCAAATCATCACGATTGAATTTATGACTATTATCAATCATAAATGCTTTACGAAGTTTTGTATTTGGACCATGTAATACTTTAACAGTATCCAATTCACGTTCCAAGTCATCAATCGTTAACCGAATCAATTCACGGTTAGCTGGATTCAATGTAGTTTCCCACATGATAGTCTTATCCAACTCACCCAACCCTTTTATCCGTTCTTCGATTGGTGGTAAATACTTTTTCGTTTCACGGAAGAACATACCTAAGCTGGTGTAGACTTTCCCACCATCTTTGGTTTCCATAGTATAATATATATCGGAATGATTAGCTTCTTTAATGAACTTCAGTAAGCGAGATGCTTTATTGAAGAATGCTATATCAACCAATAGATATTGGTATATGCCATTAATAGAACCTTGGATAACCCCAGTTTTAGCATCATACACTAATTCAGGGAAACGCTTCTTTAATTGACTATTGAAGGTTTTGGTTTGACCATACAATAGTGTGAACTCAATAAGTTCTGGGTTTGTATAGAAGTATTGAGCTAGTGGTTCAAGCTCCAATAGGTAATCGGAATTGATGTTAATTAACTCATGCATTTCATTGTTGGATAGTTTGTGACCTTTACTATTCGTAAGAGTTACATTCTCAACTACGTTATCAGCGAATAACTTATAGTAATCCACCTTAGATAGGATATACTTATGCTTATGGTCTTTCAAGATGTATAATGGAGCTTTCGCTTTGTATAACATACCTTGTTGCACAAGCTCTGGCATAAAGCATAAGAAGAATGTGGATAATAACGAAGTCATATTATAGCCGTCGATATCTGAATCGACGAAGATAATGATTTTATCAAACTTCGATTTACTTAAGTCAAATTCTTTACCAATACCAGTACCAATGATTTTAGTTAACGCTTTTAGTTCTTCATTTTTAAGAACCTTAGCTAACGGTTCACCATAGGTATTCATTGGATTACCTTTGATTTTAAATACGGCTTGTGTCATAGGATCACGAACAGCAGTTACGCCACCTTTCGCAGAATCCCCTTCGACTATGAATAGTTCCTTGTATCCTTTACCAATCGCTGGACTATAACCACTCATAACGGATTCTTCTAAGGAATCCATTGGTTTATAATCAGATTTACGGATCTTAGAAACTTCAAGTCTTGCACGAGCATTTTTCTTAATATAGGTAGCAATCTTCTTAGCTTCAGACGCATGTGATTTCATATACTTCATGACAGCATCGTAGACTGCATCACGAATCTCTTTTCCTAACTCCCGATTACCAACCGCTTCTTTAGTTTGGTTTGTAAACTGTGGGTTATTATGGAATACGAAGATTTCAGTACATAGACCCAAACGAATATCTTCAAATGTGATATTCCACTTTTTCTTTTCGTTATCGGTCATGTACTCTTGGGTAATCTTAGACATAGCTTGACAATAGCCAGTCTTAGCACCATTCACATGTTCACCATGTTGAATCGTTTTAACCCAGTTACAGAATGAGAGTGTATTATACCCATCCGTGTTATCATTCTCATCATAATTGAAACACACTTGAATATTCGGTTCCTTAATTTTAAAATGAATCGTGGGATTCATAAGTGGTTTCTTAATCGTGGAATCGAGAAGTTCAACTGGACCATTCTTATGTTTTAACTTAATGGCTTTCTTCTCGTCCCCTTTTTTCTTAATCGCTGAGTAGTAGATCGTTTTACTACTTGGCATAAAGTATGAAGTTGTATTGATCCATTCGAACAATTCACCTTCATCAATATTACATTTACCAAGGTATTTGGCACTTGGTACGAAGATAACTTCTGTACCATGTAACTCCTTGGATACATTTTCATATATAGGCTCACCTCTGAGTCGACCATCGACAAATGCAAAGGTACCTCGTTTACCATCACGTGTAATAATCAACGTGAGGTATTCAGATAAGGCATTGATAGCCGTTAAACCAACACCATTTTCCCCAGCTTTAAACGATACTTCAGCACCTTCTTTTGTTTTATCAAAATTGGAACTGGATTGTAACTGGGATACAACATCAATAACGTGTTGGAATGGTATACCCCGACCATCATCTTTTACTGTTAATTTATTAGCTTTTACATCGAAAGCGATGTGGATATTCTTACAAGGGGAATAGGGTGACATAGATTCATCAATTGCATTATTGATTAATTCTTTACATAGATGCAAGGCACCTCTCTCACCTATATAAGAGATATACATAGTCGGCTTCTCACGAAGACGCTCAAGGTCATCTCTGATGACAGTTATGTTATCATCTTTAAACTTTGCCATAATCTTAAATGGACCTCCTAGTATAAATAACAAATACTAATTTGTCTATTTGCGTATTATCTTTAATGGTCTGTACTAGTATACAGGCATTAAAAAAATAAGGTAGCAAGCTACCTTATTTTTTATATTAGTCATTGATGGATTCAATAATACGAGCAAGTTCAGTAACTCGTTTACTGTATCTTGTAGCCATATTAAAGATATTAGTTCCAGAATATAATGTTAAATGATCATCTGGAATAACATCGTCATCGTCATCGTCATCAAAATCGTCGTCATATTCATCACAGTCATCATGATGGTGGTGACCACAACCGCATTCACATTCAGAATCATCATCATCTTCATCTTCTTTAAAGATTTCTAATGATGTGACACCTTGGGATTTCACATAGTCTTCGATAACAGATATATCAATATGACCTTCGTTATCATACCGTTCAGGATATAATAACGTATCCACATTTGTCATAACCATATAGATGCCGTTTTCATCCAGTACATCTAATAGACTGGTCACTGGGGTAGAACCGTCAATGATAGACACTAGCATGATAATATCACCATCAACTAATTCACCTGTTCTAACCAATTGATATGGGTCACCCATTTCAAGTAAAGAAAACATGTTACGGTCTGGGATAAATTTCAAGATATAAACCATTGGTGCAATTGCATCAATGTCTTCTAATTCACCTGTTTCGGAATCCAATACAGCTTCCATCAAATAATCAGTATCTTTGTTATAATACATAAATGGAACATCTGGTTGAATATTTCCTGTGATGAATTCATTATTTTCATCAATTGGTGTACCTTGAATCAAAAGTTCAAGTTCTCCTTTTGTATACATTGATTTCTCCTTTTAAAAAATAAAAAATAAGGAATACGGGATTACCCGTATTCCTTATTATAGCTTCGTTTATGGAAGCTTTTAAATCGATTTAAAAATTTCCAAAACTATTAACGGCGAAGAATGGAGCTACCGCCACCCATGACAGTCATGGAAGAACGATATTTCTTACCGTGTTTACCATGTTTCTTACCTTTCTTACCGAAAGCTTTATTTTCTTTCAACATGATAACTTTGAACGCTCTCGCACTCCAATCGATGGCACGTTGTGCTTTAACCAACTTTTTCAATTCATCGGAATCTGGTTTGAAGTCCGCTTGTAACTTAGTTAAGTTAGCGTAGTTAAGACCATCGCGTTTCCATTCTTTCAAATGAGCCTTTACCTTTTTAGGGTCATTTTGTTTCATTAAGAAGCGGAAATCTAACTTAGCTCCGCATTCTTTACAACGGAACACGCCTTCGGTCTTTGTTTCTTTAAGACGCATGGAATTTCCGCGTTTGTGTAAGCATTCAAATTGAGTATCACGTTCTTTTTGTTCAAGAGCGTAACGTTCTTGGCGAATGCCAGCCAAGATTTTTTGAATGCCATTCAATTTGTCTTTGTTTTTGTTTTTCTTTGCCATGTGTTATTAACCTCCTAGCAAAATAATTAAAATATTGATAGAGAATTGTTCTATCACGTTGAAATAATATATATTTTTATTCCAACTTGTTTTACTGTTAATGATTAAGTTAAAGATAAATCGAAGTTCATACGTAGATAATCTACGTTCTTATCATCAGCAAAGATAAGCTTTTGAATATTTTCCACATGGACTACGTCCCAGTAGTATGCTTTGTTATCTTCATCATATGGACTTTGACCAGGGAAATATACTTTGCGAGATAAACAGGAAATATCTGTTTCGATTTTGAAGCAGTCACTAATAGGAACAGGTTCAAGTTTGAATGGGTGTTTATCTTTTGTTGCTGGATCCGTATTTGGTACTTTACGTTTATCATCGAAATACCAACGAATCGAGTTATCGAAGATAATCCCTGCTAACTTGTCAATACCCTTTTTATTAATGATAGCTTGGAATTCACCGATATCCATTATCGTTTCCTCCTTTTCTTCTTCTTATTTGAAGTTACTCGCTTGTTAGAAGACTTATTTTTATTCACTGTAGAGTTTCCTAGCAAGCGTTCACGAATATGTCGAGCCATTCGTTTGTTTTTAGCACGCCAATCATATTCGATGATTTTAGGTTTAAATATAAGTTGTTTGGAGATTGGGTTCTCCAAATCAACCCCAGTTAATGTAAATAACTCTTTCATAGTTACTCCAGTATAATCAATTGGTCAATGGCACGCGTTACCGCCGTATATAACCATTGACGTCTAAATAGATAATCACCGAATGGTTCATTGATGACGATAACCTTATTATACTGACTACCTTGAGCCAAATGGCACGTAATCGCATACCCATACTCAAACTTATTGAGCCGGGACATATGTGATTTTCTATAAGTCGCTGGTAATTTAAGGTAATCTCTATCTATAGGTAAATCGATGAATGATTCATTCATAAATTCTGGACGAAAATCGATGGTCAGACGTTTAGCACTCGAGGATTCTAAATCAATATCTGTGATATAGCCAACCATACCATTGATCAGATAAATATTATCCCCAATGGAAGCATTCCAGTTATTTTGACGACAAATCATCTTGTCACCAACCACTGGATCATCAGTTGTGTATTCTAATAACACTTTTCGATAGAAGTTATTCAGACTATCACGTGTTTTATTAGTACCACAGATGATAATGTCACTATAGGTGAATAGATTCTTATCAAAATCACGTTGTGACATAATGGCAATGGAATTGCCGATATTGCCTCGTGTTAACCGTTTCCCTTCTAAAATGTCTTTAGCTAACCAAGGGATAGGGGATTCGTCACTTTGACGCATAATTTCTGTTAGTATCACATCAGGATTCTTTAAGAAGAATGAGTTACCGATGACTGGCGGTAACTGATTTAAATCTCCCAATGCAATGACGGGAATATTAAATTCCAATATCCATTTTGCTAATTCTTCTGGTACCATAGCAGCTTCATCAACTACAATTAGACGAATATCACCATCAAGATGTTGTTTACGACTAAACTTGGGAACCCATATATAGCGACTCTTTTCGGTCACAATCGGATCTCCATTTTCATCTTCTTTAGGTACCATATCTATATTACAAATGGAACTATGAATTGTTTTAGCATTTAAACCAGTTCTAGCTAATGCTAACGTAGCTTTACCGATATATGCCATAAATAGTACTTGGTCTTTGGATAGACATAAAGCTTCAATTAACTCTTTTACAATCGTGGTTTTACCTGTACCAGCAGCACCCGATATTTCAAATACTTGCTTAGTTTTATGCTTCCACCAATGTAAGAGATTTTGTAAGGCAGTCTCTTGACCTCTATTTAATTCCATTAGTATAACTTCCTCTATATAAAATACAATAGTAAGAGTATATACCTATGTACGACAAGGTATATACTCTTATTTTTTAAAAATCAAAGTCTATAGTGTAATCTGTTCCACCAATGAGTAACGTAATCGATTCAATCGCTATGGTACTATCAAAGTCCCTGAACGTGATAGTGCGAATGAATTTATGTCCTCTTGGTAAACCAAAATACATATAAACGAGGGTTTTAATGATCTTATACATTTCAAGCATGTTGGTTTCACTGGGCATGTCATATATACCAATAAAAGAACGAAAATATTCTTTTAAGAGTGTATAAAATGAACCGTTATACCATTCATGTATCCGAATCGATTCAATTTGATTGATTGAATCTTGAAATTTCAAACTGACTTCAGTTTGGTTCGTGTTAGGCACGGATACGCTGGAAGCAAATTGACCATTGATTATATTTTGATCATGCACGATTAGGTTACAATAACAATTAAAATCAGACTGTACAGGCTTTATCACTTCTAGCATACTGTGTACTACCCCTTACAAAAATAATCAACTTAGTGTGATTCTTCAGTATGTGCTACTGGTGGATCAGCAACTGGTTGTTCAGTTACTGTAGCCGTTTCAGTATTAGAACTAGGAACTGTAGAAGCAGCTGGATCCGTATGATGTTCAGCTGTTGGTTCAGCACTTACATGAGTTTCTGTATGTGTTGGTTCAACGGCTGGTGTACCAGTGGCTTCCGTTCCTGTTTCAGTAGTAGCAACAGTGGTATGTGGAGTTGTTGGGGAAGGTTGTTCAGTAACGTGTGTTGTTGTTTCTGAAGTTCCTTCCGGTTTTTTCGGAGTTGGATCTTCTACTTTAGGGGGTTTTACTTCAGGAATCACAGGTGGTTGCACTTGTGTGTTACCATCCTGATGACCAGGTTTACCTTCAGTAGGTTTCCAATTTCCTTCTTCGTAGATTTGTTTCAAAATTCGTTCAATGAATTCTTCACTAATCTTAGGGTAATTTGTATATTCTGGACGATGAACCGATGTACCAGATGGAATATCTTCAGTAGAAGTACTTGCATCCTTTTTACCTGGTTCAGGGTCCTTATCAGCAGGAGTATCTACTGGATTAATAAGGGCTTGTAATTTAGTCGCTAACGCCATATCTTTCTTAAGCAATTCATTAAACGCAACAGAAAGAATAGTTCTAAATAAAGAACTATTAATAGCTGGGCATTTGCATTGAATATATGCCAAATCAAGAGGTTTCGTTAAATCATTAATCAAGCCTAATAGTTTAGTTAAATCTGCGATACGTTTGGATACTTGGTGCATGATACGAATATTAGTAGCATTATAACCCTTCATATTCACAATATCAGACTCTTGTGGAATCCAATAATCACAGTTTGTATCATCGTTAGTGACATGGTAGGCATGTTCGTCTTCCAAATGATGATGTGGACAGATTGTCTTAGCGTAATATGGATGAAGATTCATATCCATACGAGTATCATAGCCAGGTTTATTTGGAATTTCTCGTTGATAATCATATTCTGTCATCATATACTTTTCAATCGCTAACCGTTCTTTTGTATTCACTCTACGAATATCTTCGTAGAATTCATCTTTAGGTTCCGTCACATTCGGATATTCAGAAGTTCGTCCAAACCATTGATGTTTATAGAATTTAGACATGATGGACCTCCTTTTATAGAGATGTTAACATAACTCTATGGATGCTTATTTTGCACATTATGTTAATATAAAGGAGGAAATAGTATGCAAAATGCAGGCGGTAATGATTTTTCATTAGACCAATTTGAGTATTGTTATCTAGTAGAAGATACAGATCCCTGTGCTACACAAATGAAGATTTATGTACCAAAATTGATGGGTCAAAAAACTGGTTCTGCAAATACAAATCAATCAGGGGTTGATCAAACCTCTTTTATGAACTCCGGTGATTGTAAACTAGAATCATCATCTCAAGTTCAATCAGCAAACTATATCATAGCTCGTGTACAAATGCCACTAGCCCATAGACATTCATTTCATGATTGCCCAGGTAATTGTGTCAATCTAGTACATGGAGCTCAAACATGTTGTCCAGGCACATCAGACTTAAAAGTCTGTCACCATTTCCATCACGATCATCATTTCCCTCATGAAGGGGATAAAGGTCTAATTCCAAAAGGATCTCGACTCATATGCATGTTCATGAATCATGATCCAAATGATTGCATTGTGACTCGTATGGAAGTGATGTTCCCTAATGGACAAATCAATCCAATGGAACCTGCTGATGAACATCGTTAATAGTAAGTGAGGTATCCAGATGATATCAGATGCGAAAACGATAACGCAACAGATTATAACAGGAAAGAATCTTAAAATTTCCTATAAGAACTTCCAAATTGAGCAATTGGTAAAATTAGATAACCATAACGTATTACTACTTAACGTCTTCACGTTATTGAGTAAATACCGTTACCATATTGCTAAATACACAAAAACGTATGTTATGAATGACGTCGATGCTAAAAAATATGAATATAAGCCATATATGTTAGCCAATGAATTGTATGGTACCATTGAAATGGCTCCATTGATTCTACGAATCAATCATATGACATCCGTTACTCAATTTAAGGATCTCCAAAGAGGCATTAAACTATTTAATGGTGATATTTTGGATTTCCTCAATGAAATGGTTATTAAAGAGAAATCTGTGATAACAGCAAATCGATCTCAAATTAAAGATGAGATCATTGGCTTATAAACACCTATAAAAATCTATAACAATAAATTAGGTTGCACACGCAACATGTATCAGACTGTATATGTATTAAATAATTTATACACAAGCGGGACCCTTAATCTCTTTCCGATTGTCGTGTAAGTAGAGGGGTTTTAGAATCATTAATGACAATTATACTTACTGCAGTCAAGATCAAAGAAGTGCTGCAACTATGTTCTTGTGAGTTATCCTGAGGTGACAGCCTTTCAAATAGATACTCAAAACCAATCCCCAATACGGGGATTTGTATCGGGTACATACACCACCCATAGTTCCTCAAGCTGCCATGTGTTGACTATGGGTTGTACCCCTATTACTAGGACACGAACATCACCTAAAATGTTGCTGAGGTTGTTTGGTGTTTCATAGTTTTCTCCTTAATAAATAAAAGAATAAACAAAAGAACCGCATAGCGAACTGATTATACGTCAGACGCTATGCGGTTCTTTTGTCTTTTACTCATCAACAGTAACAAGATCGGCACCTAATGTGTCGTTCAATGAGAATGAACGAGTCACGTCACTTACTTCTTCTTGTTCACCTGCCTGTTTACGTGGTTTTCTAGTGTGAGCTCCATGTAAACCAAATTCATTCCCCATATCCGCTAAATCAGAGGCTAAGGAGAATTTAGATACAGAATGATCTAAGTTCACATCATTCACCAACATAATCGTACTACCCTCTACGAATGGGTGATTGATATATAATTGATCGGTCATGGTTTTGTAACGTTTCTTTAACTCTTTAATTGTTAAGTACCGTTTACCTGTAGACCGTTCGTTTTCTACATTTAGAACACCAACCCAGTCGGAGTTCTCTAATAGATCCCATGCTTGTGCTACGTTACCGCGACCAAGCATTTTACCCAAGTCTTCTTTACCTGCATCATGGGCAGCATCGATTGCCATATTACCTGCACGGTTGATTTGTTGTGCTGTAATAACGGGGATCTTCAATCGGATGGCTAAATCTTTCATTTCATTGGATGCGTATTTTAACCGCATAATTTCATCTTGTGTTGGTTCACTAGAACGAATCCGTTTAATGTAGTCAAATACGAGCGCAATGACTTCATTATTATCTTCTTCAATTTCATCTATGATCGTATATAAATCGGACGTACTAATTTCCAAGTTACCATAATACTTCATGATGATATTGGTTTCACCCTCTTCTAATGTCAACCCACCTTGCTTACGCATTAATTCAATCGCTTGCTCTGGTGTGAAGTCCTTAATGTCTTCTGTTGATGTAGAAAGGTTGAATAGTCGAATGAGAGATTCTTCTACTGAGTTTTCTGTTGTAATATATAATACCGTAGGTCTAGCGGTGGGTTTACGTCTTGGTTGGATTCGATTGAATGCTTTAATCCAATAGCAAGAGTATAGTAACATGGCGGATTTAAAACCACCAGTTACCCCTAACCACATATATAAACGACCTGGTAAGTATCCTGGTGATAGCATATCATTCAATGCTCGAACACCAGTCATTAATGCCAAATTATCATCGGCGGCATTTTTAATGGTTTCTTCTACAAATGGTTCCATCACATCTTGTTCTAAGCTAAATGTACTCATAGATGCTTTGGACTCAGATTTTCTAATATCGGTTAATAGATTGCCTATGACCGTTTTAATCTTATTCGTCGATTCCTCCATATTTAGATAATCACCACAATTGATATCGGAGAATGAATCGAACAGTTTATCTCGATAGTAGAATAGATAGGCATGTTGTAATAGAGTTTCAATCAATTTAATCGTATATTGAATCTCTTCATGGTTCTTATCGGTATATTCATCAAGATATTTAATGATATTTTTACATTCAGGTTCGTTTGGGTCTTCAGCCGCAGAGATTAATGATGTGCGGTTAATAGTACCCATACTGATACGAGCATCTAACGCCCGTTTAGCAAACCAAAAACGAGCATACATTGTCACGTCTTTTTCGTATGGTGTTGCATCAACTATATTCAATAGTTTTTGTAGGTTATTGAGATGCATACGAGTAATCGTAGGATCATCTGAAAAGATGAATCCTATGAACTGTTGCAAATAATTCTTTGTAAATTTTACTGGTACCTTATGCATCGTGGAATCATATGGTGATGTAACATCACGTTCATTCCGCTTCTTATGGTACGAAACATCTGATTTTAACAAGGGGACGACCTCTCCTTACCTTATAACAAATTGAGTTCATCTTTAATGACATCTAATGAGATTTCTCGTTTATGACGTACACTAATGAACTTCTGAATCTTTTCTTCGTGTGAAATACCGGGATCAAATACAAACGCGTATTTGGTTAATAACGTATTCACAACTTTCTCATTTTCTTGTTCTTTGACAAATTGAGCTTCATCGGTCACATCCAATTTGAACCGTGGTTTATCTTTAACAAACTCACGTAAATATTGCAATGCATAGGAGAAGTCAACTTTCTGCACTAGAACGATTTTAACTCTTACAAAATCAGCTTTGATAGATAGCATTAGATCGACCAAATCTTGCGGTCGATCTCTATATTTTGTAAAATCTTCAACCTTAATGGTTGTATATTCTTCAGCCATAGTATTTTTTACAAACTCTATGGCGTACTTATGTGTTTTTATATCATATACGCACAGATAAAAGCCCTTATCTTTCTCTTCACCGTGTTGGAATCGAGAGAATGACCCTGGGTAATAGATATGATGTTTGATGACTGTATTGGTGTGTATATGACCAAAGAAAATAGGTCCTTTACAAGCAGTAATCAATTCTTTGGACTCGAATACCGGAGCACGACTCATAGTGATTTCACTTTCCTGTGCTTTAGCCATAGTCCCCACTTCTTTAAACATACCATGACCAAATATAAAATCGTATTGGTCAGGTGTTGATAAGTATGGAGCATAATACTCATCTTGATGCTCCATATATTCTTCCGGAACATAGAGAATATCAATACCTTCCACTAAGTGTTCCTGTTCAACCGTCATGATAATTCGAAAATTGATGTTATTCCGAGTTTCATATTGACGGAAGTTATGTAATTGACGATTGTCATGACTCATAGTGCCCTGAATGACTCGAATGTATTTGATATTGTTTTCGATACAGATATCAACGACTTCTTCCATAAACATCATAACAGAATGAGCCGTTGAATAGTTCATGCTGGTTATTCCATGGAATAGATCCCCACCAAATACAATCATATCAAGACGTTTCCCATCAATCACTCGTAGGAAATGTTCTTTGAGTTGTTCATATAACTTCTCTGTTCGTACAGCACCAAAGTGAATATCTGCAATAAACGCTACTGCAAATAATTCGTTCTGTATCATATGATAGGTCCTTTCCAATCTTCGATACTGATATGGTTGAGTATTATGAATGCTTCATATAATTTTTCAAAAGCGGTTCTATACTCCACCATTTCTTCAATTCGTTTTGATTTACTAATAATAGGAACATCAGCCTTACCAGTGAAACACACAATACGACAGGTAGTCAGCTTATCATATATTTCTGGTTCTTTAAATTGTAATAAATTTAAATAGGCTGCTAGTTGCATAAAATGGGTAAAATGAGGTTTCTTGGACGTTTTAAAATCTACAAGTGCTAACTCATTATTTACCGTTCCAATAAAGTCAATGGTACCACCATAACGTTCATTATGTAATCGAAGTTCGGAGCATTTTGGAATCACATTACAATCACGTTTCCACTGTAGGTAGTAATTAAATCGCACATCAGCTTCTCTTTCCAATTTATAATCAATATGTGGAGAGTAGTGCGTCTTACATATATCACACTCGATTTTATTATGGACGAGTGTTCCCAATAATGCTTTCTCATCTAAGAAAGCTCTATATTTAATTCGTTGTAAACCCAACCAATTCGACCAATCCATTAATCCTTTCTTATTTAATAAGGAAATGATTTGTGTCACTGATGGTATTTCATGAGCTTTGCTATTATAATATGGTAAATGTGCCATATATCTATTTCCTCCTATTACAATCAATTTTAGTTATCACGTTGTCATAATGTATATTTGAAATTACCTGTCATGATTTTGGATATATATTATAACTATAGCTATAGAAGGATTTTTCATAGCATTATATTTTCTATTTTCTTGAAAAGGAGAAACTAATTATGATCGCAAGACAATATTTCATTAGAGTTCGAGATTCTTTCAATGGTTGGATGACTGCGGCTGATAAAGATAAACTTGAATTTGTAAAACTACTTGATGATAGATTATATGGTCAATTCAATGACCGTATCGATGTTGATTGGTTGGCTAGTTTAGAAGATGATGAATTTAAAGTTGAATTAGCAAATGAAATTAATGACCTTATTGATGGCTACAATAAATCTATCGACCCAGAAGTATCTAATGACCCACGTATTAAAGACTATTATATTAGCGACCTTCGTGTACCTGGAGACCCAGTTGGTTGTGGTCAATAGGAAATAATCTGTTATATAACGTATCAGTATTATAGTTATATAAGGAGGTATTAGACTATGCCAGAAGAACACACATGGTACATTAAACTGGTAAAACCGAACCATGAAGCAGTGTGTATAGAGAATGAAAACGTAACACGATTCTTAATCGATGTGATTACATTCATGCGTACACACTATACGTGGGATGAGTTATTAACTATCCCAGATTTTGAAGACTATAAAACTGAGTTAGAGCTAAAACGAGCTCTGGTTGAATCTCTAAAAGTTGCTTTTAGAAAGTACATTTTGAGATCTAACGGCAGTAATATTTATAGCAAAGTATCAGAGGATTATATCCTCACATTCTTATCACCAAGTGATGAGTAAACGAAAAGAAGAGAATGGAACCGAAGTTCCATTCTCTTTTATTTTTTTTAGCTATCTATTAGAAATGATTCATGTTATGGTAAGATGGCATAGCATTAACCATTTGAGTAGTGTAGCCAGAGTTGAAGTCAAGGTAATCGCGAAGGATGCGATATTTGTTCAACAATGCGGAGCCGATTTCATTGATTTGAGGGGATTCATAACGAGTAGCTGTGAATTCCAAATCAAGAGATACAGCAGCATGAGAGCCTGGTTCAAAGTTGAAATGAGCTTTTGCAACTTTCTTAGGCATCATGTTGGAGAACATAGCACAGTATTCAATATCGATACCAGTTGGGTCGGTATTTACAATGATAGTTTCCATTACATGGTTGGACGCTTTGAATTGACATTCAGGAGAGATTTGACCATGATAGTGAGACAAACCAGTCAATGGGTCAGAGATACCAGTCATCCAAGTATCAATGAATTCACGGATTGGAGAACCAGAGAATTCGTATACTTTAATAGTTAAGGAATCAGTTTCATCTTTAACTACGTTAGGAATTTGGAATTTGTTCCCTGCGTAACCACCAGTCAATTCTTCAGTTTCCATTGTAGTATCAGCGATACCATCAATGCCAGTGAAACCAAGTTCAAGTAAGTGTTTAAAACGTTTTGCAGCCGCAATATCCATACGTTCCATGAAACGTGGAAGTCGTACGATGAAGATACGGGAATAACCAGCACGAAGAGGGTCAAATTGGTCAATGTTCTTTGTGGAAACATCAAGACCACCAACCCATAAGCCGAATTCCGAGAAATCTTTCGTATTGCGTTTAATATTTTGCTGGATAGATTTCATGTTATATTACGACTCCTTTCTTAGGTTCTTGGGTTAACGTCGATTTCAATGATCGCACGTTTTTGGAATGTACGGAATACAATTGCCAAGTATACGTGAACGATGGAACGAGTTTTTTCCCATTTGTTCATAGAAACTTGGATGTCGATGGAACGACATTTAGTTCCTTTGTAACCACTGAAGATTTCTTCGCAGTCTTGACGGAAAATTCTCAATTCATCTTCATCAGAGAATTCATAACGGCGTTTACCTGCCATACGTTCAATTTTGCGTTTGATTTCAAGCAATACTTGAACGTTGTTTTCTTCACTCAAGTCGGAGTTTTTAACTTGGGAAGTGTTTTGAGTACCACGAATGTAAGTATCTTCATCGATAGCTTCGATGTAGTTGATTTGATACTCAGTGAGTAATTTTTCTTTGATTTCCATGTCGTCAGCATCAATCAATGGACGAATGGAGTTCTTAGTATAACCACTCAATGTAGCATAACGTTCACCAGCCATAGGAACATGGTTACCGTAAGTAGCTACGTGTAATGGGTAGCGTTGAGCCATCCATAATGTATTGGTAACAGGAATGACTTTACCTGTGATAGGATCTACAGTTTTGAACATGCCTGCATTTTTGGATACCATGAATGTATTGATGTCTTTCAATGTTTGACCCATTGTGTACACATCATTTACATTTGTTAAGAGGTTAGTATCAAGACGAACAGCCGCATCCATACGTTTCAATGCTAAAGAAGCCATTGCTTTCTTAGTTTGAACAGAGTAGTTCGCATCAAGAATCAAGTCTACTGGAGCACGACGTTTGGATCTAACTTTAGGGTCGACACCGCCTTGGAATGCCATTTGGTACGCTTTGTCGATAGCTTGTTGACGTTCTTGTTTGGACAAGCCAGAACGAGGGTCAAAGTCACCATCGGAGCCACCTTCAAGACCAACACCTTCAATATCCATTACATGAATAGTTTGTTTACCACCTTCGATTTCGATGAATTTATCATCTTCTTCAGTGAAGCGGTTGTAACCGAAGATATCGAATGTTTCCATAGTGTATGGAAGTTCGTTTTCTGGTTTAACAGGAGTTGGAAGAGTAGTAGCAGCTAAACCATTAGCAGCAGTGTATTTCAAGTATGTGCCGTTTTGGAAGTTACCATCATCGGCAGTTAACAAGTAGTATACACCTTCTTCAGCAAGTTTAGTTGCAGGAAGTTTTTTAGTTTCAACTACGTTTAATTTAACGAAGCCATCACCATTAGTACCACCAGTGGAAGTATCAGCTTTCACAAAGTAGTCATATACTGGAGTTGCAGGAGCTACAGCACCTGGAGCTACAGCTTGAGGAATCAAGTATAAGTAGCTAGCATCAGCATCAGTATATGTAGGAAGTGCAGTCAACGTATTTTCAATATGAGTGAATGTCATATCGTTGTATGTTTTATTCACGTTATCATATTTTACATACGTACCTTGAGCAATGTTACGACCACCCACTACATCAGCAGCAGTCATGTAGTATACAACTTCAGGATCAGGTAATGTCGCAGTAGTAGCTGGACGACGATCTACAGAAACAACTGTAGGAGGAATGAAACCATTTTGGTCATATACTTTTTTGTATTGCTCGAATACTTCGAGAAGTGTATCGTAGTAGAATTTAACAGATACACGGGAAGAACCTTTACCACCTTCATCATTGATTACATCTTCGATGTAGTTAGTGATTTGCGTGTTAGGGTCTAATGCATCGATGTAGAAGCATACATTGTAAGATTCTAATTTCTTAGTACCTCTTTCAGTGCTGATTAATTCTACACGATAGTTTTTGTATTCGTTATCACGGTCAGCATTGCGATCATGAGTGATACGAATACGGAAGTCTTGGCCATATTTACCAGGACCAAGGCAAGCAAAGCTGAATAATGGAAGGCGTTTCCAGCCATCAACGTCAGTTGCAGCCATAGCGTTGGAGTATATTTCCAACATTTCCAAATCAGAAACATCTTCACGTTTGAAAGTTTCAAATTTGAGTTTCAATTTACCAGCGTCTACTTTGTAGCTTACTGTTTGAATGAAATGAGCATATGTAGCGTTGTCAGCAGTAACACGTAAACATTGAGCTTTTGCATTACCAGTATATAGTGCTACATATGGCATATACATAGGTTGACCGTAAGTTTGGTAGTCAGGTAAACCGTATTCATTTACGAAATCAGTGAAAGATTTCTTTAATTGAAGTTTGTTACGACCTTTAGGAGATGTGAATACACATAGAAAAGTCGGACCACTATTATCAGACGTATAATCTTCGAAATAGGTATTATCGTTGATATATACGGCTTCATGAGGTTGAATCCACTCAGGGATAATTTGACCTGCTCGTGGCATATGTTAACCCTCCTTTAATATTTATAATTTGGTATTAAATTATTAATTTAATGTTTGTTTTAACCCCAGAGGGTTCTTTACAGAGTACATTAGAATTTGAGTAGTTGTTCCATTGGAGATGTCTGTTCTTTCCGTTCAGTACGAGTCGTAGTGACCGCAGAGACAATGGATTCATCCATATTTTCGAATGTAATAGCTGCAAAGGAAGAGTTATATTTTGTAATCTCTTTTGTATTTGCAGTCGTATAATCATAACGAGAGATTGATGGATTTTTGCCAACTAAATATCCAAACCGATATTCTGGTTTAGCTGGATCTCTATAAATTTCACTAATAACCAATTCTTTGATCACATCGGGAATATCGAATTTGATCCCATTGAGTTCAAAATTTCTATCCCATAGTGTAATGATGTCATCATAAGAAAATGATTTCGGTAATTTACCGGCTGTTAAAATCTTTAAGAAATCCTTAAATGCAACAACGGATTGTGGAATCGCGGTTTGACAGAATATATCCGTATTGTAATATTTCAATACGTAATACATTTCTTCACCTTTACCAACTAAATCTAATTTCTTCTTCTCATAACCCCCTGTAGGATAGGTTACTATATGTACGGGCAGATTCACTGTGCGTAATTGTAGAGGTTGTTTGCCATCAACGTCTTTGAATGTTCGGATATTAAATATACCGAGCACTGCGAAATGATCGCCGACCATGCGTGCAATATTCGTATTGAAATAGTATTCAGGTATATAAGCCTCCATATACTCACCGCTAAATTCAATATTTGCACCATTTTTAGTAAACGGATTAGCCATATAAATAGCTTTCCTCCTATTCTAAAAATACATAAAAAATAGGGTAAGGAGCATCTATCTCCTTACCCTATTGTCATTCTGCGTTAATTACAAAATCAACAAGTTCTTTGATATATTTAGTATGGTTAGCAATGTATTCGTCTGAGACATTCTCGCCACGACGTACAATATTTACCAATGATGTTGATAGTACTTTACAGAATTGAATGGTATATCTATCCATTGTATCTGGTTGATGTTTCAAGAAACGAGCAAATAAAAATACAAATAGATTATTGTATGGTTTATACTCTTCGCCAAATGTATTAACTTCTAAATCCATCATTAATTGGAAAGGAAATTGGAAGTTATTTTTCTCGGCTTTTTCTGTTGCTTTAGCGATGGTATCTTCCATTTGTTTATGATAACCATGAAGGATAGATTCATTACCCTTGGTATTTAATAAGGTAATGATCGGTCCACTTAATGGTTCTAATGTAACGGCATCTTCCATCGCTTTGATATTGGTTTCAATAATAGCTCGTTTTTCATCAGTTAACTTTTCTTCGGTTAATTGATGACGATAGAACTTCAAGATATATTCATCGAATGTACAACTATTAATAATCGCAGTAATTTCTTCTGGGATATATTCATCATACTGTTCTTGTAGACGATTGATCATAGCATCAATATCATCAAGCTGTTGTTTGGTAGCTGCAAATAATGTGAGCATATCTCGTTCAAATGTTTGCATATTGAAACCTTCAATTTCAACTTCTGGGATAAAGAAATTACCAACAGGTCCATCTTCTTCATTGATCGTTAAAATTTTCTTAACTTCTTCATCACTGAAACCAGCGATTTCATCTTCTGTGCATTCAGATAGACGAGCAAGAATAATTTTAGCATCTTCTTCATCCATTGGTAAGATGGCTAAAATTTTATTTAAAGAAAACTTACGAGTCCGAACAAAGGAATTGATTAAGTTACGGATTTCCATTGCTTGAATGACTTGGGTGTATTCACGTTCTTCAGGTGATAAGTCTTCTGGTAGATCAATTTTTAAATCTCCTAATTGATCGACTAACTTATCGGTATCAGTATTCGTTGTTTGCATCGGCGTATTCTCCATCGATATCTCCTCCTAATTCGGTACTCATAGAATCCTGAGCTTTCATTTTAAGCTCGGCGTATTGTTGAAGGAAGTATTGATATACGTCTGCCACAATACCATCATATACATAATCTTGATCATTATCAAAGATAAGATCTAGGAATGGTTTACGGAAATTACCATTGATCACATGCTCTTCAATGCAGTATCGAATGACAGAGACATCGAAGTTATCTTGATTAAAGTATTGCATCATATCGATTGGTTCAATATTGATATCTTTAGCAATGGATACCACTAAATTGATATTAGCCAATAGTGTAGCAAATACTTCATCATCTACTTTTTGTTTAAGAGCCATTGTAGATACGTCTTTGGCTTTTTCATTGTTTGCGAGTTCATCTAGGATAACATCTACGTTTCCTAATGTGACTCTTGCTAAATATTTAGCAACGTTTTTAGTATAATTAACAGTGAAGAATTCATATAAAGCTTCACATACATTTTGGATCCCGTGACGATCTAATGCATCAATCACATCGGGATCGATATCCAATCGGAATTGGTCTTCAATCTTATGAATGATTGTTAAATAAAACTCATTAGCTTCATCACGAATTTGTTTCACATAGTCTTCATCATCACCATTATTGATGGCTAATAAATCCACTTCATCTGTGAAGTTTTCTACAAAATTAGTCCGCATTTCAAATGGTTCTTTGATTTGGATTGAAATAAATTCATCAAGAAGCTCTTGAGATAAATCTTTAAGAGGTGATACTTCGATAACAGAGTCACCTAGCACCTCAAAATCGTTGTCGTGTGTGAGTATCATAATACACTCCTTGTATATAATTTTCGAATAAGTATATACTTCTCTGTACAACTGAGTTTATTTTTTTACAAATTTAGATGGTATACTGTAGTAGTATACCATCTAATTTATTAATCACTATTTAAAATATCACATACATCAAAAGCTCCGCTATAATCATCATAGCCAGCTTCTTCATATGGACTATGGAGTTTTTCACGATATTCATCATTGATAACTCCGACTCTCATACCAGAAGATGTATTAATATATTGCTCTCGTTCACTATGATAGTAATCTGGTGGAGGATTCAGATCGATATGTTGTTTAGGTACGTCATCGAGTTGTAGTCCACCATAGGATTGATAGAGTTGTTGACCCTGTGGATTAGGGAAATATTGCTTCAAGTTATCGGGTAATGCTTCATAAGCATCTGCATACGTTTCCACTTTCTTAACTGATTCCCCAATCGGTTTACGAGGGTCGTATTTAGTAATACCATATCGACTCAGTTTACTACCATGATAGTATACGAATAAAGCGATTAAGTATGCCATAACAACGTCATCATGTTCCCCTTGAGCGGCTTCTATTTTACCACTTGCTTTTTGAATCAGATTGTTTAAATCATCGATTAATTCACGGCAAATGAAATCAGACTTCCGTTCAGCTACATGACGCAATAGAATTTGCATCATCATCGGTCTAGTAGTAGCTGTGGTAGCTACACCATAGAATCTACGATTATTTGGATCGTTCATCACCATACCATGTTTATCTAATCGAGTTTCTACATCTGGCACCATGGCTTTATCGATATCATAATATAGATTAGCGGCAATGGAACTTCGTTTAAGAATAGCAATAATGGCTGAACCTAGATGATTCGATTCAATCGCTACTAATGCTTTTGGAATATACCGGTTTACGACATGAATGATATTCTGAGCCGTTTCTACAGCATCGGCTAATGGTGTTTTCATACATGCCACTGGGTGTAATGTATATGGATCGATAATCATGAGTACTGTATTATCGTTATTAACACCTGTTGCACAGTCAACCCCCATGATATACGGAACGGTTTTATCAAGTTTCTCATATACATATAGGGTGAAAATCTTATTAACCATAATTTCATCAATTGGTTCTTTACGAAATCCATTGATGGTATCTAGGTCATCTGGATCAAATGGTGATTCGGATGTACCACGAATACGTTGTAGTAGTACTTCCCGTTTAATCTTGATTTTATCCCAGTTGGATACGGCACAAACCTTTTGATACCATTCTTCATCCATACCGATTTGCTTATAGTTGAATTCAATATAGATAATCCCATTTCTGGAATTGGCTTTCATGAATGCAGCAATATCATCTTCTGTCATATCATATAATCGTTCTGTGAATACAGCAGCTTGTTCCCGAGTACTCATTGAATCTTTTACTGGTTGGGAATCGATATTCCCTGGTGTTGTAATGAAGATACGACCATACATAGCACCATTCTTCTTAGCATTTTCAGCCGCACGGACATAGGCTGGACCAGCGGCCATGATAATCGTACCAATGTATTTCGTAAACTCAACTTCGTCATAGAACTGAATTGGAGCGGAGTTACCACGACCAATACCATCGGCTTTTTCTTCTGTTGCGGCTGATGGCTTAGAATCAATTCGGTTACCATTCACAGGGTTTGTCATAGTACGAACGTTGTCAAGACCCTTGACTTGTTTGAAATCGCCACTTTCATCGATTTCAATACCATAACGATGTTGCATATAGATAGGTAATACATCTTTTTGTTCTTTCATCTTTCTCAAGTTATCGTCAGAGTCTTTTTGTGATTTATTTGAGAAGTTGAATACAGAGTTAGATGTACCAAAGATATACGCCCAATTTAAACAGGCTAACATGGAGTGAGTTTTAAAACATTGACGAGGGATAACTAGGTATAAGTCGATGTTTCTGAAGAAACACCAACAGGCAGCTAGATTCCCACGATGTAATCTAAATTTAGAGCCAGCACCCGGTCCTGTGCCACCACCTTGTTCTGGGATACGAACACATTCGCGAATAAAATACCATGGATTAATGATACATTCGTTGATAATGGCTTGCACTTGTTCTTTCGTTAGATTAGGACTAAATGGGTCTACATCAGCTAAATCAGGATTATACAATGATAAGAAAAACGCATTATTATTAATCCCAAGCGATTTTAAATCTCTGGCTGTTTGTATAAATGATAAATTTGATGTAGAGATATGGTAAAAGAATGGGATACCTCTGGAGTCGATCCCATAGAATTTAGACATATCATATCCCATAGCGGGTTTGGCTCCTTGAGGAATAAAGACTTCTTCCATAGAACCTCCTATATACGAATAAATAAGTCATTAGGAGCGAACCCCTAATGACTTATCATTTTAGCCTTCATACCCAACTGGATATTTTACATATAAACCATATTTCTTAGGAGCAATTTTAGCTTCTAATATCGTTTGACGTAATTCTTCGAGTTCGGATTTTTGTTTTTGAAGCATAGATTTAGATACACGAACACGTTTTCCTAACTCAGGATCATCCAATAAGGATAATGAGTAGTTTACGATACTAAGGAATTTGTATACGCGTTCAATTAAGAAGATTTTATCATCGCTTGTTTCCATATCAGAGATTTCAATACGAATGATATCAATTTCTTTATTATCCACTTTCTTAACAAAACCATGTTTGTCAATAAATTCTTGGATAATTTTAGTTGATTCATAAATCGCTTGCACTTGTTCTACGATATGCTGTTCTGCAATTTTTTCTTGCATCTCTTTCATCTTAGGATTGGATGCTTCTAATGCAGGTACTTTACCATTCACGTTAGTGAATTTGATGAAAATTTTCTTCATGATAGCCTTCACATAGTTTGATAGAAGACCATCAACATATTTTTTCACGTTAAAACGGAGTGTACGAGTACTATACTTCATATCGTTGATCGATTCAAAAATCATAAGAAGTACGTAGTTTAACGTATGTTCAAATTCAGTTATGTTTCGATCAACTGTCTCTAACATACCAAAGTTAGTTAAGATTTTATTAAACGCGACACGATACCGTTGTTCTGATTCTGGTGTGGCACGTAACATGGAATCGACAGGAAGATCCCGTGTATAGTTAACATACCCGGCAGCCGTTAAGAACGGAATGATATACAAGTCACGACAGATAGCACTACGAGCCACTGCATTACTACGGTAATCAAGTGATGTTAATGCTTGGCGTACAATCATCGTTACTGTTTCTGGCAATTCGTAATTGAATACAACTTGTTCAATGCGATACAATAACAACGTTGCAATTTCTTTGGCATTAAATTGTTTACTAGAGTTATATAGGATATTGGAGTCAATTTCGACGTACCAATCATCTGTATTTTGCCAGATATCGATAATATCATCTGTGGAGTTGCTTAATACTTTAACAGAGATATCTTTAATATCTTCAAAGGTAGGGAACAGATTAAACCCAAAGAATGGACTTTGACCAGTCCGATCAATAATCGAGAATTTAGTTTCGATATTGAAAATACGTTTTAGTATTCTAGCTATGTGGTATAGACTTGCCTCGATAGCATCTTCGTCACGAGTATGGATGATGTTATCGAACTTATCACTAAGCTCTTGGAACTCCATACCGTTTACGATTGATTCGAGGTTGGTCTGAATTCTAGCACGATTGTTGGTATTCATAGTAACCACCTTTCTAATCAATGTTATTTAAGTGTCTAACTCAGCATTATCTAATGAGAAAAAATAGAGATAGAACTAAACGTTCTATCTCTATTGATTAACTAGTCTTTGATTGCTTTGGAAATTTCATCACGGATATCCATGAAACAATTGAAGAGTTTTTCAGTATCAGCATATATACCTTTTTGGACTTTCCCAATAGTTGCTAGTTCGATGTATGTTAATTCTTTATCAACTTCTTCACCATCATTCTGTATTACAAATTTAGCAACTTTGTTAATATGATCGATGACGCCTTCGAGTTCTTTTAGTTTATCAAGAACTTCACCGCCTAGCTTATGCATAGCATTTACAGCGTCTACTGGATCGATAGTTACTATGATCGTCATTTCGATGTTAGATAGTTTATCGAATAGTTCACATGCATCACCAAGAAGTTTTTTATGTTTTTCATCAAATAATTTATTGGTGAAAATATTCTTAAGTGCTTTAATATTTGCTGCATATGCTTTATTGAAAGCAGCTAAGTATTTTGGGTTAACTAATTTAGTAGTAATAGTACCATCAGCATTTTTAGCTTGCACGATATCTTTACTTTTCTTACTAAAAATAGATTTAAGAGCTTTAATCTTTTCAGATAGGCTCTTTTTCATTTTAGAGAGAAGGGATTCACCTTTCTCCACCGCACCTTCAGTGTCACCTTCTGTAAGTAACAATTGAAGTTCTGCAGATTCGATTACAATTTCATTATCAAGTTTCATATATTTCACCTCTATAATTAATAAGTCTTAGCATTAAATATTTGTTTAAACTAGAGAAATCTATCTATGTGAACTATTTAATAACTTAAACTTCTAATTTGAAAGGTATGGTATACTATGGAAAACTTTAGTAATGAGATACTAATAGAATCTACCGAATTGAATCTATTGGTAACTGAAGGTTTAGTTGATAAAGCTAAAAATGTAATGGCTGCCGTTATTAAGAAGATTAAGGAAATCGTTAGTAAAATCAAAGATTTTATCATGAGCAAACTAAAGAAAGACCTTAAGCAACTTAAATATGAAGCCAGTTTAATCAGTAAGGATCGAGATGAATATTCTTGTGTAGTGCCTAATAAAGCAAGTCTTGATAAATTTGATAAGGTATACTTGGATACATATCATCTAGCAGAAGCGATCCTTGATAAATCTGATTTTGATGATTCTGATGAAGAAAAAACTGTTAAGTTATCTAAAGAAGCTGATAAAGTTAAACAGCTTCCATTGACAGTAAAAGAAACTATCAAAGGTAATGAATATGCGAATATCATGACAGGTATGCTTAACTTATTGGAAAAGAAACATTCCTATCTATGGTCATTAGCCGATACATTCAATTCCGTAGCGAATAAGATTGAAAAATCTGGCGATAGAGATCGTGCTACTGAAATGAAACGCTGTCGATTGATGGGTGATTTATCTGGTAAATTGATTAACTATGTGGTGGCTATGCATAAAGCCTATAAAATGTCTTTACGTTCTCTTCTTAGAGCACAAGGTGTTAAAGGGATTAAAGAACCTGAAAATGATTAATACCACTATATAATATCATACTATTTTTTAGTTAATGAAAGGTGATTTGTACAATGAATACAAGTAATGAAATTCTAATTGAAAGTGCTCAATTGGATTTATTGGTAACCGAAGGTGTAGTTGATAAAGCCAAGGGTGCTTTCAAAACAGTGATTGAAAAAATCAAAGCACTCTTTACTAAAATCGCAAATTTTGTTAAAGAAAAATTGGCTAAAATCGATTCCGATATTTTGGAAAAGGCTGTCAATGTAATTAAAGGCGTTTCTGGCTCTTTCAAACTTGAAGGCGATATCTATTTCATGAGTGCCTCAGTTGTTATTGCTAAGATTTTAGCTGGTTTACATGCTCTTAGTGCACAAGTTGCTAAGATTTCAGGTATGACAGAAGATAAAGTAAAAGCAGTTCGTGAAAAATTATTGGATTGGAAAGATAATTTTGATAACATCTCTGATGAAGCTCAAAAAAATGTTACATCTGATATTGCTGCTATTGGCAAGGGTATCAGTTCTGTACTTGAACTTATTAAAAAAGGTGCAAGTACAGTTGGTTCCATGGCTAGTGCAGGTATCGATGCTGCTAAACAATGTTCCATTAAGGATGTTAGTGCCATTCATGTACAAACAGTACAATTATATTCCAGCTTAGTTGCTAAATTATTAGCTAAACTTAATTGGCTTAAAGCAAAAGCAAAATCCATTGCTAGCAAAGCTGTTTCTGCAGTTAAACGTGCATAATAAAAGTAGGATAGAATCCATTGCGATTCTATCCTACTTATCTTTTTAATTTTCAGTTTTTACAATATTCCGAGCTAATCGACGTAAGTTATTTAAACTCATACGTGTAATACGGAATATAAGTGATGTCATGGATACGAATAAGTTAATAAATCGACTTGTGATTTGATGTACCTGATGAGAGGCTTTATCATCCCGTAAGTTCGATATTTTACTTTTAATTCGTTTAATATTGACATCAGCAGTCTGTACTCTAGCTTTAGTACCTAAGTTAGCATACATGACTAACTTTTTAATTAAGCTAGGGTTAATATTAGTACGTTTATGAGAACTTAATTGCGTTCGTACCGTGTTGACACGGTCACGCATATCATCGATCTCTTTAAAGGACTTATCCCAATCAATATCAGTACCACTTAATGCAGCACTGATATCTTTAGCATAACTAGGGAGTTTATTTAAATCCATTAATAGCTGACGGAACCCAGGAACATCTGGTACAGCCATAGATTTGTTTTTAAATCGACCCTTCTTTAAGTTACGACTAGCAAGTGTGTCGAGTACTACTACGTTAGCCTTCTTAACTAACGCAATAAATTTAGAAATGATTTTTGAAACAAGGCTAGAAGCCTTCTCAGCAATTCGAATTAAGATATCTTTAATTTTAGTTGCCGTTTTAGACTTCAATAAGTTAGTTTCAGCTTCAGTAGTATACAAGACGTATTCTTCATATTCTATAGCAGAATCATAATACATCAACGTGTACTCCTTTCATTAAAGAATATCCCCATATGGCATAATAACCATATGGGGATATAACTTATCGTTCCAATAACGTAAACACGTTATGCGTTAGCTATTAGATATGGCTAGCGGATAAGCTGGAGTATACAGCGTTAGGAGCTAAACCAAGGTTACGTTCACGATATTGTTTGATGTACAAGCAAGATTGAACAGGAAGTACTTCAATGTTTTCGTAACGTTGTACGCACATGATGTTTGGAGTCAATGGAGTTAATGCGTTACGGTAGTTAGTTTCGATGTTGAAGCTGTATTCATAACGACGGTATGTAATTACAGTGTCAGTCAAAGGAATAACAGTGATACGGAAACCTTTTTCTACTGTTTCTTTTTGGCTGGCAATGATGTGTACGCGAGTACCATCAACAGTCATAACACCAAATTTGTAGTCAAGTTTAACACCACCGATGTTGGAGTCGGCGTTCAATACCCAACGGATGTCATCATCAGTTGCATTTAACAATTCAACTACGTAGGAGTTAGCAGAGATAGCAATCATAATACGTTCGTCACGTAACTTAGTTTTGATGTAAGAAATCATACGACCTAAGTAGTAACGAAGTTGTTTACTTCTCCATTCGGATTCTGGAACCATGTATGTGCTTGGTGCAGCCATATCGAAGGATACTTCATCAGCGAATTGGAAGTTATAACCCATTGGTTGGAATACACGGTTGCCCATGTTTTTAACTTTTTGGAAGGATTGTTCCAAGAAACGTTGAGTGTTGGAGTCAGCAGTTTGTGCACAAACGTCAGACATATCGGATACAACTTCAACAGTTACATCGATATTAGCCAAAGCTTTTTCGTCTTTAATTTTTTCCAAAGTCAAACCAGCGTTGAAACGTTCTTTTTCAGCGATGGTGATTTGTTGGTTATGACGTTCTTTATCCAATTCAATTGTTTCGTTGTTGTTTGCATTGGACAAGTGACCACCGAATTGAATACCTTTAATTGTGATGTTAGTGGAAGGATCTACAGCTGCAGATACAGTTACTAAGCCATCATAAGGAGAATAGGAACCGAACACTTGTACTTTGTTAGGAGCTTGTGTAGGGTCTACTTTATTTTCAATTTCAAGAGTGTATTTGAATGTGTTGTTAGCATAGTCAGGACGGATATCCAAGTTGTCAACTACGATAGTTTCCATACTAGTACCAGGACCAGGAGTTGCAGGTACAGGGATTTCCATTTTGATAGCTTTGATGCCGAAGTCATAGGACAAAGCATCACGTTGTTCCAAGGAACCACCGGATTCTTCAAGGATGTTCAAGTCGAACAAAGGTAATGTACCACCAGCTTGTGGGTACCATTTGTTTGTTACTTCTTTACCAATACCTTGATCGGTGAATTCATAGTAAGAACCATCGTAGAAACATTCAGGGAAATATTTCTTTTCACCTTTCTTGTTTTTCAAGAAACGGCGTTCGTAAGCATATTTCACGATTGGGGATGTAGATACGATAGTTTGAAGCATATCTTTGAATTGGTTAGCAATGTATTGTTTTTTCAAGATAGGCATTGTCAAACCAACGATTGGTTCGATCAAACCAACGGAAGATGCTTCTGTCAACAATGTTTGACGAGTATTTTCAATGTATTGGTCCATTTTGTCGGAATGCATTGCAACGTATTCGTCGTTGTTATTGTGACCATACGTAGCGAAAGAAGATTCAGAAGTAGCTTCCAACGCATCGTTGAACATAGCTTCTTTGTATGCTTCATATAAAGGAGCAACGTTCAATACTTGTTTCATATCGGAAAGGATATCGATTTGGTAGTTGTTACGGAAAGATTCAACAGTTGCTTTGAATTGCTCTTTGAAACCACCGTCACGATTATCAGTGAAAGATCCTACACCAGGAGTTACTTGGCGTTCGGAATCATAGATGTGTTGATACATTTGTCAACCTCCTAAATTACTTTTGTTTTCAAGAAAAAATTTGATGGTTTAATTAAAACATCAAATAGTCAATATGATTTAACTATTTGTTTGACCGTTATCTTCGTTAATTTGCATAGTACGAAGCATGTCTACATTCAACTTCAAAATTTCGGAGAAATATTTAAAGTTGTAGAGGTTGATGGAATGGTCATTGCCATCATAGTACAGTAAGATGTAATTGTACACGACTTCTCCCAATCGTGTCAAATTCTTACGCACTTGATTAATTGTCACAGAAGTTAAGATATTATCTTTTCTAGCCTCTGTTAATTTTTTGTTAGAATTTTCAATTGTCTTATAGAGAGAAATAAAATCTTTAAGGAGATTGATTTTATTTATCTTTTTATTCTTATCTGCATTAGGATCGCCATCAGTAGACTCACCATCAGCACCATCATCAGTGCCGTCAGAATCACCATCTGTAGAATCCCCTTCAGAATCAGCATCAGAAGAATCGCCACCGTCAGAATCACCAGATTCGTCCATGTCACCAAGGTCGTCATCCATACCATCAGAATCAGAATCACCAGTACTGGAGTCATCAGAATCACCAGCATCGGAATCCGACCCTTCTTCATTTCCTTCAGTAGAATCTTGAGTATCCGCTGTATCGTCTGTAGTAGTATCATCTGTGTCTGTATTTTCACCATCTTCATCATCTTTAGGGATTTCTCCACTTTGTTCTTCATCGAGAGGCTCCTCATCACCTAAATCATCATTTAAATCTTTACGAGCATCTCGCATAGTATCACGTGTCGTCTTTTCGTCATCTTCTTCCTCTTTTTTATCATCACCATCAGCTTCAGTAACGAATCGAGTTAAGATAGATTCATAGACGTCATCGATGCTACCGACAGAATCATCATCAGATGATTCCACGATAGGTTCATCGTGGACTTCGGAAATAATAGATTCAACTACAGAGCCACCATCAAACGTATGACGATTAGAGCGGTTATCAATGATAGTATATTCACCAACAAGCTCTACATCAAATGCACCTTCTGCCCATACTTCATCGAGTATGTTAGCATATGGGCATTCATCAATAGATGGAGTATCGATACTAATATCATACTTTGGTTTAAATACGGTTACTTTAGTACCAGTAGGAATATCGTCTGAAATGGATAATGCATCAATAGCATGGTGAATGGAACGATACAGTTTGACAATCTCACCTTGTTCTGGATTAATTCTGATGGGTTCTGTACCAGATAACGATGTGGATAGTCTAGCTAAATATACATCACTGGTGTGTTCACTAGTACCTGATTCTAATATAGAACTCCATAAATCCATATTAATTGCCTCCTAGAATACGTTCTCGAACGTCTTCAATTTGTGTTTCGATTTTGTTTTCAAGACGCATTAATTTATATTTATTTTCATTATCACCAGCAGATTTCGCATCTTCAATCTTTTCACGAACCATTTTAAGTTCCATTTGAAGTTCTTGCATGATACGACCACGAGTTTTCTTAGTGATAGATTTATGTGCAGCTAATGTACCTAAGAAGGTAATGATAGCTAATGCACCACCACTAAAGATAGCAACACCCGCAGCTGGAGCTACACATCGAATAAAGATATTCTTTAATTTGGAGAATGCAGAACCTGTGATAACTTCTTCACGAGTATCTTCTTTAAGCGAAGAGTTAATCCCATCAGTAATATCCTTTATCGATTTCATAATAGGAGCAGCGATTGCAGTTACCGATTTCTTAGCTGCAACCAATTTACGACGAGTTTTAGCAGAGGCATCAGCAATTTTACCACCAATTTCTTTAGCTTTAGAATATAGATCTTCATAGACTAATGCTTCACAGAACTTATCTAAGTCCATATTGGTAACTTCACATGCTAAATTGAAGTTAGCTTCTAGTGCTTGTGCATACTCATCATGAGACTTATAGCTAGAAGGAACCATGAACTCTAGTAAGAAGAATGGATTCTCTTCAATAGCGGCCTCCATCATACCAAATGCTTCAGTAGCAGAAATACCAAACTGCTTCATAAGAAGATTTACATGAGGATGGTATTTCAAGTTATTTTTATCTGTGATAGTCATGGACTCCATAGTGGGGGACATGGATTCGAATGTCGGACCCTCTGTAGGAGGGATGATACCACCTGCTTTACAGATCGTTGCCAAGTCAACTGGCATGATTTTAATATCACCATCAACGTTGATGACTTGGAAGAAGTTACTGATTCGGTTACCTTCATATACAGGGACAATGTATACCATATGACCATCAGCACCTTCAGTACTTACCGTCATAAGCATAAAGTCTTTTGTTTTAGCAGTAGTTGTTTGAAGTTCAACCATTTTACCAACCACATTATCAGGGATAGCTGTGAATGGATATACTTGTTGACCTTCGCCACGAATCACTTCATATGTATGTAACCCATGATTACGGAAGCCAGTTTCGATTTGTTCTTCCGTAATTTGATTACCCGTGTTTACTTGAGTATTGAACGCTACGATAATACGTTCGAATAGTTTAGTTGCGATAACTAGACCTGCACGTTCTTCTTGACTAACAGTAAGAACTTCAAATGGTTCGTATGTTGTTGTGTCAGAAGGGTCTTGGTTATCACGATCAACGAATGTGATATATCCTAAGATAATCATATCCGTATGTTCTGGATACACAGGAGCGATATAAGCACCTTGTACCCATTTAGGAACACCGTATTTAACGGCACTGTCTATTTTTCGAAATACAGCCGGTCTTACGTCACCGACATATAACCGTTTATTTTGTTTAAACGCTTCATATCGAGCTACATTAAGAACAGAATTTGCTGTAATCTCATCTAAGTAGATGGATTGAGCAGAGTCCTTCGACCGACCAACATGAATGTTAATCATATTCGACTAACCACCTTTCTGTTGTATACTAAAAAGTTTACCAATATGTCCAGGTGTTTATTTTCCCGATAAAAACAACTATATAAGTTAATAATGCTAAAAAATAAACCAAAGGAGGTTTACGATCATATGAACAAAGGTAACGAGATTGTTGCATGCTTAGTCATGGAACAAACTACAGAACCACAAACTCCTGAGATTATGCAAGTAATCAACCAACCAGGTACAGATTATGTACGTTTCCGTACATGTCTTCAAAACTTCAATACATTCAATAGAAATAATCGTAATTACTTTCGTGAACCAATGGTGAAAGCTTGGGAAGCTGAACATATTCAAGAATTGTTACGGTATGGTACATTCTTTGGGGAAAATGGTCATCCAAATACAAAAGACCCTCAACGTGTCGTTAGTATTGACCCTAACAACCTATCCCATAGAATCGTAAGCTATGAATTCGTTGGTGATACCGTATTTGGTATTATTGATACAGCTAATGACTACAATGGCCCTGGTCACCAATTCAAAGGTCATATCTTACAAGGTGCTAAAGCAGCATTTAGTTTACGTGCCCTAGCCCCAATCACTAAGATTGATGCAACACGTGGCGAAATCCGTTCCACACCTCGTATCATTACATATGATCGTGTGATTCTACCATCCCATAAGGTAGCTTATCAAACAGATGATCCTATCACAGCGATTCACGAATCCGCTGGTGTAACAGCTATCGCAACTGAACAAGTGGGTGATATCTGTATCCCAGTTAGTGAATGCCTAGGTCTTCCTGGCTTATCCGATTTCTTATTAGAAGAATCCAATATGGCTAAAAACATTGCAGATATGTTTGAAATTAATTATGAATCCGCTACATTAGATGCTACTGGTAAGAATTTAGTATTACAAGAATCTGCTGTTGATGGTACTCGTCGTACATTCACAGTTGGTTTAGAAGACTATGTTCAAGAACAAGTATCTGATATTTTAAGAAATATGTAAGGGTGATCGTATGTCAGTCTTTCGTGATAAAGCACATATATTAAAACTTATTAAGCAACATTGTGGGTTGTATTCTATCCAACTCCCAGTGGACGATAACTGTTTATACCATGATATCATTGTGGATGATACCATTCCAACATTTTCCACATATTACCCAAGAGTTCTCCATGTACCGGCGAACTTAAACGAACTTCGTATCCGTAATGATAAAGAGAATACCATTGCCGATATGAGTAATATCTATCAATTGCCACCAATTCTTACCGATGCGAGTGATCGTTTCATTGTCGGTATTGAAAGTATTCGACCATTTAATGATTTACGATATCAATCAGTACCGTCTGCCTATGAAACCATCGAATCATTCCAAGCGTTGGCAATTTCTCAAACGGTTGGCGACTTGGCATCCACTATGGAACCACCATTCCTAACAGAGTTTTTACCACCAAATCGTTTTCGGGTAAATAACGGTACGTATTATAAGGACCAAGTTATCATTGGGGTAGAAGTATCTTATTCTACTGAACTATATGATATTCCTATGACCCTTCGTCAAGCATTTTATAAGCTTGCCTTATTGGATGCTAAACGCTATTTCTGGAATCAGTTGAAATATTGGAAAGATTTTCAAACATCCATCGCATCGTTTAATCTACAAATCGATGATTGGGCTGATGCTGAAAGTAAACGGGAAGAGTTATTGGAACAGTGGGATCAATCCTTCCACTTAAATCGTGTAGCTGCCGTATGGTGCTAAAAAAAAGAGAACCGAAAGGTTCTCTTTTTATACTATTTTTCTGATGATGGTAGACACTATCGTCAGTGTATCTATCTCATCAGACTCAAGGTTTGATCCTTTGTATTCATATGCTGTAATACAAAGGATTGCTGTGGCGCCTAGCCATTTTACGATACTGAACATAGGCTATACTAATGCACGAATGAAGCCTTTTACAGCTTCCTCTGCACCTTTCTTAACAACCGCGTCAACTAAAACATCAGCAACTGCAGCGGATGCAGAAATACCACAGATTGCAAGAGCCCCACGTGTTAGGATTTCAGTACGTTCACTGACGTTATTTGTTTTAAATAAACCATTACAAGCATCAGCACAGAATGGGCCAAATACATACCCATTTACTAATACAGTCACTGCAAATTTAGTAATACCCACAATCATTTTCTTTCTCCTTTTTAAATAAATAAACTAAGAAACTGAGGATTATTCCCCAGTTTCTTTTTTGGCTTTTTTATCTTTTTTAGATTTTTTCTTTTTCTCGATAGCGACAGTGATCATCGCATCTTGAATACTGTTGTGTAGCATTCTATAGTAACAGAATTGCCCACCTACAACCATACCTGTACCTGCTGCAATACATAGGTATGGATGTTCTTTGATAAAATTTTCCATTGTTTCTAATACTTCGTTTAACATTTTCGTTCTCCTTTTAACGTAAATAAAAATAGAATATGAATAGTTCTATAGGACTCTTTTCATTTATTCTTTTATTCCTATCTCTATTCATGATTATAATATATATTCATATACATAAAAAATACGGATATACTTGGCTACAAGTATATCCGTTTATTCGGTTATAAATTAGGATTCCATACACGAATTTCTCTGAAGTTGATATAGTTATCCAATCGAACGTGAATATAGAACTTATGATGACGTAATGCTCTATATAGATGAATATCGAAAGGAACTTCAACAGGAGCATGGTCTTTGGATTCCAATAGCAGTGTATGGGTTCTAGCTTTTAGACTTTCGTAGATTTCAGTACTATCGAATGAGTTAGGTTGAGCTACCCCATCAATCAACTCAGTGAATCGAACACCATGTAAGAACATAAGTGAACGACGATTTGGATGATTGATAACTAAATCACCTGGTTCAATAGGACCCACGTATTTAGCACATACGTTTCTGAAGTCTAATGGGAAGTCCCAATTAGAATGGAACATTTCTTTCACAAAAAGTCCCATATCAGTAATGAAATAGATTACAAATTTATCGTCACGTTTATTTGATACAAACGATTTCAATGCGTAGTATAACATAAACTGTCCATGTAATAGACCAGTACAAAACGAATCTTGTCGGTCGTACCAGTCAGTAGACGTTAATGGTACTTCTTTTAGTAGATACGCTGTTGTAGGGCGGTCTATACTATGAGTCTTACAGTAATCCACATAGGATGGAAGTTGTCGGATCATAGAAAAATCACCTCGCTTTTGTAATTAGTATAATGTATCGATAAGGGAGAATGTCAAAAAAAAAAAGAAACCTTCGGGTCTCTTTTTTAACTTTCTTACTTAGTACTAAAAATTAGTATCGAATGAGCGTACATATAGTACATCACCTTTTTCGTCATATACACGATCTTTCAATGATGGAGATACCAAATCTTTACGATTTGGGTTATTCTCACGTATAATACGAGATACAATATACATTGTACCATCTCTAGGTGCTGGTAAAGATTCAGTATCGCCTTGATTAATCTTATTTAATACAACCTCAATACCATCTACCTTGATACTACCAGCATTGGAAATTGTGCTATTGGATCTAGCCACAACTCCTATCTTACGATAAATAACCGTTCGACCATTAGGGTCTTCATAGCCCACTCCATGTGGGCATAAATTTAAGAATCTCATTTTTGATTTTCCTTTCTGTATAATAATATGATTATCTATAGTAATAATATATATTTATAGTATGAGTAAAAATGAAAAAAGAAGAATATGGTTTCCCATATTCTTCTTACTAATGTGATTAATAACCGCCGCCAGAATCTCCTTCATTTGGAGCTAGTTTAAGGAGGTCATCAGATTGTAATTCGGCTTTGAAGTCGAGTTTAAGTTTCTTGATATCTTCATCCAATTCTTCAAAGTCAAGTACACCTTGCATAGTGATGTTCTTAACAACGTAGCGATAGATTCTATCCTTAATACGTGGATCATCCTGGTCATTATCACCACTATACATCTTAGTGATAAATTCTGCAATGGAATCGGAAGAACTGATAATGTCAACGATATTTTGACTATTGAGTGCTTTCGGTCTTGACCATTCGAAATAGATGTTATCGATATCAACTTCGTCTATACCATACTCACCGAACGATAATAGTTTACGATAGAGTTCAGTACAAGGGATTTCCAATTCAGTTTGCATAGAAACCATACGTGATACGAATTTACTATTTAGCATTTGAATTTGTTTAGCAAAGTCAACTTCTTCTAAATAGTTAATCATAGCACTAGGACAACCTGTATTAGAAATCATACCTTTACGAAGTAATTCTAGTAATGGTGTATCGAGTTGAATATCCTGACCTTGCATAACTTCGATTTCGAAGGCACGTTCACCATTGGCACCTACAGGCACAGCCAAATCTCTACCCTTACCTACTTTAGATAAGATACCACGAACAGAACCAAAGTCATTATAGCTAATTTGGTTCATCTTATAGTCGGATACCACTCGATTAATACGGTTGGTAATGTCTTTATCGACACCATTACCTTTAACCATAAACATACGAGTGTCGGAGCTACGAGTTACTATCATGATAATCTTAAAGAGTAAGATGGATAGATAGAGCATGCCATAGAATAAAGAACGTTTCAATACAGATACGCCCATATGTGTATTATAATCTTCATTAACTTTGAAATGAGTCATATAGTTAACAGGGACGAACTGTACTTTGAATGACTTCGTATAGAAGTTTTCGTATGAGATAGCATTGGCAATCAATTCTTTAAACTCAGCATTCTTACGTAAGAATTTCTTATCAACACTTTCGCAGATACGAGCAGACAGTAACGATACTAATTCCTCTTCAAACTCACGTCGTTTACTGTTTTGGAACAGCATAGTGGTACGACTCAATGTATGAACGGCATTCAATACATTAGAACGAGTTTCATCAACGGTTTCGTATAGAACATAATACCCAAGCGTATAATCCATAATACGAATTGGAATCACACGACGAGGGTCATATAGTTTCATATAGACACCCTTAACAGTATCTTTGAATTCTTTCTTATAGGCGTCCGTTAGATCATTAATATTTTTAGCATCCATTGTACCATCGGCAAATGGATTCATGGATTTACCCTTATCACCAGTAGGGTCCGCTACCGTATTCCATGTCTTAGATTTCTTCTTCGTTTGCATAGCTTTGAATAAATCCTTACGGATATCTTCATCAGCTAGTCCTGCAATAGAAGCATCTTCTAATAATGGAACTCCTGGGTCATTGATCACACTAATACCTTCCATGATGGTATTAATCGTATTCACCATATCAGACCGTTTATATTTGGTATCAACTTGCTTGAAATCATCTTCATATCGTTCCAATAATGGAGCGATGGATTCCATAGCAGGTGTCAGAGTACCCTTCTTCGCATTCTCTGGGAGCGTATTTTCATACGCAATCGTTTGTTCAAAGATATTTGGTAATCGTTGATCATTATAACGATCATCCAATGCTTTGAACTTAGCGAATAAGTCTGTATATGGTTGGGTAAATATAAAGAAGTTACCATAGGTAAGAGTGCCAGGGATAATAATCTTTTTAATTTTATCCATAATCCCAGTTACTTCTTCCATTGATTCTATGGTTTCTAACTTTGTTTCATTTTGTGTAGCATCAGATTCGCCTTCGAATCGGATAATACGTGATGCTTCTGATGTGATATTATCCGTATTCGTAATTGCATCACGCATGGTTAAAATCACTTCATCTAATTCGGATACTTGTTCTGTTAATAGACGAAGGTCTTCATACATATTATTTACGTTTTTATATCGTTCACTAAGAATGATATTAATTTGACTATTTTCATCACCTAATAGTTCCTCAATCGATTGCCCTTGCATGAATGTGTTCATACTAGTGTACGATTTAGGACTCTTGGTAAAAATAGAATTTATAAATGCAGCAACGTCTCTACCATTATGAGTACCAGATACAAATCGATTAGTTTCTTTCTTTAACAATGTATCGATTTCATCTGACATGGCATTGATTTCGTTTTGTCGTTTGTTACTATCGGTTAATGTAGTATTTTTAAACAAATCGAATAGACTGCTGATAGTACCATTTGTTTTAGCAATTTTCTCTGCACGAGTTTTCATATCTTTCAAATCTAATTCGGGCTGCTTGCTTTTGTTCGGTTCATTATCGGCCAAGTACTTCACCTTCTATTCTCTAATATACTAATAATTTCACATTACAGAGTTGTTAAAAACGGTAAAAAAAAGAAGACCCGAAGGTCTTCTTATTGTGTCCCCTAATCAATAGGAAACAATATAATGCTTAGTATAGACATCCCAGTTTTCAGTCAATGAATGTAAGATCACTTCATAGATTTCAAACTTACCATCCATCAATCGATAATGCACTAACACTTTATCAGCTTTCTTAATCGCTGGTAATAGTTCTTTTGTCAATACCATATGGATTTTTGGTGCTAAGGCAAACTCTTCGATTTTATAATCGATTAGGTTATAAATGACTTCTTCAGGAATCTCTTTAGTAGCCCATCCATTCTTACCAGATTCAATATCTTTCATATCATTCATGATCGTACGACGGGGCAAATATTCGTTCATTCTTACATAGGCATCAGCATCAATGAACTTACCGATAGAGAAACAAAGCTTTTTCTTATCATTAGATAATTTGAACTCATTATCATCAGTATGTGTTTGAGTCATACAGATACCTTTTAGTGCCTTACTTAATGAATCGATATCTAATAACGTACACTGCATGAATTCTTCATCGAATTTATGACGAACCAAACTTCTCGTATATGCTGGACGCTTCACTGTTTCTGCATATGGTGGAAAGATAAATCCATCCACCGATATATAACAATCATACATATTCTTGATCACTTGATTGAGATCGTAGATTGCATTACGTTTCTTAGGGGGTATTACTAAATCACGCACTTCCATATTGACCAAACTCCTTAATTAATTCTTCACCTGTTGGTAATCCAAAGTACCGATTACCAATAAAGGAATAATCTTTCGATAGATAGTCTTCTAAGAAGACTTGACCTTCATCGTAAAATACATTATCTGGGTCGGTATTATATTGACCAAACCCTTCTAATTTGATTTTACCAATCATCGGAACGGTACCAATATTATGAGTGATAGTGATATTCGGATACATAGATGAGAAGTCATAGTCGATAACCCGACTAAAGATGAACTTCGATGGTCTTCCCAGGATTTCAACACCTACTTTTTCATTCAGCATTGGGTCACCTACGAGAGCACCTGCAAACCCTTCTTCATCCTCATCTTCATCCTTGTCAGCATCATTATCAAATCCACGGTTACCATAATCGATATTGTTATTATTACCAATAATGAAACCTTGTTTATAGTATGATAAATACGCACGATTCTTCAATAGAATCGTTTGACTGAATGCTGATTCATATTGCGTCGCATTAATCAATGAGCGTTGGAATACGTTATCAATATCATGTGTCTTCATTTCGATACCATATTGTAACAAAGTATCCTTGATATTATATAGCACGAATAACTCATAGTTTTCGTATGGTAAGGTTTTGATATTCGCCTCATCACTATAATCAAGTTTTTCATCGTTTAGTTCTGCTTTAGCAATTGCATTCAACCGAACGGTTTTCAACTCTGAACGAGCTTTACGAATCTTGATATATTGAGACATTTGGTCTAAGTAGACTGATTTGGATGTACATGTGAATACATCATTCTTTGTTTTGAAATCATGGTGTCGATGGTCTTTACGATAGTATAGTTCATCTTGTATAAATTCTGGGTCACACATGATCTTCATAGGATCATGACCTAGTGCTTTAATACGATCAATAAAGTACGGAATATCAAACGCCATGTTCCAGAAGAGTATGAAGTCCCGAGCTAATGTATTGAATAAACGGAATACTTCCGTAATCATATCAATCTCTGTATCATACATATGTATCTCATAATTGAGTTCCCCGTACGATTCATCGAAGGTCGTATGACATTTATCAATGAAGTTAGGAAGGTTATTCTCAAACTGCTCTATGAGCGGATTCTCGGGATTTCTTAAAAGAAAACTATGTACAGTTTTCGTTTCAGCATCAACAACTGCTACTGCGTTAATAGGGCATATATCAGCGGTTGGAAACCCTGGTGCATCGATGCCGTCAACTTCGATATCAGCAAATACCTTAGTTAAGGAATACTGCATATCATAATCATGATAATGGAGCATCCATTCACATCTAAAGTAATTCGTATATGGATAGTCAGTGGCTAACACATATGGATAGTGATGTAAATTTTTCTTAGCTGATTTATTATTCTTATTACACCACTCTTTATAATCAGCTAGTTTCTTACCACCAACTTTGACGATTTCATTGATGATATTTTTGAACTTAACGATCTTTTGATCACATCGGTCTAACGGCATATAGGATGGATAGTGTGTATAATCTCTATATTGTGGTTTCACAATATACATCATATACCGTGGATCTTCAATCGTTTGAATCCACTTACGACCCGTGTTAACATCCTTAAATACAACCGACGCATAATCATGCTTACCAGGTGATTCCCAATCGGGTCTATGGTAAAACACATTCAATAATAAATGGTCTTTGGAGTGCGGAAGCTCTCCAAAGACTTTTTCACCATGATAGTTCTTTAATAAACCAATATTACTCATCTCGATGTACCTCAGTATCAAAATCAACATCATTTTCTTGATATGCTTCATTGAAACGATTAATGATTTCCTGAGGACTGAATTCTTTCTCTGGGTCTAATTGGTTCGTGGATAACAGTTTGTATAAACTTGGTGCACAATCACGCAATAAGGCATCACGTAATTCTGGTTTACCGCCGATGATATCACGGAACTGTTTACTATTGAATTTGATATCTGGTGCCGATTCAAAGTAAGAATATGGATTACGACCTTTGATAACACATGCCATATTCGCATAGTGTAACATAGTCAACCAAGGATCGAAACCGGTATTATAATCATACACTAACTGTACGGAAGAACCACCACGGTTAGTTTTAGATTTAATAAATTGCACTTCTACTAAGAAACCATCAAATCCATCTTTCTCAAATACATACTTTCCTTTATAGATAAAGCGAAGTAAGTTTTGGGAATAATAGATAGGGCCAGTACCACCAGGTATATTTTCATTGGTTTTCATGTATTGGATTTGTGCTTGTGTCTTTTGGAAAGCCATTTCAGGTTTATCTTTGATATGGTTAATTGCCATAACCGTAATATTGGCTTTTTGGATGATAGGACGCAATCGTTTATAGAACGTATTATAGGCAATCGCTAACCGCATATTATAGGTTTGCGTACCTAATTCATCACTATCCTCCACTTCCTTAGTTTGTAGGGATGGTAAGGAATCTATCAAATACACAGTCGGTTGAGGAAGACAAATTTCTTCACCATATTCATTCAGTTTACCTGTATTATAAAATAGCTCCTTAGTTTCTAGCTTGACTTTAGCTAGATGATAAATATGTTTAAATGCATCTTCGACATAGTCGATAGCAGGTATATAATATTTATCTTTCATTTCTTCTGTTGTGAAATGATTCAATGCTCGAATACGAGATAGGTTAGAAGAACCTTCCGCATCGATATGATAATATTCACCATATTCAAATGGTCTAATAATGTGAGAACCTACTTGTACGCAGAATGATGTTTTAGCTACACCTGGTTTACCAATGACAGTTATAAATTGACCACCAAAAATACCAGTGTTAGCCCAACGTTCAGTAACGTTGTTATTTTTATCTGTAACTGTTAAGAGGTATCCATTTTGATAATCAAGAGGCATAAACCCACTGGAATATCCCATTAAGTTTCTTGCTTCTGCTGTAAAGATACCTTTCTTGTCATGCTCTAATAGAGCGTCATGTAATTTAGCCATATTGGTCTCCTTTCATATGTAATAAATAGTCGAATCGTCTATAATCTATCACAGGATAAAAATAGAAGAGATACCACAGTGGTATCTCTTCTATGATATATAGTTTCAAACTATATTATTTCATACGAATGATTTTTAAATCATTGGTGATTACCATAATCGTACGATAGTAATGGTAACCTAATTTAGCCAAACGTTCAATGACTTCATCACGATTTGTTTTAACTGTATTCGCATCGAAATCGATGATATACGTAATCGCACTGATGTGTTGTTTTTGTGCATACGCACGCAAATCACGTTGATTTAAGACTTTAGCAGATTTATCATTGATATGGAAGCGTTCTGCTACTTTAGCAAATGCTTCATCAGTAATTTCATTCAATCGTGTTACGGTATGTGTGTGGCGTGCTGGACGATATGTACGAATTTCACATACGCCATCTTCATTACGTTTATCACTAATATCGAAATATCCTTTTTGACCACGAGCTGGTACATCAAGTGTATTCATAGTTGTATTAATGATTTCATAGCAATAACGACGATCACTATAGCGAATCATCAAACGATTCACCACATCACGATTCATATCACTACGTGTGATGAATTGTACAAATGGTAATGATTGACGAGTATTCAAGGAAATGATTGCATGGAATACTTGGTTTTCTTTATCAATTTTATACGCATAGATGAATGCATCACGGCTATAGTAATTGATAAGATCTTTACCATTATCTAATGAAATGGATACAAGTAATACATCTGTATTATATCCATCATTGGATGGCATTACGAATGGATTGTAGTGACGATGGTCAAAACGCAACGTTGTTTTTACATTCAATACTTTACTGATTTCAAAATGTTGACCAAATTCATGGGATACATCCATATGGTTTACTTCATCAGCAATACCATCAGATTTAAAAATATCCAATCCGAATTTGTTGTCTGCTACCGTATGAATGCGTGCAAATTTTTCAGTTTTGTCGGTTACTGTCCATTGAGCTGTGTTTGTTTGGTTATAAACGAAGATCATAATAGGTTCGTGCCTTTCATTTAATAATAGATCTAAAAAAGTGAATCTCAATTACTTGTAATGTCACGAATAGAAAAAAATAAGAGAGATGGCATTCACCAACTCTCTTATTCTCGTGCACATAGGATCCTATCTACGCAAGATTACTTGCTAGTTTTTTTAGGACGACCAGGTTTACGTTTTGCTGGTTCTTCCTTTTTAGATTCTTCGTTTTTGGGAGCTACTTCAGCTACTTCTTCCGCTAATTTACCAATATACCGTTCATAGTATTTGATAATATTTGGGTAGTCCTCAGCTGGAAGCGTATCGAATTGTACACGACGTGCACCATCGCGACCTTTCTTAGCATCTTTAATGCGTTCATTACGATACATTTTGAAGAATTCTTTCAAATCCTTTTTACCCCATAAGTATTCTTTCTTAGCTTTCTTAAGTTGTTTCTTAGAAAGTTTAGATTCTTTCACTTCTGGAGCTAACAAAATTTGTCCTTCCATTACGCCAAGTAATAGACGACTAATTGTGTTATACACTGCGGTTTGTGGCACTGTAAAGTTTTCGATAGCTTTAGATTTCTTTTCCAATGCGATGGAAATCATAGCATTGCGAACGATTTCTTGGTCAGCACCATCTAATGCGATATTGTAAATCGCTTTCAATGTATCAATGTTGTTTAATTCAGCACCAACGTGTACAGTGTATTTGTTATCGGCTAAGCGTTCTACACCACGTTTTTGCACTTTGTACAAAGCTTGGTCTAATCTAAACATGTATTTTCTTACATTGAATTTGTTTAGGTATTCAACTGGAACGATATTGGCAGCGATGTCAATAGCGAACTCTTCTTTGATACCTAATTTCATCAACTTCTTAATGATCTTCTTAGCAGATACTTTAACAACGTCAGCTACAGTATCACGTAATTCTTTGTAATACTCAATCGCTTGTTTCTGTCTTTCTTTCTGCTCTTCGCTAGGAACAATACCTGGTTCTGTTTGGAGAGATTTTTCAATCGCCAAATAGGATTTTTCCAAGTAATCCACTAGCATGACATGTAAACCTGCTGGCACATCATCTTTAAAGTTATAGTCTTTAACGATTTTACGTAGAGGTTTTACAAACATTTTCATGGAGGTGATAAGGTCAATGAATTGATTTTCATACCGACGTTCTTCACCTCTAAAAGAATCCATGAAATAATAATCCACAAGCGGAATTAAATTATCCGCAATATGGGATTTCAATTCATCTTTACTCATCTTTTTCAAGCGTTTATACTTGAATTCAGACAAGATTTCTTTGCCACTAGTCTTTTTCATAGCGTACTCCTTCATTATAAAAAGAATAAAATAAATGAACTAATAATCTGTTCCAGACCGATTAGTTCTTAATAAAACTCGTGACAGATTTTACTCTGTCAGAGAAATAATATATAAACGAATAGGTAGTTAGCCTATTCGTTTATATAGAATTGATTAATATTTATCCAAGATAGAATCCATATCGAATTCATCATCGGAATCATTGTTAGTATCTTTAGTACCATCGTATGCAGAGAGTTTATCTAATGCACTATTGAGTACGGAGCTAGTTTGTGTTTTATTCAACTCTTCTTCTACTCGTTCGATGCGATTGATAATCACTTTGATACGTTTATCTGGTACAGAAAGACCACTTAATAGCAATACCAATACGTTGAGTTTATCACTTTCTTCATTTTGAGCAAAGTGTTTGAAGTCTTCGATTGGTTCACCATAGAAGTTACGGATGTTTGGTAAGTTTTCGTTGAACTTACTATTTAATCCTTTAGTAAGATATGCAATGAAGCCCATGCGTTTTACAGTATGGTCATCTTTTTCAGAACAGTCCATGCAAGTAGCTTTAACAGAATGATCTAATAGTACAGAATCCAATGTTTCATCGGCACCAATAGAATCTTCGTAGATACCAGTTAATACATCCATGAAGATAAGTCCTGGAACGGAGATGATTTTACGCATATCTTTATCATCAATCATACCATATGGAGAAGAGTGAGAGAAGTCACCACGAACCGCAGAGATCATAGTAACGATTTCTTTATTCACTTCATCCATTTGTTTATTGGTTGGTAAGTAGGCACGTTTTTCATTATCAAATAACATGTACGAACCACCCAAGTCAGACATTTCTTTCAAGTATTGGAGTGTATTGCGTTGTGCACCAACGGATTCACCTAATGTTGGAAGAATACCTACGTTGACGAAGATCTTATTTTCATCTTTACGGAAGTAGTTGCGTAGAATGTCTGTTAGGATAGGGCCCATACCAGAGCCAGTACCACCACCAGTGGAATTAACGACAAATACAATGTCAGTTTGATCCATAAACTTTTTGAACGCTTCATCTTTGATTAGCTCCTTGATATTTTCCTTCACAAATCCTTTTGCAATGGAACGGTCTTTACCAGACCCAGAACTGTCGCCGAAAATAATAGCGTCCATTTTAATATTCAATGTATCAAGATCTTTTTCAGATGCATTGATAGCTAATGCAGGAATTTCTTTTGTTGCTAAGCCTAATGCAGCAACTTGATTACCTGCATTACCAATACCTATAATACCAACTTTTAACATAAAAGTCTCCTTTCGTCGGTTATATTCTACCTATATTAATAAGTCGTTTACTACGACACCCATCTCGATCACTTACCCAATCTAGCATACTCATATTTAGTGCTGAATATTCTAGTGTATCCAGATATGCTTTCATATCACATTCCAAGAATGATCTATTGAATCGGATAGAAGTTGTTGGTTCACTATGACTATACCATTTTACACGGTTATCAAATGCATCAAGAGCACAATCACCAAGAAAGTTACATATATCAGAATGGTATGTGTCTTTAAAGATTTCTGGATACCTAGCCCAGACCAATGTACCAGATGATTTCTTGAATGCTTTGTAATTGATAGAGATGCCACCAAATCGTTTATGTGATAGACGAGTGAATGCTCCAACCATAAAATCAACTGATGTATTGAATCGAGTATACTCATCGCCTTGAGCGGATGTATCATCTATCGTAATCATATAACCATCATAATAATCATTCGAATCTAGTGTCTGAACTTTATTAATACCGAACCCGTCATATTCAGTACCAAATCGAAATATGTCTTCAATACGTCTAAAATCGGATTCTAATTGAGTAAGTAATTTATCTACAACTAATAACTCGATATGTTTATCTGCATATAAACATATAGGTTTCAGTCGATCAATAAGTTTGACATCATATACAAATTTAGGTACTCGATTTTCCAAAATATCACGCAATACCTTTCTCAAAATGATATCATCACTTCGATATGTGTGTCCACCAATTCGATACATGATTTGTGGTTCTGTTGGCATCGAGCGATATTCACTCTTAACATTAATACCTAACAATGTTAATACTCGCCTGAAGAATATGGCTTTATTGATAGACTCATATGGGAGATGGTCACACTCATGAGGAAGGATGATAGTATATGGATGCAAATAACTAAAATAATCATATTCCTTAGTCATGTTATATTCCTTAGACATGGCATTCTCCTTTTGGAGGCATATAGACCGTATCGCTAAAATACTTATTACCAAAAGCTATTTGCCATTGGTTTAAATAGTTAGCGACCATCATCATATCCTCATCGTCAACGTAATCGAGTATCTCGAAATGAATCCCATGAAGATAATTGCCCGGAGTACAATTATAGTCAATAAATTGAATATCTCGACCGATCATATCAAAGGCAGCTTTTACTGCTGATTTGATCCTATCTAAATATTCTTTAATATTAGCAGGTAATAGTGTTTTACTAGTAACTGTAATATACTGATTGCTATGTCTATGACCATTAGCAAATGTATAATAGTCACCTCGCTCATCTTTGAGCGTCATATCAGTCGAGCTAGCTTTAGTATCAAACTCAATGAGCATCATATTCTTATTCATATCTGGGATAGACCAGAGTTGTTGTTTTAAGAAATTTATGTCATTGACATTGGTTACTCCATCTATTGTCATATACGTAGATTTTAAGGCAACTAACCCTATCGTTTTAAATACAATATCTAATTGACCAGGGATAGTTTTGAATGTCTTAATTTGTTCAAATGTGGTTCGAACAAAAATAGCATCCAATTTATCACTAGCTTCTGCTAACGTCATATGATGCATGGATATATCACGAATCATATCCTTGATGATACTGATATGATCTAATGGATATAGGTGTGTAGGAATATATCGCATAATATGGTTAATTACCGAATCTAACACTTCATCAGTGTTATTGGCGAATAAATCATATTTACGAATTCCTTTTTCTGTTTCAATTACAGTTGTGGCCTCTGCGTATTTATGGGTACCCTGAATAATAGCACTTTGTACATATAACGCATGACCTAAACTATTAACAAACTTCACTGCATCATTTGGTGTCTTTTCGCAATATTTAGGAATATACGTAAAGATGGATTGGATATAGGGACTTGACATAGAACTACTTCCTTTCTACAACTAATGTACCATTTGTGAGAAATCCAGCGGCTCCAGCATGACCGCCACCACCAAAGGATTCGGCGATCTTGTTAACAAGAATGGATTTTTCTGGATTTTTACCTAGACGATAAATGGAATATTCCATTTTACCATCAGCATTCATGAAGAATACTACCCCGACTTCATAATCATTCTTAACCGTTTCAAAGATAAAGCTACCACGATCTAATGTGTTAATAGCAATAGCACTAACATCTTCAAACTTACGAATGTAACATTCAAATCCTGCACGTTGTAAGTTGGTTACGAATGTACGGTTTTTGTAATCAACAATCGGTTTACCTGATACCATGATTTGATTTGTTACATCCTGAGATAATTTCATATCGAAGAAAGCATCCCAGAATTCACAAGACTCATTACTTGGACGTTCAAATTCAGCATAGAAACCATCATTGAACATGAGGTTTCTCATATAGTCTTCGTAGGTAGTGAATCGCCAAGTATCATATAAGCCAGCCATACGAACGGATTTAGGGAATAAGCCATCCATAGATGGACTCAATAGTGATTCTAATGTCACTTCACAACCATTGACACTCACTTCCATACCAGGATCGAATAGTGTTGTTTCATCTAGTTGTACGACACTTCTAAAGAAATGAAGGTAAGTTAACTCACAAGCTGCTAACCCATTAATACGTATACCTGGAACCGCATTAATATTTGGATAATTCTTATACTTGTTGATAGATGAGAGATGATGATCAATCCATATGATATGATCAATACCTACACGGTCTACGAGTTCATCAAAATATTGAACAGGAAGACTAAAGTCTAAAATAAATACATATTGGGTTTTCTTTAACTTACTGAAATCAAATGCCATATCATAATGAGCTGATATGAACTTAAATGTTTTCTTTCTCCATAATGGAGATAGTTTAGCACACATAGCTGATGCATAGCCATCCATATCATTGTGATGAATGCATAATACATCAAAATTTGTGTTGGATTTGTTGGTTGTCATACCAACATTCATTAGGTTTTCCATAGTACCCTCCTAAAATAAAATAACGTAGCCATTATATTTTCGGATCATAGAAAAACTAGTAATTTTCCATATCCTAGACTACATACTAGCATAATATATAAACACAAATTAGGTTATATATTATATTGGTGAGTCCCAATATTGTATATTATTTAAAGGAGTAAATGTCATGAAGGATATTCAAATTGACTATAGTCTATCCCCTACCGATTTGGATTTAAATATTGAGCTTCTACCAGAGTTTTATAACCCTGAAACAGTAGGACCTCGTTTACGTGTAATGGATTGGCATGAATCATTCGTTACCGATATGCTAACTAATAAAGGGTTTATTGTTAAGAGTAAACCATTCAAAAAGAAACTAAAAGATAAAGACGGTAATATTATGACACGAAATACGAAAGAGATGGATGGTATCCATTCTCCTCGGTTCGGGTCTGATTGGCAAGATGAAAATGCATTTGCTGAACGGTACCGTTGTTCTTGTGGGGAAACGATTGGTAAATTCTACACTGGTCAAATCTGTCCACACTGTAATACAAAAGTCAAATTCGTCGATGTTGATTTAGATATGTTTGCTTGGCTTAAATTAACAGCACCATTCTATATCATTCAACCATTGATGTATATTAAACTCAAAGATTTCTTTGGTAGTGATACATTAGAAACCATTCTTGAGTTTAAGAAAGAAATGGATATCGATGGCTACTATAAAGAACCTAATACCGATGATAAAAAGAATCCATTCGCCGGTATTGGTATGGTTGACTTCAAAGAACGATTTGAAGAAATCATGTATTGGTTCAAAAAGAAAAAGAAGAATAAAGCTGAGCTATTTGATAATATCATGATGGATAAACATAAGATATTTATTCAAGAAGTTCCAATCTTCTCATCCGTACTTAGACCTGTATTCTTCACCAATGAAGATTATTCGTATACAAAGATTGATACTTGTTACAATGCGATGTATGGTAACTTTGAACGTTTGAATGAAGAATCTGATGGGTTAAACCAACGAAATATCGCTAAGGTAAATAAGAATTTATTCCGTGCTCAAACTAAACTTATGGAAGCCTACAGTATTATCTTCACATCTCTTACAGAGAAAGAAGGTCATATCCGTAGAAACATCTTAGGTGGCAAAGTTAACTTCAGTTCTCGTAACGTAATCATTCCTGATGCGAAGTTACGTTCTTATCAAGTACGTCTTCCGTATGTAGGATTCATGGAACTCTATAAAGAAGAGATTATCAACCTTATCGTTAAATTAACAGGTGTAAGCTATAACGTAGCAGTCGATGAATGGTTCAAAGGATATCGTAAATTCGATCCAAAGATTTATAAAATCATTCAATACATGCTAACGAATACGAAATATAAGAATAAGATTCTATTAAACCGAAATCCAACAATTGATTTTGGTTCATTTGTGTGTATGGAAATTGTAGAAGTGAAGAAAGATTATGATGACCTTTCTTGTAGTCTACCAATCTCCATCTTAACATCACTAAATGCAGACTTTGATGGTGATGTGTTGAACATCATCTCATTGAAAACAAACGAGTTGAAGAAATCCTTCGACCAAGTATTCAATCCCCATAAATCATTGGTTATTGACCGTAATACAGGTCGATTCAATAATAAGTTTTCCTTGATTAAAGACCAATTGATTGGATTGTATCAATTCTGTAATAAATAATAAGAAAGGATGTACTCGCTTGAGTACATCCTTATTTTTTTATGTTAAAATGAGTATATGACATACGCCATATACTCATTTCATGTATTTTTGTATAAGAGAAGATTTTATGGTAAGTTAGCCAAACCAAGATACAAGACAACCAATCTTGCATTACAATATTGTTTTCATTTATAAGTACTTCATTAGACAAGTCTGTAGAGGTGATACCAATGAATCAAGCCATAGTAAATTCTAGTCTGGCACATACCGTTGGGAATGTGACATTCCAGATGACAGAATTCATTAAAAGTTTATTCACTCCTAATTTTTTTAGGCATACTCATATCTCTAGCCGTATGGCATATAGAGAATTTAAGATAAATGAAAACCGTCAAGAAGCAGCTTTCATTAAGAAGAACCGTCCGATTTTGATTATTAGACCCCACTTAGAAGTTAATGATGATATCTTTATGTCGGGTTCTATGTTTACTCGATTGTATAATGGGACGAACTTTAATAAGAATTATGGGCAATTTCTCCCATTATTCCGTGATGATGTGAACGATATCTCATTATCATATTTCACAAATCGTTATCGAGTGGTGTTACAAGTCACTATGATGTTTGATACAGCCTATCAACAAGTGAATGTATATAGTTCACTGCTCAATCGGTTTAATGAAAACCAAATATATTGGCAACAAACGGCATTAGAATGTTTCATGCCAGGACAGATTGTGGAAGAGATTTCTACACTATCTGGAAAACCGATTCGAAATGAAGAGATGTCGGTTAAACCATTCTTAGAATATCTAACAGGTCATTCTAATAAGTATTGGACGTATAAAGAAAAGACAGCTTCTTCTCATGAAGAATTCTTCCTATATTATCCAGTGACGATGGAATATGTATTTACAGATATTTCTATGGATGATTTAGCTAAGCATGGTTCAGTATCTGAATCAGCAAATATCAATTTTACACTAACTGCTGAATTCAATACCATGGGACAGTTCCAATTGAGTACAGAGCGTGACGATAAAGGATTCAAAGCTAATATGGGATTAGATATTGGAAGTACAGATGGTATCAATATCCGAACATACTATACACCAACAATCCAATTTGGTGAAGAAGATGAAAATGGATATCGTCTATTATTCACAAACATGTTCCAGATTGAAGAAGACTTAGAACCACGAGAACCTGATGTCTTAGACTTATCTAAACTATTAGGTGACTCAGTACTCGATGAAATCTTACAATACCATGATAGTCATGGGATTAGTACAGATATATTATTCAATTTCATTATCTTAAAAAATGAAACCATCCTAAAAGGAAAGAAAGAGAAACCGGGAGATAAGATTGACTACGTTGTAGATCTACCTCATAAACGAGTGTTAATCTACAATAAAAATGTAGATGCTACCTATCGGATTCTCATCTATGTGAATAACCTTTATATTAATCAAATTAGTGACAATATTAGTGATTTACAATCATATTATGAATATGATTATAAAGATAGATAGCTATATTGGAGGACGTGATGAAGATTAAAAAGATTAAGCAATTATTAAAAGATATTCGGGAGTTTAATCAACTCTCTGAACATGAAGTTCCTGTGGGTGAAGGTCCATTACGAATCGGTGCTCAGCTGATTCGTATCGTGAAACAAAATAATCATCCAAGTTTTAAATCCATCTGCAAATTTATTGAATCCATTGATGCCAATGAAATCGTTGAAGAAACCGATCGCATTAATGCATCCATTGGTGCTCCCATCTTTGTAGTTATGGGTAATCCAGACTCTCCAGTCAAAGTGGTATTATTGAATACTCGTTTCGGATATATTGGTATGAATGTGGTTCCTGATGAAGTCATTCGTGAAGAAATGAAACATCAAGCTGAAGTACCTGAACTGGATGATGAACAAGTTATCGATATTTTAAAGAATGTAAAAATCGATTAATGACTAAGTGTACTAGACAATTTATACGTCTAGTACACTTATTTTGCATCGACAAGAGATTAATGTATTTAACAGTAAAGGAGATTTTGGATTATGTTAGGCAACAACACGATTATCAATGAAGTAAGTGTGGTTGAGTATCTTAAAAATAGATACAAACTACCATTAACGAAAGAACAAGAGCAACGAGCTCAAGCATTCTTTGATTCGATTGATAACAAGAAAGAGAATTCATCTGTACACTTTATTTCCCATAATAGTATTGAATCCCTCGATGGGGTATTAACACTTAACCGTTCGATTGAAATTGATCGTATGATGGAAAGTGTGTACACAGAAGATATCGTATTCTCTTTATTCCCAGTACAACCAGGGATTTTAGCTGAGACACGAGTTAAAACTCATCATAATACAAAGTTAGACTCGATCTCATACCCAGACCCAGTAGTGGATCCTAATATGACATATAATATTATCGTCATCCGCTCATTCGAATATTATATGCGTAAAGATATCGTTGATCGTATTATCAGTGATTCTATTACCTATGATATAATTATATTGAATACCGCTTTAGATATTCCTATTGACGGTATTATCTTCGAAGACATCGACGAAGAAGAATTTAAACAATTAGGAACTAAAGGAGAAGAAGCGTAATGAGTACACGTCAATTATCTTCCATCCGAGATTCGTATCTATACTCCATTTTCAATCATGGTAATAAAATGGATAACTTGCTTAAAAATTATTTAGCAAAATCCATTGTGGTAGATGCGTCTGCTGTTGATGAAGCAATTAGTAACATTCGCAGATACTTTAAGTATCCGCTCGTGAATGATGTATTAAACGCATTCACACATAAAGATGGTCTATATGGTAAAATGTTACCAATTGGATCGAATATTAACTTCCAATTACCACCCCCACTTCCATTCTTTTTAGCTGGTAACCAACAAAACTTATTTGGTATCGCGGTATTAGACCGTGTGGCTAACTATGCGAAAGATGATAGTGGTCGAATCGATGTAGATCCAAAGAAACTCTATGTATTACTTGAATCTGCCTTTATCGCTAGAGTGGTTCAACAAAACTTCTCTAAACTCAATAACACAACTCTTTACACAGAAGGTGCTTCTGTCTATGCACACATGATGACTCGTGTATTGAATAAATTATTTGCATTAAATGTAGATAAAGTAGCATTTGCTAAAGTATTATACTTAACAGCTAAGTACTACTTCTTAGCTATTTTGAAAATGCAAGATAACAGCATGGTGCAAAATTATGCATTGAAGGTATCAGGATTAACTGAAATTGCTGTACGTGATATCGAAGCAGCCTTCAAACCTGAAGATTATGCAACGATTGCTACATTCATTACCCAATTACAAGAATCTGCGTATATGGTCACTAACACAATGAAAGATTTAACAGTTCGTGGTTATGTAGAAGCATTCTGTAAAATGTATGGTGATGCTGCCTTGTTTGCATTAGAAAACTTCAATTACTTTATCTTTAATATTGCCAGTGCTGTGAATGGTGGTTTCTTGAACAACCAATATGCATTTGATGATATCATTGGTAAATCCGGTGATAAACTTTATGCCGTAGTAGCAAACTTTGCGAAAGGTAAATAACTCACTATAATCGTTTCTCATAAAGGAGTTAACTGACTATGCCTGAAGATATTACTAAGGATATGGTGAAGAAGGATCTAGCATTAGGGGATCTAAATCCTAAGATGTTTAGACAATTCTTTGCTGATATGCAGATTAAATCCTATCAATACGACTATCAAATCCAACGAGATTTAGTCGCTTATCACGAAGAACGATTTACAACGGCTCAGTTAAAAACTGAAGTGGGGGTTAAAATGTTTGATGACGTGAACTCTGAACGAGTTCTCGTCTTCCCTATGAAACATCAGTTTATTGCAACAGGTCGTCGTAAAGCTTGGCGTGATTCTGCAATTTATAATAAAGCGTTAACATTCGATGACATCAATCGTAATCGAAAGCTTTTTAAATACAACGTACTAGTGTTCGTGGATAACAAGTTAATCACGAATATTAGAATTAAACCGAACGAGGAGTTCACATATATCTACTTTAGACGTAAAGATTTGGCTAAATATCTTATCGATACACCTAAAGTAATCAATGTTCTCTTCATTCCAAATGCTATCGTTTCTGTAGCGGAAACGATTAATGCAACTAATACAGCAGGTAGTAAGTTATTATTGAATGCATTCTATTCTACTAAACGTGAATTTAATGTGACAGATAACTACTTCGCTATTTTCCAAAATAAACAAACATTGGAAACTGAATTTACAGGTGGTGTACATTATAATCCAGACTATACCAACTTTACATTTGATGGTATCAATATCACTGATTATGCTGATACACACCGTGTTATCTTAGTTGGTACGGAACTATTATTCAAAATTAAAGCCGTAAGTGCTACACAACGCTTCGTAGATTTTGAACTACAAAAGATGCCGTTACCTAAAGATGATATCATTGTATTATACAAACACCCAAACCGTAGAGATTATGTACCAAACGATGGTACCGTAGTCTTAACGGAACACTATCCAAACATTATCGAAATCAGTAATCCTCAGAAGTATCAACTTCTCTTGATTGCTTTATATGATGAAGCTACACAAAACCATCATATTAAATTCGATACTGAAATGGATTTCTACTTAGAAACAGAACGATTGTTAGATCGCTATCAACAAGGTTCCGTTCCTGAGATATTGCAAAATTATAAACCTGCTGATTGGGACTATCGTCTTAAAGATTACTTTGAAAAGAACGAGGGTATCCATGCAGTGGATATGACAGATCGATGGAATCCATTCCATTATAAGATGAACACGATTAGTGGTCTGATTAAACTTTGGTCTGAATTCTATCTTGAGTATGAACGTAGAACCTATGGTTTCTTAACTGGTTGGTATCATGACATCTCCAAATGGAGTACTGAACATTTAGCTTCTAAGGAACGTAACTCTACTGAACAAGATGTACCAGTTGATCCAACAGGTCATATCCAAGTTGACCATAAAACATTTGCGGAAACGCAATATGTGTTTACCTATAAAAATGATATGAAGTTTGATGATGCAAACTCCTATCTATTCTATATTGATGGTAAAATGGTGATTCCATCAGCTATCATCGTACATAGAGGATTCCAATATGTATATTTACCAAAACGATTAATCAAACCAGATTCTATGATTGAAGTAGAACGCTTTGATGGTATCAATTTTGGGTATTGGATTCCTTCCATTCCTGAAGAAGGATTAACGCTCCCTCTTAAGGGTATCATTAAGACATCTACGGTAGCTAATTCATTCTTCTTAACAAACAAAGAGAATGAATATGTCAATGATCGATATGATGTATTTGTGATTGATACAGAAATGGACAATGTTGAATCTAAATTAGATTTGACTAACTCCGTATACTATATCTCTCCTAAGATGAAACTTCGTATTGTTCCTAAAGAACGTGCGAATGCTAATAAAGGTATATTCTTACGTGCTAATAACCAATTAGTTACATTTACTCGTAAGAATAGTGGTGATGATTACCTACGTGATATTGGGGTTAACTTCAATTTACAAAATAACATCACTAACGTAAAACAGGATGTAAAACCACGTCTTCGTATCTATACAGAAGATGGTCGGTTATTCTCTAAGAACTCCTACGTTATCTATAACCATGATAATTTCAAACAACGTCCGAAGTTCAATTTACCGATTAAAGCAGGTGAAACAGCATTCCACCGCATTGCGTATGTTGGTTATGATGAACGATTGATTTATCACCGTCGTCATGTTCGTAATGATGGTTTCGTTGACTTGGAAGGTAAAACTTCTCGACCTATTTGTTTGGCATATCACGATATCTACTTGAATGGTGTCCGTCTTCATAAGAAAGACATCAAAATCATTGCTCCGTTTAAGTTCATTATCACAACGTTAAAGAAACATAATACATTGGATAATCTTGAAATCTATGAAAAGGTTCATGCATCCGATGCTATGTTCAAATTTGATATCGATGAAGATTCTGCATACTTAGCAGACCGTCTATTCAATAAAGATAAAGAATACCAAAAACACGTATTAGATTCTCTTGATAAGATTAATCCTGATGGAAAAATCAAAGATTTGAATGAAATTCGTAACTGGTACAAAGACTTATTGGATGACTGGTTCTTTAATCGTTTCGTAAATGCTGACCGTCGCTATGACTTAGAAATGTACGAACCATTGTTTGATGAAAACTATGGATATCGTGTATTACTCAATGGTGATGACCGTGTACGTTGGCATGTGACACAAGAAAATCGTTTCTACATGTGGCATGATAAAACCCTAGAAGAAACAGGTGGTGTCAATCCTCCTTCTAGAAACGTATATGAAGGATTGGCAAACGATAACATTCCTGATGATACTCGAACTATCACAGAACGAGAATATATCGAAAACGGTATCTCATTTGGTAATGTTAAAACGATCTATGACTATGATACTGAAATTCTTCATGAACGAGAGGAAGAAACTCCAGAACCAACTGAATTGGATGGTGTAGATTTACATGATTTAAATCCAGCTAACTATAAAGTGATTCATGACCGTGATAATGTTGAAGATGGGGGTGGTTATGACCGAGCTCATATTAGTACATACACTAAACCAAAACGCTCTGTAAACCCTCATTCATTACCGCAAGATCCACCAAAAGATGTAACGATTGTTCCATTCGTAGACCCAAATCCTCGTATGCCTGAACATATTGCTACACCTGAACCAACGTTACCTGAACCAGGTGAATATGAACCATTTGTAGATCCAACTGATTCGGTAATTAAGTTCTTAGGTACTAATCCGTTTACTGATGAAACGAAAGCTAAGTTGACAGTAACGGTTGAAAACGAATTTGATCACACAATTCAAACTGTAACTCATGGTGCATCAGTAAATGCTAAAACTCTTAATGCGTTACGTGTTAAGTTTATGGCAACCGAAGCATTATCTCGTAAGTATTATGTGAAAATCGTAGATGCTGATAATCATTTGGTATATTCACATATGTTAACGAATAAACCAGATGATCAAATTAATCAAATCATCAATATCATACCAGGTTCCATGACAATCACTATTGAAAACCATGACCCAAGTCGTGGAGAAGTTAAATATCCATTATATATGGAATTTAATGGTGGTTTCCCTGATGATGGTTTACTATCTAACGGTAAATGGGAAAATGATGAAGATATTGATGACCCTAAAGTGTTCGTAGAAGATACCTATTCATTATATGATGAATTTTCTAATACAAGCACATTTACGATTATGAAAGAAGGATTGGTAGGTCCTACCAATAAACTACTACTCATTCGTGATTTAGATAGCGGTAAGATTATCACTCGTCAATTCTGTAATCCAACTACTGGTAAATTGAATATTACGTTACATAAACCAATTACACGTATTTCAGTTGCCTATGAACCATTACCACAAACAGTCAAAGAAATTCATATTGACACCACATCTCCACTATTTACGGATCATGTGAAGTCGGTAGAAGTTATTTCCAATAAGACTGAAGGTGTATATGTTGATAGTAACGATACTATCGTTATGGATACATTACATGACGGAGTGGTGCGTGTTGATTGTGGTTCCAGTGTTATACGGGTATTCCTTAATACGGCAGTTAATGTTAAATCAGCGTTCTTTGATGATGTACGTAATATTGTCAATGAGCCTGAAATTAACCCAACTATCCATGAAGTTACATTTGGGGAAAATGGATTCTTTATTGATATTCCTGTACCAGATGCAAGCAATTTCAAAAATGGTGATGCGTACTTAACATTGTTTAATGCTAAGAACATTTTGAAACTTCATTTATTATCCTCTATCTCTGATGAAATTGGTCATGTGATTATTCCAAATTCATCTAATATGACTGGCGAACGGGTAGATGATATTGGTAAATATAAAGATAATCTATATCCATTATTTGCTAATGGGAAATCCAATATGGATGTCACCTATGTATCTCCAGTTGTTTTGAACAATATTCCGAATAAAATGGTAACTGTTCGTGTCGGTACTGATGAAGGTACTGTATCTGCTGTTGCATTATATGATCAATATAAACCAGTTAAGCAATTGACATTCTCTGCACATTCACCATTTAATGAATATTTCTTAAAGAGTGAGCCTGTAGACCATATCTATAGAATGGAACTAGGTCAATCCGACGTTGATATTGTTGATATCTATACATATTCAATTGATATTGGTAACTCAACTCCTGCTCAATATTTAGATAGAATCACATCACCTACAGATGTACAATACTTGAAATATATTGATGGATCTGTACTTGTATTCAACTTTGCAAAAGATAATAAGGGTAATCGAATCAATGAAGGTTTCTTTGATATTATCTTTACGAAGAAGGATACTGGTGCCGTTGTTGATTCCTATCGCTATGATAACCGTAAAAAAGCAGTTCGTGCATTAGGTGATAATGCTATGCGGTTAGATGAACGATATGATAATTGTATCATTACCATTAAACGGTATATCCCACCAAGATGTCTTGAGTTGACATATGGTGCAGGTGTTCCAACAGATTGTGTATTAAGTTCTGATGGTTGGAGAAGTGGACAATTTGCTCCTGATACATTCCCTATGTATGGAGAAAATGAAGTCAACTTAACACGTACCATCACAATCGAAAATGACCAACTGTTGAACGTAACTGGTACTGAATCGAAAGTGCTAGTCGTAACTGATAATCGAACTGGTAAAGATTTGGCTGTATTTGCCACTGATACCTATGGTATGCCAGATTCAGTTACCTTTACAGCTGAAAACCCATCCTATGGATTTACGTTACAATATAGACCATTACCATTGATCCGTGTTAACGTAGGTAATGCTCTTGATTTATGTAGTGACATCATAAGCTATTATGGTGATTTAGTGATTTCTAAAGTTACGAATGCAACGAGTCATTGGTTATATTTAGTAAATCGATTAGATGACTTTAAAGTTACCTTTAAATTCAAAGATCGAGCTATTAATCTATATCATTTAGAAACGGCAACCATTCCTATTCCGATTGATATCAGTGCACTTGTTGTTAATGAATCTAACTTGACATCTGAAATCCATAAGAATGCCGTTGATGGATACCATATTACGATGAAACCTGTTATTAATAATGCGGGTTCTTCGTTTACGATTAGTAAAACGAATGTACCTACACTTGATGGGTTCCGTAATAATATTGCACGAGCTAAAGGTCTAATCGATAAAGTAGCTATATTAGGACTATCTAAAGGTTCTACTCATACCTACTTAGATCTTACAGTCACACCTCAAATTCCTGAAACTGTGTTACTTAGAGATCAAATTAGATTACGTTCTATGGCTCCGGTAACACCAGAGGATATTGTATATAAACCGAATACTGTTGAATTATATCCAGATTATCGTCTATATTACCAAAACCCATTAACTAAAATCAGTAATGGTTACTCATCTAACGTGATTGTGTATTTAGATGAAGTGTTTAAACATGCTCCAGACATTGCTACACAATATGTATGTGTGAAAGATGCTGATAATCAAGTGGTTGATTATTCTGTATTGAGTAATAAGAATGCGTCTAAATCTCTCACTATTGAACCTATATACAATAAAAATGTATATAAGATTGATGTGTCGGATACTGACCACCTATATCAAATTGGATGTAGTGTAGATACGGCTAAGTCTATGATTGATATTGGTATTGATACAATGACTACATGTACATTACAAGATGTGCATCAGTTAAACCGTAAGGTTGTTAAAACACCATTGCCTATTTATACCGCTATCTCATTTGGTAGACAAACGGATACTAAACTATACTATACTGATTTTGATAACGAATATATTCGTTTTGAATCAACTCCTTCTAGTACAACTAAAGGGTATGCTATCTTAGATGATAACGGTCATTACATTAATTCCGTTGAAATTAATACTAATAAAGACCATTACTCGCAAATGGCTATCCCTAATACCTATCGTTCAAATACAGGTACGATTATCTTTAAACGTATGGATGCTATGAATCGTATTTCCATCGAAGGATTCACTGCGGAAAACGAATATTGTGATATTCTATCTGGTTCTGGTCATACAGTTACATCGATTGGTCCTAAATCATTAGGAACTGGTATTTGGGATATGAGTGAATTGACGTATAATGTGGGTGATATTCTAGCCATTCGTATCCATGCCGATATTGTTGAAAACAATGATAAGTCTGTTATTGTTGTATATGAACGTCATAATGGTGTTGATAAGATTGCTGGTATGCGACTTCTTGATAAATCCTATTCAAGGAATCCAGAAGATAAGTTAGATATTCCATTTATCACTGGTCATAATCAAGGTGCTCATTATATCGTTAAATTAATGAATACTCGAGATGTTGGTTTAGGTGATATTGTTACTATGACAATTGATGGTCAATCAGGACTACCAATCAATACATTACATAATAACTATATGGGTGGCGTAGTGAACTCATTGTCATTTATCAATATGATTAAACCAGCTAATCGAACATTCTTTACAACAGAAACCTGTGTAAATGATGGCAATATACCAGTTATCTTTAATAGTATTGGATTCGATCATAAACCGAATGATGATAGAACTCAATGCACAATCACATCACCTAGACGCATTAAATGGTTGCCTGCTATTGAATTTAAACTATTTACTCAAGTTCCTGTTACTGAAGGATATGACTATAAATTCATTGCTGTTGGAGTAACCACTAAGGATCTTTCCCCAGTATTATCTAATGGTTGGAGACCTATCACTGTCAATACAACCAACACTTTGAATGGGTTTACCATTAAGGTGGTAAAACAACGAAAAGCTATCCAGTTGAAATTAGCTATAAATAATATGATTGGATATATATATCAAAATATTGATAATAAGTTTGTATCCGTCAATATTCGCGGCACAACGTCTAGTGCATATTATGCTCCACGGTTAAATACAGATGCGAATAATACATATACAATCACAATTGATGATATGCCTTATGATGGTTCAATTGACATTGTGCATGTTGATGATTCTCGGTTAATAGAGAACACGGGACGATTGCCAGGTGGAGTTGATGATACACGTGAACGTCGTAGATATATTATAGTTTCCGAATATGATGGTGAGAGAATCATAAATAAAGAAACTGATGATATGCCGAAAGTTATTCACCATAATTCACATTTTAGAACGATACGATATACCGTAGTAACAACGTTTACAAATTTACGAACTAATGGTGAATTTAGATTATCAAAAAACCCAGGAAAAATGGTCATAAGTGATACACTACCAGACAATTATTTCATTGGGAATAGTGTTGGTGAATATAGCAATAAATCTATATTAGTTGATAAATATGATAATCTATCTGATCTTCGTAATGATAGAATCGATAAATTTGACAATATTAAGAATTGATATTTTTAATTAAATAGAGAATACGGAATAAATCCGTATTCTCTATTCTTTTTCTGATTTTTCATAGTCTTGGTTACAAATATATATTATTCGAATGAATACATTAATGATGTATTCATTTATCTTTATATTACAAAGGAGGAGACTAATGGGAATTAACAAATCAGACTTATCATTCTCAAAAGAATGGGTATCTGAAATGAAAACAAAACTCGTGCGAACCTATCCATCAATGTCAGAATCAGACATTGAGGAGAAACTATATCGCATCATCAATACAAGGATGAAGGATCATCCTTGTTTATTAGATAATAACTATTTAGGGACATCAAGAGATACTACCCTATTAGCTATGACAGAATTCTTTGCTAAACAAAAACCAATTTTAGCAGGATATGGTGTACTATTTAAACCCCACGATAAATCAGCCAATGCTTCAGCGGGACTATTGATTGAAAGTTTAGATAATCGTAATAAGATTAAAGCCGAACGTAAGAAATATCCACAAGGGTCTTATGAGTTTCTTGTAAGAGATATCGGTCAAGGGAATGAGAAAGTTATTGCCAACTCATATTATGGTGCCGCAGGTGCTGATACTTCTGTATTTTACAATCTATATGTGGCCGCATCTACCACGGGTACAGGACAAGCATTGATTGCTACAGCAGAAACTTCATTTGAGGCTCTATTAGAAGGGAATATTAAATTCTTTGATTTAGATGAGTGCCTTCTATTTATCGATAGAGTTGTCAAGACTGGTATGGATATGAGCTTTGCAGTATCTAATCCATATTCGGATGATATGGTGAAACGGGTCGTTGATCGATTATTATCACAGTTCAGAGATGATCAATCCAATAATGATGATTATAGAACGATGTTAACAACGATAGTGTCTAATCTATCTAACTATGAACAACTTCGATTATACTTTAAGAATAACCTATATGTATTCTTACGAGATGTAAGTGAAGTTAAAGAACTTTTAACAATTCTATGTTCCGAAACAAAATCGTTCCGTAATCCAAATAAGGTACCAGAAGAAATCGAAGATACGATTACTACATTATGGCAGTATATCTTCCATAATGTATGTCATATTCATCCAACGCGGTCTCGTATTGTTCGAGATAGTCAACATACTCGATTTGCCACAGTAACACAAGATACAGATTCCACTATGGTAACGATTGCCAAATATATGGAACTCATGTTAAGTCAAAATCTTACCAATCAAGTAGCCGCTGACAACGAAGATGAGTTAGACTTCATCTGTTGTAATATCATGGCCTATATATTAACACGCTACTCACAATGCTTCCTAGAACGATATTGTCAAGATGTGAATATGCCAGTAGACCAACATAAGCGTATCAATATGAAAAATGAGTTCTATAACTTAACGATGATATTGACACCAAAGAAAAAACGGTATGTATCATATACTCGATTACAGGAAGGTCAATTAATTGATCCACCTATGGTTAAGATTTCTGGTTTGGATTTTATTAAGTCCACTACCTCAGATGACGTAAAATCATTCTTTACATCCATTATTCATGATGATATTCTGAATGTAGATGAAATCAATGTAAGTTCAATTATTCGTAAGATTAAGAATTTTAGAGAGATACTGAGAAGTTCATTCATTAATGGTGAACTAACTTATTTAAACCTAGTATCTGCAAAAGAACCAGAAGCCTATAAGAAACCATATAGTCAGCAAGCCATTAAAGCAACGATCGTATGGAATGCGGTTGAAAAGAATCGACTCATTAACCTTCCCGAAAAGATATTCATTGTTAAGATGGATTATAAAACCGAGAAGCGATTTAATGATAACATTGATCGATTTGGTGATGTGGCCGATATTATCCGCAAGGAAATATTTGAAAGTCCTATTGGTGAGATTGCTAAAGGTGGTATCACAGTGGTAGGTATACCACAAAACATTGATCGATTACCACAATGGGTAATCGACACGATGGATATTGATACCATGGTAGATGATATCATCTCTAAATTTAATCCTATCTTAGAAAGTTTAGGAGATATTACCCTACGTACGCGTTCTGGTACTTCTCATATGAGCAATATTATTGACTTATAGTAAGGAGAGGGTTATATGAGTAAAAAGGGACGATACATATTAACCGCAGTGGAATGGTTCATTCGACTCGGTTTTGGTGCAGTTTGTATTATAATCCTATATGGATTATTGAAACTGCTTGATGTTATTTATTAAGGAGACACAATGAATGGATACATTATTATTTACATTTAGAGTTGATGAAATCAACAAAATAGAGTCTGAAGGGAAACGATTCTTTATTCCTGGATGCTCTTGGTGCTATTATACCGTATACGGTAATAAAGTAATTCTAAAGGATATGCAAGATAATCAACTCGGTTATCTAAACGATGTTGAAAACCTTGATATCTTAGGGTTATATGTAAAATCATTACCTGGAACCTATCGAATTCGTAAGGTATGGGAACATCGTGATGATAACAAAGTGAATATGTCATGGATTGGTGCTATGGGTTGGATTCAAGCCAATCGGGTATTCGATATTGATGAAATCTTATTGGATACCTCGGTTCACCCCATTGTGATTCGATCCTTCCCAGAAGATGGTGGCATTATATTACGTTATGACCCAATTGATTCTGTGGGAGTTGATATCTATAAAGCTACACGTTGGATGGGGGATCAAAAAACGATTCTTGATATGAATAGTAGTGATATTACACGAATTTTCAGTCTTACTAGAATTTTAGATCCCACGGATATCACCCATACAATAGGAGTAAGTCGTAAAGGTGATGGTTCTATCGTTGAGATTCAAATACATATTGAATCATTATTACCATCCGTCTTGAGGCAACAACTTAACGCCGTACTTAAATTCACTCCATACGCAGTTATCGAATCACTCAGTCATACTAGATTAGCGATTTCAGATAGTGATAGAGAACACGAACTTATTATACTGGATATCCCAGAGCTTATCAATTCAACGATTACGTTAGAATATAATGAAGCTACAAAAGTTCTTAGTATGAAATAACATAGAGGAAACCAATGTTTCCTCTATGTATATATTATGAATAAGTTCGTATATCGAAGTTTACAATAAACTATTGTAACATATTTTATTGATTTGGAGGAAATTATGGAAAGTTATGATGTAGAACTCGTTGGTGATATCAACTATGAAGCCTATCACAAGCGACTTACTGATACCGTATTTAATATCCATGCCATTGTAGAAGATAAGAAACAGTGGAAAGCGGTATTTAATGAACTATATACATACATGAAACAGGGATATGAACAAGAAAAAGTTCGTAAACACCCTGTACAATTTAGATTTTCAACTGATAAAGCCGAACAGATTAAAACCATGCCAGTGACTCACTTCATTGTCAATCTAATCATCTGGAATGCTTTTAGAAAGTTGGATAAAGTAGAAGATATTGGTAGTCCACATATCTTCGATGGTGCTAAAATTACGGAAGATTATATTGCTGATTATATCAATCATAATTTGATTGCACCATACCATAAAGAAGTGGATATCATCTCTATGAATGAAGCATTAGATGATATGATCTATGCGTTATCCCAAATCTTTACTGATTTCGGTATTCTCGCTGGCACAACAATGGATATGGAATCCTTTATTGAGTTGGCTCAACGCTATCCTAGATTCCGTGAAATCCTACATACTAAATTGGATGACACATTACAACCAAAAGAAATTGAAGATACTATCTTCAATTCCCGTAAAGAATTCTTGGATATTATCGTTAATGATGAAGATAATCATCTAAAACCATTCTTAGTAACGGGTGCTGGTATCAATACAGGACAGTTACAAGAATTTGCTATCTCAGGTGGGTTAAAACCAGATGTTGAGGGTAATGTTATTCCAGTACCAATCAATAGTAACTATATCGCCGGTGGCTTGAATTCTATCAATAATTTCTATATTGATGGTCAAGCAGGTCCAAAAGCATTGATTATGAATAGTACGGTTATGGGTAAATCCGGTCACTTTTCCTATAAGACTATGATTCTCACATCATCTTATAATATCAGTAAAACCGTTGATGACTGTGATACAAAACGGTTAATTGAACTTCATGTGACTAACCGTAAAGTGTTAAAGAAGATCAATGGTCGGTATTATCGGTTACCTGATGAAGATCCATCTGTATTACATGTAGTGAATATGGAAACAGATGAGCATTTGATTGGTAAAACAATTCTTATGCGTTCTCCAGTTACATGCACAGCACATGATGGTATATGTCATAAATGCTATGGTGATTTGTATTATATCAATAATACACCAAGTTTCCATGCAGGACGATTTGCTGCCACCCAAACAAACAACCCGATCCAACAAAAGATTTTGTCAACTAAGCATATGTTAAAAACAAATTCCGATAAGGTTGAGTTTAGTGCAGACTTCTATCGCTTCTTTGCATTAGATGCGAATAAAATCATCTTTAATATGGACTCAAAAGAAGATTTGAGCCAATGGTTCTTACAAATTCGAAATGAAGATTTGTATACCATGGATGATATTAGTAGTTCAGATTTCAACGATCATACAGAGATTATTTATCTCAGGAACAAGGATACAGACGAGATGATTCCTATTCAAGAAATTGGAAAACCTGATGATCCTCGTGAGCTATACCTATTCTCTGATGTGAGTAAACATCTAAAACCTATTGGTGCCGACTTCATTGGTATTAAATTAAGTGCATTGGATATCGAATCGCCAATTGCTATGATTAATATCGTGAATAATGAAGTAAGTAAGCCATTGAAAAATATCATTCGGTTATTGGATAAGAAAGACCATTATAATTGTACAACGATTGATGAAATGGTCAATGCCTATAACAAATTGACTATCGATTCTGGTATGAGTGTAGATTCTGTACATACAGAAATGATTCTTAAAGGATTAATCCGTAGTACGGAAGATATTCTACAACCACCAGCATTCAACAACGAAGAGAAGATGAACGATTATCAAATCTTAACGGTAAGTAAAGCATTGGCATATAGTCCATCTATCGCTTTATCATTATCGTTTGAAGAATTGGGTCGTCAATTCGTTAAACCGTCTACGTACAATAAGTATCGTAAATCCGATTACGATATCTTCTTCAAAGAAGAAATTAAAGATGAAGCTAAAAAATACAATCGAGCTCAAAAACAATATAATGAAATTATGAAAGAGCTTAAATTGCGTAAGTTAGCATCTAAAGAATTACCTTCTGATGAAGAATAAAACAATTAAAAGAGAATGGGCAACCATTCTCTTTTTTTACTGTTATACCTAACGATTGTAAGTATATATTATAAATATGAGGATATGTTAAGCCTCATGTTTATATCTTTTATTAAGGAGGAAAATATGGAAAAGTTACTAATCGATAACATGTCAAAACAGGAGGTCAAGGCACTAACGCGATTGGTACAACAACGCAATCCTGAGTTGATGAAGTTGGTCAACTGTACCCATACAACTAAGAATGGGCAGTTAGCAACTTTCAAATTAAGTGACGGTAGATTTCGATGCCGTCACTGTGGTGTCATACTAGACATTCGTATGTCACAACAACACATGACTCCACGAAATGGGAGGATCGATGTTGCCGACAGAATTCAACAAGCAAAAGCCGAAACCATCAAAATTCAGAAAGATTCTGAACATGGCTATGAAATTTGGGTAAAACTCCCAAAGAAAATGGTTGCATTGTTACAGTCCCGCTATAATAATGAGCAAATAGTGGATCAAGTTGAGTCATTGTTACAAGATGCCAGACGTATCAGTATTCCAAAATGGATGGATACTGTAGCTGGTAGGTTATATGGGCTTGATCGAAATGTTCCATATGTGAACTTGATGATCAAGATACCCCATATATTCCGAAGAAACTTATCCTGTTCAGATAGCCAGCTAGCTAACTGGACAGTAAGGGTGTTATGGTCTATGCTTAAAGATGACCAATCATCAATCAATGATCTATACTTGAATAGTGAAAACTTTATGCAATTAGCAAAACAAAGTTACCACTATAGATCGATGGATGCCTATAAAAATGCCACATTAGATGAATGGTTGGTACAGGCATCAAGAAAGGCGACCGCACCGAAACGGTTAGTGAAAGAAAGAGGAGCTATATGATAGAAAGTAGAGAACTCGATAAGAAGATCCAAGAGTTTATATCTGTATGTGATATGACTAAGAGAGATCCGATCATCGAATTGAATCGGGCGATCGAATATATCAATTCCAATAATAAGGAAATTGAATATATTGACGCCATCTCCATTAGCCAAATCACTCCAACATTGGCTAATTGGATTAATAACAATCAAAAGACTATATCGAATCGAATGATGGATATCGTTGATTTGTTGGAACGAACAAATTGTCGTATTGTGTCCCATATAGGTAGGAACGTATCTGCCCATGCTATGAAAGAGACGCAAGGTGATATTATAGGTATTATTAAATTACCTAAAATGTACCGTTCACAGATTATGTATCTAATGAACGAGTATAATCTCGACCCATTGATTTTCAGACTCATCGTAGTTGGTGAGTTTGAAGGTCTTGATATGTTAAAAGAGGTGCAAACTGAAGCATATAAATATATGGCTTCTGCGCGCCGAGATAAGGATGGTGATATTGTATATGACTATGTATAGAGATAGTGAAGTAAACAATATCATTGATGCCATCCTTTGGGAGTGTTATCAAAAAGGAATAGATCCAAGAGCTCTACTCCAAAACGTACTAAAAAATGTAAGAAAGGGGGAAGTGTAATGAGAATAGACTTCTGGCCGATCTTACAAGCATTCTTTGAACATGACTTAGCAATGGATGTTGTTAAGTTATTTTCGAAGTAAAAAAACGAAGAAAAAGAGAAGCAAACGCTTCTCTTTTTTTTTGACTATTTTTCATCAATGTCATCGACAGTTGGTGGAACATAGATTTTATTCGCTTTTTGAAGTTTCTTACTCATTTTTTTGTTAGATTCTTCACGAATAGTCGCACTACTGGAAACAACCGTAGGTTCTTCACCAGTCACCATGGATTCATAGTTTGTGTCATGAATCATTTCCCCTTTTGTTGGAGGTAATGGTTGTGGTTTAGTGAAGTTGTCAGTTACTTCAGACATGTTTAATGGTTTATCAGTAACAAGACGAGTTGGGTTGTCTTTGGTAGTAGGTTCATAGGCTTGTTTCAAGCCTTGTTTTTTTGGGTCGTTTTCTTTATCATAGTTACAAAGATCAAGTTCCACTTTAGAACCATCACTTAATACTTCATAAATGCGTACGTTGTACATAAGCATTTGAGAAATATGTTCCAATGTTTCCCAATATGGAATATCAATCGGACCTGCTACATTAAGAACAGGAATATCACCACGATAATCGATTATGATTTGTTTCTTTTCAGTGAATACGTTCATCAATAGTCCTCCTATATACTAGTATATTAGTAAAGTACAGTATCAGGAACTAAACGATCGATTTCATCGAAAATCAACGCTTCTTCAACGCTACCTACTGGTGCACAATCCCCACATTCAGATGGGTCTGTTTCAGGGATGCTGTCAATAAGAGCTTCCAATGCTTTATCTTCTTCGGATTGTTCTTCATCTTCAGTTTCTTCTGTTTCAGCTTCCGTTACAGTATCTTCAGCTTCTGCATCTTCAGCGTCGACTTCGTCAGCTTCACCTACATAATTTAAGATGGCATCTTCATCCATGAAGAAAGATTCTTCAGCAGCTTCTTCGTCTTCTTTATCAGATTTTTTGCTATCTTTGGAATCATCAGTATCTTCATCGGAATCTTTATATTTTTTATCAGAATCTTTGGATTCGCCGTCTTCTTCAGGGTGACCAGTTTTGTCACGTTTTGTTTCTTTTGTATCTTCTTCTTCTGCTGCTTCCATAATAGCATCGCGTACATCAGAACCAAGAATTTGTTCTAACATCAAATCATGATATTGTTGTTCTGCACGTTCTGCTTCGAAAGTTGCATATAACGTTTTTAAAGCCATTGTAATTGACCTCCTAAAAATTAGCACTAATCATTTTTTTTAAGAAGATGATCGTCCATCGTCGTCGAGGACGCCTTACTATCATTAGTAAGTTGATTAATGAGTTGTCTAAGGCTATATAATACCAAAGGTATGAATACGAAGGTTTCCAAACTATATGGGAATCGTCGTCTATCGATATTATCTAACCATTTAGTTAGACTCAATACATTGTCAGTTGTGCAATACATAAATACAAAATGTTCCCAAGGACGTTCCTTAGGTGGTAACAGTGTACTATCATGGTATTCAATCGCATGTAAGAAGTCCTTACTGATATACTTATAGTAGGAATCATTAAATGGACCTAATGGATAATCGAAGAATTGCATGTATTTGATTCTTCGATCACGATAGTAGTCAAAGATAGATACTTCAGCCATCATAAACGTAGGCTCTACGTTGAAATAGGCAAGTAATTCTTCCCAATCATCGAAATCTTTATGAACGACTCTATCATAGATCGTGTTCTCATATTCGAAGTTGTTGACTTGACGTTCTTCTTCATATACATATACGGTATTATTCGTTTTCTTATCATAGAAGATTTGATTTCTATTCACAAAACGAGACACTGTATAGTCGTACATGATATTTTCAGAACTTACCATATAGAGTAACGCATTGTATTTTGCATTGAGATACTTTTGTAAGTATCCAGTCTTAAGATTTTCATAGATCTGACGAATACGATTCATCAGTTGCAAATCTTCAGATTTGATTAAACAATTATCACCAGTACCAATATTCTCAAATACGCAGTTATATTCTTCCACCACTAATGTATCGAGCACATCAACATCATGCTCGTCTACTGATTTGATAGTGAAGGCTATATTATAATACCCATTACTCTTAATGGTGTCGTATTTTACATCGGTTACACGGAATAATGCCTTACGACCTAAGTAGTCAATATAGAAATAATCATCAGGTAATGGATAAATCGTATTCGGTAGAATAACGGCATTGCCATCATAGGATGAGTTTAAACCTTCATCTTCCTCTTGTAAATCTAACTGTATCTGTTCGATACCATAGAGTGGGAAGTTGTAGATTTTATTATAACGGATCGGTGAACGACTATCAATCAATCCTTCTATATCTTTAAGACCTTTATCGGTAGTAGATCTACGTGTGTTCACATGATAGAATGTAGTGAACGTCGGTTTTTGCTCCAGGAACGTAGAATATTGTGACGTAATTCGACTCTCTGCGAGGTTGACATTCTGGTTGATAAACTCTGATTTATCAATAAATCTAGCCAATCGGTTTCACCTCTTTCTAGTAAGAGAATATTATAGATTTGTTTAAAGTACAGGTTTATATTCACCACATTCTATTATTGATTAATTATTGTCAATATTCGGTATGTGGTACGAGCATTCCTCCAATAATATAACTATAACATGAATTAGTCTATCAACAGAACATGCTTAACTTTTCTAGTTTTGTACACTAATACAAATCATTTCACATGATACGTTTTCACAATGTGAAGTACCACAGATCTGGGAGTCTTATCTCTCTTTTAGGACCTTAGGTTAAAACACTATACATACATCTACAACGACACACATCATAATCCCAGATCGATTTACTCGGTAAATCAAAAAAAATAATTAATCAGTATAAAATAATCGGATACGCAAATGCGTATCCGATTTTGTTGTTTCCATATACTTTAGTGAGACACCAATGGAGTGGAGTGAATTGTGTCTTTAATGAACCGGTCAGGGAAAACCGGTTGGGTGTGTTATGAGTCTATCATTGGGGTTTCATTGTATCTCCCATCCGATAAGCATTGGATGAATTTTTGTATTGTTTATGGGAGAGTATAGTATCGGATGGTGCAAGGAAGATAAGGGGTAAACCTTGCAATGATACAATGAAAATGATAGACTGTGAGAGAGTTAGTGATTTAATACTCTAGCCGTTAACTGCAGGGAATCAGTTATGGCATAGAGAAGTTACTCCATCAGTGTCTCACTAAAGTATATGGAATGGATGCTGTCTAGTTTTTAGTTGGTTATTTATTTGGGTTGTTAAGTAATGTAATATCACTGTTATATGATATTATAGGAGAGAAGTTCAGACAGCATCCATCCTGTAAATTAAGATATATCTCTTAATTTACCTGTCAATAATATATATTTATTTTATGAGTTAATACGTTTGAGTATGGCTGTTTGCAAGTTACTCAATACGGTATCACAATAATCCTCCCCAATCAGTATACATTCCATGTGCTTTTGGTCTTTGGGTGTCATACTGTCAAAGTAATCAGATGCTTCTTGTTTAGCTTCACGGATACATTCCATAATCACTTTTTTTAATTCTTCATTAGTCATACGTCATCATCTCCTAGTTAGTTTAATCTCCTGTGCACATATCTTATCTCGTGGTACACCAAAATCTTTTTCTCCTGGATAGGTATTATATAAGATATTGATGTCTTTATACCAGTCTTTAAGATAGAGTAACTCATTATAAAAATCAGGTTGTTTATCTAAATCGGAATATATGTTAATATGAAGATTCTTAATGAATCCTTTCCGTAGAAAGTATTCCAAGACTCTTGTGTATCCAGAACCACATATAGCAGCATAGATATGACTACCTTCTCGTTTTTCACCCATATTGAACGCTACGGATAGTATGTCGAATATCCCTTCAGACAGATGCAATGTTACGTCATTATCCATAATATTCATTTGTGAGGGTATCGTATAGAACTTCTCAGCACCTATAATATAATCATAAATACGATAATTGATATATCTATATTTACTATTGGGGTTAATAGAACGAAAGATAATGTAGTTTTTAGAACTAGATAAAAACCCGACATACTCTCGTTCCATTTGGTCAATCGCCCAGGCATACTTCTTACTAACCTTAGCATGATTCAACTGTAAGAAATCTTTAATGGACGTTATGACTCGTAGAGCTTCTAACTGCTCATACTTAAAATTGATTCCTAATCGATTACGAAGATATTCCACTTTGTTATGGTGTTCTTCTCGTATCTTAGGAATCTCTACATTTTGTACTTGACCATTCTTACTCCGTTTTGTTAAGGCACTCCGTCGACCATTGGCACGATTAAATTGTTCTAACTGAATCGTACTATCTATATCGCCAATATCTTTATCCAGTAAGAATTGTCTATCGACTAATCCAGCTTCTTCACAGATCCAACAATGATACACTAATGGTTCATCATTTCGTACCCATATGGAACAATGAGCACCATCATGATGTTTTTTAGAATCACCACATATAGGACAGCGAACGACTAGATGTTCTTTATCTTCCCATTTAGCATAGGGAGTTTCTTCAAGAAGTCGGATTACATTTTGAATTGATGATATTTCCATTGATTTACCATAGTTTCTCCTGCATTGCATTCATCACAATCGAGTGAAACTCTTTCTTTACAGAATCGGGTTCACCTCGTAGTATGCGTATCACACCACGATAATTACTTTTTTGTAATTTCTTTAATATAAGATAATCGCGTAAAGTAATCGTCATAACACGATGATGTCGAAGTTTACCTTCACAGGTAATATATTCAGCAAAGAATTGGAAATCACCTGGCTCAAGATGAATCACATCGGCATCATGGTAGAGTTGCTTCATGTATCGATGTAATTTAGCTAGGTCTTTTTTCTTATATGATGTATAATGATCCTGTTGGTGGAGTAATCTACCCCATTCGATCATATCATTTCTGGTAGCTTTATTCAACACAAACGTCAGTTGTTTCATATATGTTTCCATATCCATAAGTATTATCCTCCTCAATATAAAAAAGTTTTAGGGAATAGCATATCGCTATTCCCTAATATAATATATACTTAGATTTGATTTACAAAATCCAAGAATTCTTGTGAAAGAATATCAAGATCCATTTCAATTGGTTCACCTGTCAGTTCAGGATTGTCATAATCCACATAGGTGAATTCTGTATTGATTAGAGTAGATAAGATATTGATAATCAAATCACCCTTACCCACATCATTAATCGTCTTAAACTTCTCATTCCGAATGTTTTGGTATACGGAAGAGGTTTCCACTTTCTCAATGAACTTGGAGTTGTGGATTGTACGACTATTGATTTTACCATTGATATTAGCAGTAATGATTTGGTTCAAGTATTGATAACCACTAAATTCCATCTTGCGTTTCATTAATATCATCAATTTGATATACTGCTTCAATGTAATATGGTTCAAATCATTATATCCACCGAAGTATTTACTATAGTAATAGAAGATTAAGTTCTTACTGATACGGTTTACTTTAAACTGTTCCGTATAGAACTTGATTTCATCTTTACTAATCTTGATACGATTTTCACGTTTGATACGCTTGATCGTGCTATCAATGTTAACCTTTGATAAGAGAATGATATTCTCATCAATCTTAACAGCACTCATTTCAAGCTTATCTAGGTATGATAACCCTTCGGAGTCTTTCTCCTGATTGATTTCCTTATAGTTCATATTGAAGTTCTTATGAGAAGAATACTTCAATTGTGTCTTAATGATAACACTGTTAAAGGAAATGATGGATTTATCAAATTGATACTTGAATACGTTATCAACGATGATATTCTTATCCAAGTATTCTTCAGATCGAGAGATAACATCCACAGACTGTGCTTCATACTTATCCCAAATGATCTTGTTTTTCTTGTACGATAACTGTACAGATACATTGATAGAATTGAACAATTTTTGATATAAGTTAACATGTTCATTCTCTTCCACAATATCAAAAATTGGTCGATAGTATTCGATCAAATGTGCATTTTCAGATTTAGACTTCATTGTGGAGATATAGTGCATCACCATTGGAATGAAGATTCTAATGAAAATAGAAATTAGCATCAATAACTTCGCATGATGATTGGTAAACTCAAGAGATTCGTAGTAGGAAATCCCTTCCTTTTTCTTTTGAGTTAAATCAACACGATAGTTATCGTTAACCATGTTCATGACTTTCTGATACATGGTAGGTGTTACGATATATTCATATAGTAACTTGATGAAATCTTTTCGACCCATCTTGATTTTACGAGATTCAAGTAAGTACTTAAGACCTAAATAGTTACTCAATAACTCATTATCTGGATCATAGAATTTGATGAAGTAGTTCATATACTTCGTGATTTCACCGAACTGCTTTACATAGGCATCCTTATAGACTACGTAGAAATCATTCAATCTACGCACCTGACTAGGGATGTTAAAAATGACATCGAATGGTACAATGACCTGTTTCGCTGTATAAGTAATGACTTCATCACCCGGACCATATACCCATTCATCAACAGGTATAACGCCTTCTGGAACAGGGTCAAGAATGATATCATTCGTTTTTACATCTTCATTCATCTTATCTTCTCCATCTCATCATGAAATAAAAAACACCAACGCTCGGTATCCAAATGATAATATATGCTTATCTTTTCTTTCGAATTGTTTTTACACTTCGCGTTGTTTTAACCGATTTGGTTGTCTTTACCGCTTTTGTTAAGCTTGTTGCTTTCACTGGTTTGGTTGTTTTAACCGTGGTTGAATTGGTGTCATTATGAAAGCGATGACGCTTGAATTTATCTACATTAAGAGTTAATCGATTTTTAATATTCGATAATGATAGTCGACTGACTTTGTTATAGATACGAAGAATTTCATAATAGTCCTTTGTATTCTTAACTAATTCTTCAAACTTACCAAAATTCCGATTATGTAAATTACGAATAAAACTAGGTCGATTCATAAGATACATGACCGCAAAATAAATGGTATAATCAAACCCAACTAATTCCTTTGGATTCTGTTTAGTTGGTTTTACTTTAAGAATTTTATCGTCAAACTTGTCTTGTAGACCATCAATTAACAACCCTGTGCGATAATATACATAGGCATAGCGATAGGCAAACGATGGGGCATTAGAAAACACCCGCACAGTCCAATTTTGTAAACTGTTTTGCTTAGCAATATCATCAGTTGGTGCAAAGAATTCAAAAATAACATCATAGGCGAGGTCAATTCCTCTGTCTAGTGATTTACTTGATGGAATTTTCACATGGATGAAATATGATGAATGGGACTTATAGTACTTTACATCTAAAGTAGGAAATCGTTTAATAAACTTCGTATACCGTTCCTTATAACTACCTTCTATACTAGCATACCCATAAATGGTTTGCTGTGTTCTAGCTCGTTTTTCGGTTAAGAAGTCTTTTAGTGTTGGATAAAATCGATCCATATGCACTATCTCCATTAATCAAATAGAAAAGTAGATAGAAGGAAAAAATAATTCCTTCTATCTACTTGTGCTTTATAGCTTAATTTTTTATATCGGCTGCTAGATATTGGTTAGACGAAATAATCACACCAATGATAGCAATAGCACTGCGTAAGATTTCAATATCTGTACGGCAGGAGTTAATGATATCAGTGGAGAATGATTCAGATACCAAATCATAACAACGATTATCCATAGCTGAATTTTCTACAATATAGGCAACACTTTCACGTGTTACTTTAGGATCCTTATTCTTATGGATCGTTTGTACTACATCTAAGAATGATTCATAGGCAATATCCGCAATGGTTTGAATAATAGGGTCTTGTTCAGATAAGCGAGTATTCAATTCAGGCATACATGCTTGAATGATTGCTGTATTACAACCTGGATTGATACCATAACGAAGAGCAGAATCGCATGCTTTGATAGCATCATCTAAGGCATCATCATTCATTTTCTTTTCAAGTTCACTATTACCACCCACACGAATCGTTGCGGATTTTAATGCTAAACGAGATAAACGTTCTTTAGCCGCAATGAAATCTTTTGAAATATACCGTAAGTTTTCTACTTCAGCCAATTCCTTTTCCATATCACCACGAGCAATATCAGTACGAAGTTTAATCATATTAGCATCTTGATTAGTCAACCCAGTGAATTCAATAGTTTTATTTGTCATGAGCACTTGTTCGGATGTACCAAAGCGTTTAGCTACTTCTTCTAGCAACTCATTGACTTTTTCTTCTGGGTTTTCTGGTACTGGTCGATTATTCCAGAATTGTTCGAATGGTTCTGATTGCATTGTTTCTTTAGCTTGTTCATATTCATTCCATTGAACTTGTTGAGCATTCAACGTATTCAATGTTTCCAATAAATGATCAGCATCCATAGGATTAATAATCGTATTCCCTAAGAAAGCAGATGCATCATCATAGATATCACGTTGAATCGCTTTGAAGAATGGTGCTTTACCAAAGATCATTGGGAATGGAATCGCACCCGCTTGTTGTTGCTGTTGTTGATACCAAGCACGGAAACGATTGATATCATTCTTCACTCGATCTAAGAATTGGTCATCATAATATGGAGCTATCACTAATAATTGTCTTTGACCTGTTGCGTCAGACTTAGCTATAGCTGCATTCATGATCTTAATTAAATCCCAATGCTTATTTTCAAGGGTGAAGTTGAATAGTACTACAGACGGTTGTTTTAACTCCACTTTAGTACCATTATCAGTATTGCAATAGATGCGATCTAAGTAGGATGCATCAATATAGAACATATCATCTTTGATTTCATAAGACGGTTCGTTTGTATCAGACATCGCTTTGCTGATGGTTACATCACGACCACATGTTTCATAGATGTCATGAATGATGTTTGTATAGGTCTTATCATCATTGGTAGCAACTTTAGCGATATTCGTTACGATATCCAAGAAGTTCTCATCAGTCAACTGTTGAGCATTGGATTGAATGTATTGGGATGCTACATCAACGAATTGATTGACATATTGCTTTAAGTCACGAGGACGTAATGCTTTCAATTCGTCGGATTGAGATAAACGATGTAAGAAGTTATACGCTGCGATGATGGAAGATGTAGAACCATCACCGACTTTCATAACCATTTGATGAGAGATAGTTAAGATGGTATTTAAGATCGTATTATCGGTACGGTTATTGAAGTGAATGTTCTTCAATACCGTGAAACCATCTTTAGTCAAATGATATGTACCCATAGATTCAATGAGTGTGCTGGCACCATACGGTCCTAATGTACTTTTTAAGGCAGAAGCCACCATCTCGAAGATTTCTTGCATACGAGTTTTGAATTCGGCTTCTGTAATAACATTCCAAGGATGTTTAGTTTTGTTATCCGGAATCAATTGTGGAAACGTAGGTCTAGGTGCACTAGACGTTTGTTCCATGGTATCAAACGAACTACTTGTATCTTTTACTACTTTAACGGAGATCTGATTATCTTCCGCTTGATTATATACTTCACTCATAGTGGTATCTCCTTTATCCATTAAATAGGTATGATTCATTAATAATGAGTATAGGGAAAGTTGATACATTGACGTTATCCGCTAAGTCATGTTTCAGTATAAAATCCCGTTGATAATTATAACCATATGCTCCGACACCAAATACCATTTTAGGGTATTTGCCTGTACTGATGAGCTCCGCAACTCGATCAGCATCTGTGTCGTATACTAAATTGACAGATCCAATTCTGTCTAATACCCGTTCCAAGCTAGCACCTGTCACGTATTTGATTTTACCTAAACCATGCCTTACTTTGAGATCAAACAATTGACGCTTATCATAGGTGGGATTCCACACATAGATATCGTTAATTGCCTTCGAAAACTTGTAATTCTCCAGTACTTTATCAAATTTAAGTGTTCGTTCATCATCGATATATAGTTTCTTAGATTTATCATATAGAAACTGATAGTTCTTTTCATAATCGAACTCTTTAATCGCTAACCACTCGAGAACATTCTTTACTGGACGATGTAACCAATGAAGCATCAAAGCTTCATCTGTTAAGGTATCCAATAGCTTAAAATCAATTAAGTCTTTAAATTTATCACGAAATCGAGTCTTCACTAAATCTAGGATATAAAAATCCGCTGTCTTAATGATGTCCCGATACGTTACCAAGATAGTCAGACTCTTGAGTTTATCATCTTCACTCATAGAACCTCCAAAAAAAATACTTCCGAAATACATCGGAAGTATTTTCTAGTCACTAACGAATTACATCAAGTCACTTAAGGCATCGAAGGATGCTGTTGATGTTTCCGCTAAGGAACCGCCACCATTATCATTGGATAGATTATCAGTTGGTGTTTTAATATCCCAAATATTTTGAGTTGCACCACCACTGGAACGGTTCACAAAATTAGTACGATTACCGCTACCGTTATCAATACCTAATTTACCAGAAGCAGCTGCTCTGAATTCATATTCTCGGTTGATACGAAAACGGTTGGAAAAGTTGTCTGCATGTACACCAGCATTCATTAATGCGGAGCAAGCAGTGAAGAATTCGCCTACACCTACTAATTCAGTGTATTGGCTATTCATATCGATTTCACCTGTTGTAGGTGCATATTTGGTAATCACTGGGTGTTTATCGAAATGGAATACCATGGATTCTGCAGGAATACGGTTTTCATCTAATTTACGATAGATACCAATGAATGGTTTTACTTCACCATATTGGTTAACACCAGTGGATACTACGAATAAGTTAACACGTGCACTCACAACGGCACGAGTACATTCTTCCCCTTTTTCAATAGCAGGGAGAATATCTTCTTTAATATATTTACCCACCAATACAGCATTATCTGGACTAAGTGCTACAGATACAGATTTTTTATAATCGTATACTTGTTTATTAGCTCGCTCAGCTTCAGGAAGTGCTGGATGGATTTTAATTGATGCCATACCATTCCAATAATCGAATACGATGGTAGCATCTCCATTGTAGAATTGAATCCCACGAGTGTTGATATTATCAGTAGGATTCGTTTGACTTTGACTAGTCATAGATGTGTTGAATGCCATAATAAAGCCCTCCAAATATGAAATAATTTATCAATACCTGTTTGTTAGCTATAATGTTAGATATTACTACCCTTTCGAACAAACAGTAACAAGAATGAGTATGGTTAATCCATACTCATTCTTATAATATATACTTATTAGGTCATTTCATCTTCTGTGTACGTGATGTAAGAATCAATCTTAACACCATTCTTTGATTTGAGATGAAGGTTTTCATCAGGTAATCGTAATCTCCATTTTGTGGAATATACACGCAATGGAATATCGATATAGGTTTGGCCTTCTTCAGTCAGCATAGTAAAGGATATAGACGCTGTTTTGAAGTTAGTCCACACACCCTTATCATTCATATATTCCAATACGAGGTTTTCCAATCCAGCCTTTTGGGACGGTTGCATAAAGGTAGCTCCACTAGCGGCAGTTTCATCTTTCACAAATTCGTGAGAAATGAAGATACGTTTAGGAGAGAATTTAATATTCCCTTCAATACCATTAGCGGTATATCTAAGCTGTTCTCCCACATAGGATTCTTGGTCAGTTGTCCAAGTGTATAATGGAATATCCATGTTTTCGATGTCTGGGCCATAGATGATGGATACGATACCAATATTAGGTTGACCAATACGAACTTTAGGTTCGATGGTACCACCATAGGTGATATTGTAGTTACCCGTTGTACCAGGTGTTAACCCATTTGATTTATCATAGGTTGCGTTGACATTGACTTGGTTATTATTAGCATACTCATCACCATTGATAGTAATAAGTTTACCAGCAATATAACCAGCACCAGCACCACCGCCACCAGATTTAATGTATTTAGTCACACCATCTTCTATGATAAAGAATTTACTTACTTTACCAGGTTCACCATCATGACCAGGTAAACCACCAGCACCACCTTCAAGAATAGGGTTATCATACCCTTCTACTCCTTCAATCCAAATCTGTTTAACAGATTTACCAGGAAGACCTCGACCCGCTTCTAACTGTTCAGCAGTCAAAGAATTCAATCCTGGGTAGGCTGGGTTAGTATCGATAGTACCATTAAACTTAGCACCTGGAATCGGTTTGTTATTGGTAATGATACTATCACCCAATAATGCATTATTACCATTCATGCTAACAATGTTAGCAATCGTTTTATCAGCGGTAGCAACCTTAACCACAGTGCCACGAACATTACCCATACGAGAAAACTCTCTTTCAGCGTATGGTTGTGTTCCAGGGTCATTCGTGTTAGGGCTTAGACCTTGAGAACCGATACCACCCATACCAATAGCATCTACTTTAAGTACATGCATGGTAGGTTCACCATTACCGAAATGGAATGATGTGCCGTTATCTTCTTTAGATTTAGTGGTCAATGGTAAGTCAGCACTGACTAATTCACTAGTACCGCGTTTAGGACTTGTATTATCAGTAGCATTACCGAAGTTACCGACTACTACATTGAGAGATTCGATATTGGATACATCAATCACGGTAGACCGTAATTGACCTGATGCACTATGTCTATAGGCTGATGTAGTATCGTTATATAGCCCAGATGGTGTACCAAAATACAATGGGGTATTTACAGGGATTTCAGTACGAGTGACTTTACCTGTTACACCATCAATACCATAACCAATGATAGGAGAACCATCAAAGGAAACCGTTTGATAATCTATAGATGAACTAATCAATCGATCCGTTTTACCTGTTTCAGTTACATAGGTATCAACCGATGAACTCAATAATTGAGCTTTTAATGCAGTGATATTCTTAGGGGTTACGTTATGAACGTAATCATATTCAGAACCACCTGCCACTGTGATAACACATACTTTAGTTACACCCACAGGAATATTGAATGTATATTGACCTGGTTGGGAATAGATAGTGACCCCATTGGCAATGTTTCTATACGATTTTGATTTTAAACGAAATGTTTGTTTAGTAGCGTCATCTGGCTTTATGTATATATCGAGAAGATTCTCGTCATATGAGTTGGTAGAGCCTTGGACGTACCCTGGCATAGTTGTATTCTCATCGACCTTAACATCAGTCGAAAGATATGGTTGACCTTCTTCTAAGTCACCAATCGATGAATATATGTCAGCATAGAAGGTTTCGTTCGTAGTATCTTTGGTAAACTTAAATCGTTTATTGAGTTTAGCCATTATTAACGATTGACTCCTTTCTTATGAAATATTGTAATTGATATTACATCAATGTCTAAATAAAGAAGAGTTTAGGATACCCTAAACTCTTCTTTATATTAACCGAATGATTCGATAATATCAGTATACCAATCGAATAGCCAATTGATATCTTCTGTCGTAGCATGTAGTACACTATATGGTGTAATGGTATTATGTATGGTAGCATTGATTACTTCCATTTCCTTATCATTCCAAGATGATTCTGTCAATGGTTTTGTCAATTTACCAAAGTGCTTCAATCGATTAATAATTAATAGTAAATCGAATGTAGTATTTAGATCCGTAGAAGAATTAATATAGATAGCTTCTTCTTTATGAGAATCGATCCATTGGATAACTGCGTTAGCCTTATCCATCATATTATTACATACCAAGAAATCAATATAATCCACACATGATTTAAACATCATAGGATCCATCTTCGTTGTTTCACAAATGGAATCGATATAGGAATCAAGATATGTAAGAAACTCATTAGCTGGAACTTCAAACACATATTTGCTTTCTACGATTGCTTTTTTGATAGCAATGAATAAAGCAATTTTAGCTTGTTCTCTATATACATGAGTTACATTAGAGAAACATTCATCAATCGATTCCTTAGAACCATTGGAAATAATCGGGTATGTATTCATGATTTCTACGTAATATGGATCGTTCACCATAGTCCCTTGCTCAATTAAGTTTTTAACAAATGCTTCCATACGTGGACCATAGGTACCCATATCTAATCGACATAATCGATTCAATAGGATAAGTCGTTCTTCAGAACGTGTAGATTTATTCAATTCATCAACAATCGTTTCCAGTGGTAAATCATCGACTTTTGTAACTAGATACACCAATCGATTTTGTTCTTTAGTCACACCACCAAGAATTGTTTCAACAGCACCAATCTTTTCTTCCAAAGTCGCTGTTGTATTAGTAATGATATGTGTTTGATGATCATTACGAGCTAAATCTCGCAACTCCATCAATTCTGGGTATTGGTAAATGAATTCTTTACATTCATTTGGATACCATACAATATTCATAGTTAACCCTCCAAGGTTTTATCAATTAAAATCGGTTCAATTAATGTGTAGATGTCAGATTCGAAGTATTTTAATACTGCGACACCAAAATCATCTGCATTAACAGATCTCAATGTATTAGCAATATAATTGGACAATTTTCCATTACTAGACAGTCCAACCAAATAACCCAATTCATTATCATCTAAGTAGTATTCTATAGCTTTTTGCATATGTTCAGGTACAATCATATGAATCGCATTCAATAATACAGCTAGATGTGAGAACATGAACTCATTGTGTGTATACAATGAACGGGTGAATTCTTCTTTATGGGCTAAGCAATATAGAAGATATGTAGTTACCGTATCAAAGGAAGTATCGATATTGTGAGTTTTTTCATATCGCTTAATCGCAATTAGTAAATGGAAATATAATGACCGAGTGTTGAATGTAAGATACATAGCATCATTCTGCTCAATCCGTTTCATTATCTCTGTCATATATTCATTATGTATCTCAATTGCTTTATCGATAGAAATGCTATTTGTAATAATAGCATCGCGTAAATGAGAAACCAGCTGATCGATAGATTCTACGATGAGCATTTTTTCCAATGATCGAGTCATATTACATACACCATGAATTTGAGTGTATACAACATTAGCTTTTCTAACATATTCTTCAATTGTATTAGCTTCTATTGTGCTCGTCTTCATAATGTAATACGCTTTCACTACATTAGCCGATAACGCAAATAACTCGTTCATATTTAATGATTCAAATAATGTAATAAAGTCCCGAATTGAGGAATCTCTGTCAATCCAACTTGACATCAATCGATATAAACATTCCAGTTTAGTTTCATTATCAATTGTGTTAGCCAATACAGATTTTACAAATAGTGTATCACTTTCATGATTACACACACGAAATTGTTCTAATAATATGGGATGGTTTCTCAATAGTCGCCCAACTTGACACATATAATGAAAACCAACTTGATTAATCTGTTTCATGCGAGCAACTCTAGGGAATCCAATTCCCCAAAGATCTTTCAGTTCAATTTCGTAGTTTTGAATTCGTGTATCATTCTTAACTACGTCATAGATTCTTTCAGGTAGATAAATTAACATCAATAACTCCTCCTACTATATTTCGATTATCGGTTGGTGATAGACACGTCTTATAATGACCGATTCTCCATTTAATTAACTCATTTCTAAGATACGTTTCAGTATCCTTGTGTTTATTAGCAGCATCAGCCACAGCAGATTCAATCGCATGTATATAATCACACCAATTTGGGTTAGGTTTTCCATAATCACCAAAATTAACCGACCGATCGACTATACAGCCACCATTACAGAAATACCTAATATCACAGCTATCACATGTTGGATTATGGATACATTGGCGTTCAGCACATTCAATTTCTTCAGTCGCATCACCATCAGTTAAATCAAAATATGGTAATTTACTATTAGAAATCGAGCATGGATATATACGACCTTCATGTGATATAAATATTTCAGTCATAAGACCACAACCACCATGATTTTGTTCAACAGTCCCAGTTACACATTGTAGATATTCGGTAGCAACTATTTTAGGGATAAATCGATTAGGGTTTTCTTCTAATCCTGTTAAGATATAATCAATAACGGAACTGTATTGTGACTTAAAGTTCTCATAATTATCATCGGGTATCTTAAACGGAGTTTTATTGTGACTCCAGCAATAACTAACTCCCGTTTGCTTATGAAACTCATCTAATTCTTTAATATCTGAAAGAAAATTTTTCTCATTGCCACTAAGCGTGTTTTTAATATAAACATAGCGACCTAAGTCAAGATGAGTATATTTCTTTAACTCAGCTAATGCATTGAATGGTACACCATTATGATCTATACGATTACCATCATTTGGATTATCATATGATACAACAATCTCAAATGGATATTGTTCATATAGTTTCATAAGACGTTCCTGATTGACTGAAAACCCTGTGATGATACCAAAACGGTATCGTCTTTCATTTGTCCCAGGAATGGTTTCATTATAGTATTTAGGAACAATCTTCTCAATGATGTCCATTTGTAAAGCTGGTTCACCACCAAAGAACGTGATAGTTCTGGAATAGTTTCCCTTATCTTGGTTGATTTGTTCCATAACATACTCAACTTCTTCTAACGTCATACCTTTGAGCTCTGGGTCAATATAACAATACTTACAGGCCAATGGGCAAGCATAGGTTAGATTAAAGAAGATGGATTGCCAAGAACGGAAACTATTGAGAGACCTAAGCATTCGTTTAATGCGAGTTTTAAACTCTTTACTCAATTCCGGCATTTTGATTACCTCTAAATTTCATATATTCAAAATCCATGGTAGATTCCATACCGCTACGCCAAGTACGATAACGAAGAATTCGTTCCATAATAATATCCTTATTCTTACAAGAATCGGAATATAATTTCTTTCTGAATTCCAATAATGATTCCACAACAGTTTTTGTTTGTTCACAATAACCAATATTAATCTCATTAAGATTTCCCAAATAGGAACGTTCATATCGACAACCACCAAAGCAATACTTATTATAATCACAAGTATCACAATCTTTAGGACGTTCGTGTACATCAGTAGCAATATCCGTATTCAGTTCTCTATCAGTAATATGACCCATCTTGAAGTCTTCAGAGTATTGGGATAGCATAGTACATGGATAAATATCGCCATTAGGACGAATGATAATCTCAGACCCAACATTGCATGCCATACACTTTCTATCTTCTATAATAGAACCTATCATAGAAGCAAGACCCGCTGTAATGAATGGATTTTCATCTGTTAATATATCATCCAATATCATTCCTAATTCTCGTTTAAGAACTTCTGGGAAATCTGATTCCAGATTGGTTTCATGAACCAATGTAAAATCTGCATAGAATAAACCACTATAGTCTTCACTCATACGTTTAAACTGGCGGTAGGTATCGTGGAAGTAATATATATTTGAATCATTAATTACACAACGAACTTGAAGTTTAACTCCTTGCTCTAATGTGTATAGAATATTCTCATACACCTGCTGAGAGACAGGATCTGTATTAACTAGCTTACGTTCACTTCCTTCAAATCCATCGAAGGATAGTTGTAATTCCCAAGGTTTACTACTTGGTTTAATGACATTCTCTATCAATTCATGGAAGTTTGCTCTAGGGAACGTGGATGTTACAATTTGGAATACTTTAACATCATCTTTATATTTCTCAGTGAACCATTTGATATCATCAATACCCAATAACGGTTCACCACCAAAGAATATGATTCTTGGTTTTGTTTGGACTTTCTTCATCATAAGGTCCATTGTATCTCTACTCATACGAGTAGGATTATCTCTATCTTTGATATAACAGTATTCACATCGTAATGGGCATGCTTCTGTTAACATAAGATAGAAGTCTACCTGATATGGTAGAAAGAATGGTTTTTGTTCTACCATGATTGAATCCTCTCTATATTATTAGATACTAACATTTTATCATCTTCTGTATATTCACGAGAATCTGTTAATGGAAGATGACATTCGGCATTCATCTTGTCAGTATAGTGGGATTCTACAACAGAAGTACCAACATTCCAGAATGTGCGAATATCATATTCACTAATAGTAACTTTCTTAATATTTTCCATGAAGATTTCTCGTTCAATAGATAATAGATGACAAAGATTCTTTTGTTTATTATTCATACCCTTATTAAGGATATAATCAGATGCAGGGCATTCGAAACAATGCTCATTCTTACATGATTGGTAGTCACAATCTGGTTTACTGAAGTATTCTTCTTCGAATCGATGGATTCGATCTTCATAGAATCCTTCCAATATATGACCAATCTGCATACTTCTATGGTCAGAGAAGAATGTACATGGATAAATAGATCCATCAATATCAATATGGATAGAATTACCTAGCTTAACACAAGATGTTTTAGCTAGGAATGATGCCCCTGATAACATATATCGACAATACATATTTTGCCAATTATAATAACGGAATCGTTCTTTCAAATCAGGATATGTTTGCACAAAACGGTTCGCCATACTCTGTAGAGCCTTCGTATAGTCGGCGATAAATTTAGGGTTTGTATAATCTGCTTCATGAATATAATAGAAGGAGAAGTTACGTAACCCAACACCTAAGCAATAGTCTAAGCTAGGCATCATATCATTGATTGTGTCAGGAGTTACGGCAAAAGCGATATTAATCTCATTCGCATATCCTTGGTCAACGATATATCGTATATTATCATTAAAGAACTTATCGGATAAGTTCTGTAGTTTACCTTTACGACTATGGGTGTATGAATATACTCCATCCCATGATACAGTGATTGAATCGGGACGTATGATACCTCGTTTAACGAAATCAACTATTCCCGGAAGATTAGTACCATTCGTAATAACACTCATGATAAATTTTACATCAATGGATTGACTGATTCGTCTAAGAATCCGTTCAATCTTTTTGAACTCATCTAATTTAACAGAGATTTCTCCACCAGTGACTAATACATCAACTTCATCCGCCAATGGTAATGACTTAATGAAGTCTTCTAGTTTATCATAGTGTGAGAATGTCTTGGATGAGTCTTTTGTTACTTTTTGTTGATGACAGTACACGCAATCTAGGTTGCAGAAATCTGTCACTTTAACTGAAATACGATTGATAGAATCAAACATAGTACCCTCATACTAGAAAATGAGAAGGAATGGCATAATACCATTCCTTCTTACTGAAACAAAATTAATGTGTGCCACACTTTTGGTCATGACACCAGTTAACAGAGTTACAAGCAACTTGACAACCAACTTGACAATTAACTTGACAAGAACGATTACATTTGTTAGCACTGTTAAACCAACCATTGACGCGGTTTAATGTACTTTCAATGGTACTAACAGCATTTAATGCTGCTTGTAGCTGTTGTAATTTAGCAATAGTGTCTTTTGTCACTTGAGTTGGTTCTGTTACATCACCTAACCCAGGACCATCGTTACCTGTTACATTTTGTCGAATTTCGGTAATAGCGGAATTGATACCGTTAACCACTTCATTGAATTGATCGGCTTTCACTCGGTGATTGGTATCAATGTGTGTATTAACTACATTAGATCCTTGAAACTTATCTTGTTTTTTATCATCAGGTACTACATTACGTATTTGACCACCATATTTATGACAACCCCAAGATAAACCAGGGCCTGTACCGCCCGCTTCAATACCAGGGTTTGATTTAACCGCACGGATACCTCGAGAAAATTTAGTTAATTTATTAATCTTCTCGACTAATCCATTTATATCATCGGCTTTAATTATCGCCATTCATTTCACCACCGTTCATAATTGCTTGATATTTATCAAGTTCCTCAACCACATCGTTTAGAAGTTTATCAGATACGATGTCAATATATCGTTCTGCTAAACGGATATATGGAGGAAGAAGGATTTTTTCCTCACCAAATATAGATTCTTGAATACTTGCAAAATCTAACATGATCACATTGATATCATTTTGATGCAAGTGATCGATGGCAGTATCCAATAATTGTTTGAATTCTAAGTTACGTTTCAAGATAGCTAAGCGTCTGGAACGAAGATTAGTGCTATGGAGTATTTTATCTTGATACTCTGTAGCAATATGATACATAATGTCCATATGACGGCATACAGCTGGGTTTACATCGTTAAATGAATGGCCATTCGTAAAACTTTCAGCAGGACATCCGCCTAGACATACGTTGTTATATTGACAATTACCACAGGTACTACGATCGAATTGGACATTAATCATATCCATAACACTACGATCGAATTCATCAGTAATCATATTACCCATATGCAATACTTCACAGTTACGGAAGTTGGTATGAACTTGGTGACAAGGTGTTAATTCACCATCATAACCGATAGCGACCCAAGCATTTTTACCAAATCCGCATGGACTTGTATCGTTTGTATCAGAATCATAGCATAAATAGATGAAATCTTCAATGTTTTTAACTTGGAGATTTCGTCGTTCTTCTGAATTATATTTATCTAATGCAAAATCATAGATTTTACGGATTTCAACTTCGAATTGTTGGTATGCTTCCTCATCCCATTCTTGGTCATATACGAAACATGGAGCAATTCGGTCAAATCCTAAGTCATACATATCCTTCATAGATTGGAATGTATAATGAATATCTTTTGGTGGTATAGTAATACGGGCTTCCATATTTAATTTCAAACCACCAACAAACATGCGTTTGATATTAGCTACTACGGTATCATAGGAGTTACTTCTATTTCTATTATGCAACTCTTTCGTACCATCAATGGATACTAGGATACCGAAATTATTATCATAGAAGAAATCAATCATTTCATCTGTGATATGAACACAGTTCGTAGTAATACCATATTGCACAATAAATTCTTGCTCATTACAGTATGCTACGATAGCTTTAATGACAGGGAAGTTTAATGTAGGTTCCCCACCAAAGAAGCTAATATCTAGCTTAGCTGTAGGATCATGTGTATATACATTCTCCCTAAAATTATCACATAATTTTTTAATGATGATCATAGCATCATCTTCACTCATATAGTTATGAGCTTTATCTTCTTCAAAACAATACGAACAGCGTAATTGACAATCAGTAGTGATTGTCAATACAGCTGCACGGACTGCCATTACGTCATTAAATTGACTCATGGATCCTCCAAATAGTTTACTTATTATTTCCAGTCAGCACCAAAGGCAACAAATGCATCACCTTTTCTAAATTTGATTACTGGTTCGTCTGGATTTGTTTCATAATCGAACCATACGAGTACGTTTCGATCATTGACTTGTCTTCCACCAAATTGGAACTTACTTGCCAAGGCGTCAATCTTAGTTTTATTGGATTCGGTAATCGCTGTTAATTCAGCTTTCGCTGTACCGATAGCTGTTGTTAATTGCTTAACATCTGCTTTTTCACGACCATCTAATTCTTTAATTTTATTAGTAAGTATTGTATCCGTTTCCGTGATCAACCCTTCTAACCGTTGAGCCGTATTTTCTAGTTTAGTGGTAATAAGATTATGGTTATTCGTTACTTTTGTTTCGATCGCATTTAGTTGTGATGCAATATCATTATCAATTTTATTTTTCAAGCTTTTAAATTGGTTATTAAGACTTGTATTAAAGTCTCCTAATCGTTGTTCTAAGCTTGCATTCTTAGAAGTTGTATCAGCGGTTAAGGCACCCAATGCTTGTTCAATCACTGCGAATTTAGATTGAATCAATGCATAGTAGTCTTCGCTGACAACTCTACCATTATATGCTAAACCCATAGATAAGGTCTCCTTTCATAAAGGTTATAGTAATTGTATTAGTAGAATGTTTCAGCGGGTAGAAAGACTAGGTAGCTAACAAAGTCAACTACCTAGTCATATTATTTATCCCAATTGATATAGTTATACATCTCTTCAACAGCTTCCGCTTGATTGATTTGGTTGGTGATTTCCATACCACGTTTAGAGCAAGCAAGTTTATGCTTACGGAAGTCTTTTCGAAGTTGTTTCACTTGTTCAACTGTTACTGTGTCATTCAGTTTATTAGTGGATTCTTTAGGATCCCGAGTTGTACGATATACAACACTGAAGCCCTCTTCCTCTTCATCTTCCAATAGTTCAAAGTCCATATCTAACATTTGTTTAGCATCACCATTATAAGGGAAGAAGTATTGATCTCCTAAGGCTTTGGAGAAGAACCCTTCTTCGATTTTTTGTGTGACTAATAGATCTTTACGATATAATGCAACACGACGATGATCATCTAATGTGACAGGAACTGTTCGAGTAGCAGGTGCTCTAAAGGAACCACCTTCAAACACGTGACCAATTTGGATTTGATTCCCTTCGGAATCGAGCATGTCTGTGATATCAGTCCATAATGAAATAGGAGAGAAAATAGTTCTAACCCATGTTAAATCATTAAGGGTCTCTACGATATCGTTTACACGCCCATATTTAATTTCAGCAAAACGATTCATATGATAGTCCTCCTATAGTTATACAATGTAAATGCGACCACCAGGGATTTTACCAGATAATGCATCAACTTCTTGTTTATTGTAGACTTCTTCTTTTGCATAAGTTTGTGAACGTAGATATACATCACGTTTCAATGCATATTCACTAGCATCTACATTACCAAGTTTAGATGCATTCTCAGCAACAAAACCTTCCATAGCGGAAGCAGGAATTGTAATATCACGAGAACCATCAAATTCAATACCATTGATACGAATCGCTCTGGATAAGCGAGTCGCCACTTCAGAAGTTGAAGCAGAATCTACTTTAGGGATTGTGATATTTTGAGAACCATCGAACGTTACCCCATTAATGGTTACAGCTTTTTTCAATTTACCTGTAGTTTTGGAGTATGTCACATCGTCGATATTAATATTTTGAGAACCGTCAAAGGTAACACCATTGATTGTTACAGAACGACTTAATTTATCAGCAGTTCTAGCACGGTCTGCTAAGGCTGCTTGGTCGATACCTGTCGTTTTGAACGTATTTACAATTTTAACTGCGGCATCTACATTAGAGCGGATTTTCAACAATTCCGTTTGGTAGGCATCCATGTTACTAGAAATAGTGGTTACACTAGATTGCATTCGATTGATTTGATTACGAATGTCTGGATGTGCCAATGGGGAAGCGTTGTGAGCTTCTAATGAGCCTACGTTAATCGTACTGCCTGGTGTTGTAGAACCGGTATCAATACCAGTAAATTTACCGTTATCTGTCCACATATAAATGGCACCTTCATCTTTAGTTGTGATGGCATTATATGCAGCACGGTTTTCTAGCATAATAATATTAAGACCCAAGGTACCATCGCTATCAATTTGGAAGTTATTATTAACTTTCAAACGACCATGGTCATTCAGGTGACCGAAACGAGTATTACGAATCGCAGAATCCAATTTCTTGAATGCATCCATACCCGTATCTTTATTATTCAATTCACCTTGTAAATGAATGTGTGTGTCAGGTACTTGAGTATAACCATGCATCATAACATCAGTAGCATTGTTTTCAAAATATACAACTACGTAATCTTGACCACGACCACCTTGCTCAACGCGTGTGTTATACTTATATTGACTATGGAGGACCTTAATTTGATTATCAGGCATTATACATGTACCTCCTTCATTGTTTTATATGTAATAGAAGTAATTAGTATAATGTTACCATGACGGATTTGGCAAAAAAAAAGAATACCTGGCGGTATTCTTTTAGGTTGATCAATATAGAATACTTATATCTCTATAAGTTTACCAAAGTTGTAGTATTTCAATATAACGTCGCTTGCATTAATATTTTATTAATGGGGCACATAACCAATCTTATCCATTGGTCACAATACCGTCCCCTTATAGACAGAATTATCTATCTATAAGGTCACATAAGAGTTCTCTTCTTATGCGGATATGTAATTGTGTGATATATTTACCCATGTTTATTATGATTTTAACTTTACCCCTACTACAAAGGGGATATCGTACATAACCTCATATATCATTACATATCTCTCAAGCTTCATTATACGTTATTATTCTATATTGACTACTATATTAATTCAATAGCAAAGTTGTGTGCATTATATGGCTATCACCCCATATAATGGATCAATGAATATCTCTACCCATTGATTCTATCGATATCGGACCATCCTAGCTATTAGATCCCTCCTACGGCTAGAACTAGATTACTTCAGCAGTAACCAGATATCAATCACGGAGAGCCTCTCGACTTACCTCCATGGATATACACTAATCTATATCAACCTAACTATCCCTCTCTAATATAGGGGAGTTCGAATAGTCTAACTTTTATATTGTATGTATATCTTCACACTTCTCATGTCACTACATCACCATCTTCGCGGCCACTCGCACACTGAGTATAGCATATGTAGCTTATCTATTGTTTTTTTATTATCGTTTTATTAGTGTTGATTATTTGTGAACGAATTTATAACCATTTATACCAATCATTTCATCTACTTCTAGTAGATAGCACTTCGAACTTACCGTTTTACCTTTCCGTAAATTTACAAATTGGGTATTTGATAATGCGATATCTTTGAAAATATCGGCAAAAGTTCGACTGGCTAGGAATTTCCCTTTTTCATAAAATTGGGTTCTTTCCATGAATGAATAGTAAGATATATTCATGGTCTCCAATAGTAATCTGTAAGATATCATGAATTCTTTACCATAACCTTCTAATAGAAGATCTAGGATCATCTCGTTCTTACTATTTTCAGAACCATACCGTTCATCTATATAGTCAGCCAAACCATCTATAAACGACTGTTTTATTTTAGATTTGGCGTTTAATAGACCTGTCGGTATAGCCTTATGGTGCTTTATATAATCACCGATCTCGATCCCAAACCATCGGGACAATATATTCCTGAATTCTGGAATGAAACCTTCTTTGGATTGATCTGATGTGATAGATAGGGTGATATAATCATTATATGCGCCAGTCGTTATAGATGAAATATCCAACTCATCACCTACTTTAGTGTACCAATTGAAGAATTCACAACAACGATTAACGATATCTACCAATTTAGATTGACTAAAGTCGATAGTATTGAATCTAATCAATAGGGCTCCTTTAGCACTATAGCCTATACTATCAATTGAACGATAGATATATCCAAGGATATATGCAACCATTCGTTCAACTTCCTCCTCGGCATCGGTTTTATTCCATATAAGATCATCAGAATTTGATATTTGACACTTAACAAATTCTCCTCCGTTAGAGTTTATTACTGTGCCATCTTCCGAATATATTTCGATGGAGTGTAGATGTGTCAAATCTTCAGTGATATCAATTGGTTTATCCTCATTCATATCTGTATATTTACAGATAGAACGAATACTACCAACTGATGCACCAGTATATTCAAATCTATCATATATATCCTTTACAGATTCGGTGAGTACTCTTTCACCGCGTTTATAAGTGATATAGTCACCTTTATGTACAAGTACCTTATACATAATATCACCTCCTTTATTAGTAATACTATTCGATAGAACTACTTCTATCTTACCGTAATAATATATAATCAAAAATTAAGTAAAAAAAGAATACCCAAAGGTATTCTTTTTATCTTTAGAACAATGCTTCCAATTGTTCTAAAGATGTTAAAAAGGATTCTCGTTGTCTACCGCTATAGCGGATAATACCTAAATTGAGATGATATACAATTACTTCGGATTCAACTTTCTCTGAAAACTCATTATAAGTTAACAATAGGGAATATTTTACACCTTTAAAAAACTTACTTGGAGTTTCATCCATGTTTGTAAAAATGTATTTGTTTCGACCCCATTTATCAGTTAAGCGGGTTACCAACTTATTACCAACTCTCACATGTTCAGTTTTAAATCTGGAGTTATCTTCTAATACGGAATCAAGCGTCGTACCAAAGTAACGGCATAAAAGAGTAGAATATAGGTAAAGTGGCCAATATACCACTTTACCTAATAATAACATCAATACCTTTGCAATAACATTTTTTATTCTCCTTTTTAAACTAAAATAAATCTTCCAACATTGCACCGAGCATGCCCAATTCCATTTGTATCTCTAAATCAGAATCGTAAGATTCGAACTCAGAGAATTTAAATTCATCGGATACTGCGGATTGTAATTGGGATAAAGATACTTGTAACATAATAACCTCCTATAAAGTTAAATTAATAAATATAAATATTACATTACTTCACATCAATAATATATACTTATAGAAGGTAAAAATACGGAAAATAATGGCGATGTATCCAAAGCAATAAGCCAACACGATTATTGCCCGGATACATCGCCATCATCATTAGGAGTACCATGAAAGAAAAGTATCTACCTATATGTCTATAAAAACGTCATTTTAACATTACTGTAATACAAAATCATATAACTCATCCTATGAAAGGAGAATGCATATATGCTTAGAGAGTTTAATGAATATAAAATATCTCTCCTTATTAGAGGCGAGAACTCTAGCGGAGATGATCTTGATATTCAGATTCCTAAGACATTCGCCGAAGGCGTCTATATCAATAAACAAAAAGATACTGTATTAGACCACGTACGAAGTCAAATCGTTCATGCTACTAAGAAAGATCATATCATCTTAGCCCATGGTAATAAACCATTAGGATTTGCTATCCTAGAACCAACAGGGTATTTGAAAGATGACCAATATAACCCAATTCTTGTTGGGATTAATCGAGAGTATAAGAACATTGTACAGATGTTAATACGTTCTAAACTAGACCCAGTGCATGACATTGGCACTATGGCTATGGTGTTGGATGCCTCTAAAGGTGATGATACCGTTAAGAAAGCCCATAGTTGGGCAACGTACCGATTCAAAGGTGGAGATTCTAGTTACCTAGAAAACTGGGATAAGATGGCTGAAGAAGAGTCTATCGAATTTAGTTTCTCTTGGGCTGATTTGGGTGCTCCATTTAGATCCACAAAAGATGAAATCGATCGATTGGGACAGGAAGGTCATACCCATGAAGCCATGGAAGCTTTGAATAAGTTATCTGCGATTCTTGACCACCTATACTTTGGTACCACTAAGATTCGTAAACGGGAAGAAGTCCCATCTTATAAAGTTACTGATAACTTGATGAGTAATAAACTCTTCCCAGGTGACTTAGTTATGTACGTAACAGGGGAACGAGAAAACCCAAAACTCACTCCATTCGGTGACCCAATTCATGACCACAATCAAGATACCTATCCTCATCAAGCACAAGTCATTCGTCCAGATACATTAACCTTACATGGTGATATGACTGGATATTATGAGAATAATCAAGAGTTGGTGATTGCCCCTAAGATTAAAAGTAATATGGTAACGAAACTTGATCGTTTCTTCGCGAATTGCCATAATCTAGTTAAAGTACCTTGGTATGATACAGCTGAAGTTAAAAGTATGAAAGAAATGTTCATGAATTGTGAAACATTGGCTGATATTCCTACGTTCCAAACAGATAAATTGGAAAATGCATCACGTATGTTCCTTGGTTGCTCATCATTAAAGTATTTTCCATATATCACTACATTGATGCTAACTGATACATCTGAGATGTTTAAAGATTGTACATCATTGGTAAATATTCCTAGTTTAGAACTACATCGTGTAACAGATGCCCACAGTATGTACCAAAATTGTACATTATTATCGACTCCACAACGAGTAGCATTACCAATGGTAGAAAATACCATTGCTATGTACGAAAATTGTATCGATTTAGAAGTGGTAACCTCTTTAGCTATTCCATCGGCAAAAACATGCGAATCGATGTTTCGCAACTGTGAAAAGCTAACTACTGTTAGTAATATCAATCTTAGCGAATGTACAAATGCTGAGAATATCTTTGATGGCTGTATTAAATTAAGAAATGTCTCCTGTCAGCAGAATAGCATAGGTTGTAACATTTCTTTTGCAAATACTCAGCTTACAAACCAATCATTCGAACAAGTCATCGGGGGATTAAAAGATCAACTCCATGATCCAAAAACGGTCGATGTACGTAATACGAATGTTGATGTTACCGATAATCGAGTAATGAATTTAATCAATAATGCTAAGATTAAAGGTTGGACTGTATTACATTAACTTTTAATCATTTTAGAACAATAAAGTACGCATTGTTTAACCTCTTTCTTTGCAATGTGTAATCTTATCTTCGTGATAGATGTAGCGTATCATCCACCCATAATATACCTCCACGTAATATGTATCGGGATATGGCTACATCTATCACATCTCTATCAAAAAAAAATAAAAAAAAAGAGAACTAGTCAACGACTAGTTCTCTTTTTTTTATCCTTAGTTGAAGTTCAACCCATAGCAGCCCGTAGGCATGCCGGATTCATCTTTACGTAAGGAGCCTGGAGAAGCCAGGTCTTTGCGGTCAGGCAACGCCTGTCTTACGGCCATCGACACGATGATGACAACGTCATCTTGTGTTTCTGGAAGACCCTCTACTTCACCGTAAATTGTGCGGAACATTTGTAACCCGTTGTCTTCGGACACCATTTCAGATGATTCAGCTCTACGAGCTTGTACACCTGAGAATGGAACTTCAACCACTAACTTATCGGTCTCAGTGTTAAACACTTTGACCGTATGTTTCCCGCACATATTGATGTAAGTTTTTTCTCCATGTTGAACTGTCAGTAATTGTTCCATATTATTGTTCACCTCCTTCTTGTTCAGATTGGCGGTCTACCAACCCTAATAACTGTGCTGCATGATGCGGACGAGCTGTCGCGTACAACACGAATCCTAAACATAATCCGTCAACTAAACCTAATAATAAACGCATAATTAATTTCTCCTTTCGGACTTATAAAATAAATAAAATCTTTCTTGAACAGAATCTACGGAACTCTTTGGTCTAACCGAAACTATATTTCCGTTTCTATTCATGGTTATAATATATATAAACAAACCAGTGTACTTTTACACATATTTTTGGCAAAGTATAGTGATTGCTACTTTAAGTACAGATATCATAGTATGGTATCTCATAGGAAACTCCTTTCCCTCAATAGTTCTTCTTATATATAATATATAAATACAAAAAGAATAGAGATATGCATTACGCATATCTCTATTTCTATTATTCGCCAGCAATCACGCCAGTTACTTTGTAAACCATGTCGCCTTCTTTATTATCTAAAGTATCAACATTTTCACCATATTTAATGGTGCCCGTTTGACCTTTTTTAGCCAAAGCATTCATTTTTTCTTCAGTCAATGTGTTCAATACAGCAAGATTAGCATGTGTATGATCATTAGCAACCATAGCATCAATATCAGCTTTACTGCTAGTATACATACCATTGATATGATCTGGATGAACGACATAGTCCATCAATTGTGCTTTAGTAATGAATTCATATGTCTTAGCTTCTGCTGTACCAGTAACTTTAACGATTTCCCAACCTTCATGACGTGCAGCCACATCATCATTATCTTGAGCGTCGAGAACCATTACCATTTCACCAACTTTAACGTTGGTAGCAGCTTTCAATGCAGCAAAGTTAGCATAGTCACGAAGACCTACACCTTTAGTACCCATCAATGTATCAGGTACTAAGCCTTTATCATCAAGAACAAGGCCTTTGTTCAACACATTGGCACGTTGGTCAGCTGTTACATGAATATCAGCATTAGCAAAGTGTTCGCGTGTTGCTTCATTGTCTTGCAAGCCGTCAACTAGTGTTTGAGGATAATATACATGGTATTGATTATCAGACTCGAGTCGACGAATTACAATCTTTTTAATATCATTAGCCATTTACTATGCTCCTTATTTAAAAACATAAATGTGGAATTAGCTATTTGCATTATATAAATGTTAAATAGTCCATAGGTAAAAGCAAAAAAAAAGAGAACCCGAAGGTTCTCTTTTTAGTTATTGTAGTAATCGACGCGTTTAACGTCTCTTAGTAGTCTCGCCACCTTGCGGTGCTTACCCAACATGCGGTAACCGGCAATGATTACCTTTAAGTTAGAAGGTGTCGCCACAATATCATATTCTTCACCTTCAAAAATTTGCGTCATACGAGTATCTTCGCCATTGTATTGTACGCTTGTGAACCCGAGAGCTTTCATATAATCTAATGAAAGCTCTTTGCCAAGCCACTCTGGATGCCAGTCGCAGAGTAGCTCGTCTGGGTCAATTAAATTATATTTAAGTGCTTGTAAGAATCCGTGCTCCAATGTATTACTTGGAATAGCAACCAATTTATCAAATCCCAAATCTTCATATCGTTTACTAAATCTCATTTTTGTCCTCCTTAAAGAATAGTATCATCAATAAACAAACCTAACACCAAAGCAATTATAATGATAGGTACTTCAATATACGTAAACCACTTAGGTTGTGGTTTACCAAATCCAAATAATAACAGGCTGATAGCACCCATTACCATAGCTACAGTTGTGATAATATCAGATACACTAAACATTTTATTTCTCCTTATACATTAATATAATTATAATTATGAATAGAACCAATGATTTTCTTTTTAATGACTTGATATACTTTTCGATACCAGTTGAAATAAAAGGAGGTCATTAAAAAGCTGAAACTATCATAAAATAAGTTTGATGATCAATGTGCTAACTAATGTTACGATTGTTTGTGTCACAATCATCACCATTAGGTCGAACATCAATCGAATCAATTGATATTTCATAACAGTTCCTTTCCTCATTGGTTCTATTCATGATTATAATATATATTTAACGTATCTAACAATACGGATAAAAGTGGATATACTCATCGAGTATATCCACTTAGTTTTATCTTATAGTGCAGGTAATACAATCCAACCTTTATTGGTTGCTACTGCACGTTCTGTTGCAGTTAATTTAGTAACACCTGGAGTACCGATTAGATTGATCACTTTATTGGTTGTAATAGCTGGTAAGCTAGCAAACAAACGACGAATGCAATCTAAATCAAGTTTAGTATTTTCTAACGAAATAGAGCATGTTAATGTATTCGGTTTGAAAGAAATTTCAGAAAGACTGAAGCATTCGTTAAAGGTTTTCAATAAACCTTCATCTGTTGTTACACCAGATACATCAAGTTCAGGAAGACTTTCTAAAGAACGACAGCCATTGAACATTTGGCTCATATCAGCAATAGAACCTGTGTTCTTCAATGCTAATACTTTCTTCATAGATTCACAACCAGAGAACATACCTGCTGTAGTAGTAGCAGATTTGAAATCAAGTTCTGGACCATATTTCAATTTCTTGCAGTTATAGAACATAGAATCGAATGTTTTACCTTTAAAGGAATAGAATGGTGGTAGTTCACGAATAGCACCACATTCATAGAACATACCTGTGAAATCAGTTACATTACGTGTATCATATTGATTTACCACTTCTAAGTTATTGCAACGGTAGAACATACGACGCATTACTTTTGTTTTATTGGTACGAAGCAATGGAGATGTGGTCATACTTACTTGATCACGGTATTTTTCATAGCATGTATCCGTCGCTTCTTCAATAGAAGGATCATGCCACCAAGATTGACCAATGGAAGGTTTATACCAGAAATCACCAGATCGCATATCACGACCGATACCCACTGGTTTTTCTACAGCACCTACATAGACTTGGACAATGTTAGCATCTTCACCCACACGTTTTTCTTTATGAGTGAAGTATTCATGGTCAAATACAGTATCAGCGTTTGCTTGACCCAAGGAATGTAATGCTGTTAAATCACGATGGATATGAGCATTACGAACCATGTCATCAATATCAGCTGGGTTAGATTGTGGATGGTTCTTTACGTTTCTCCAATGCATATCAATTTCGATAGCTTCTTGTTCGGAAACTTTTTCCCATCCTTTAGTAAGATCTTCGAAATGTTGATCTTTCGTACGACGATAAACTGCCCATCCCGTATCAACGGATGGGTCACCAGTAGCATCCAATACCATAACCAATTTACCAGGTTGAGCTTTGGATTCTAATAAGAGGTCAGCAATTGTGTCGTACTCTTTATTAATCGCTAAGAGTTCTTTCTTAATGCGATCAGTACCCAAAAAGTTACCTTCTTCAAGAAGTACATAACCATTTGGTCTATTAACATTGTTAATCAAGCGACGTTCTGTCGAATAAATATGAGACAAGAAGTCGGTACAATGTTCTTTGAGCGTAATGTCTGTCGCCATAACTTGTTCGGCAGCGGTTTTAGGATATAAAATCTTATAAGAACCATCGTCCTGACGAATCATCATAGTGAAGACGCGTTCAAGCATATAATTGCTCATTGAAACACTCTCCTTTTCATTTATATGAACTGTAAATTGAGATTGTTAAAATATTACTATAATGTTAGGATATGGGTATCTAAGGTAAAAAAAGAAACCTCATAAGAGGTTTCTTTTATTGATTATAGATGTATTGAATTTGGGAAATCCATTACATTTGATTGATGATAGTATATGCAATCGAACTCATCAGTTCCACCTTCTTCCATAAAATATTTAGCACGTATAATACCGATAAGAATTCTGACTTTTAAATTGTCTGATAGATCACAATCACTACACTCTTCCATACGTTTATTCAATTTGACACTTATTTTTGTTTTTTCTTTACATATTTCAATCGTAACCGTATTTGTTGTAATAGCATTTTCAAATTGCTTAACATCCATATCTTCGATTTCAGCAATGCGTTTAAAATTGATTGGGGATATATCATTTATATTCATATAACTTGACATATATGAATGATTTGATATTTCTAACATGTATTCCAGAGCCTCGTTTGCAGGTCCTGTGAGTTTATCTACAACACAACATAATAGTGTCATTGCAACACTGGATTCATAGAAATCGCTATTACGGTCAATCTCATTTGCTGTTAATGGAATATCTTCCCGTGATATAAGTTTCTTATATACTGATAGATATTGATACATAGCACTCATGGAATATACAATATTTATATGACGAAATTGATTAGGGCTTTCTTGATTTTCGTCATATAGTTCACAGACTAATAGATTTGGTTTCTTGCGATAGAAACGTAGGAACTTAATATTGAGGTTTGTATCCTCAATGAAATTTAGTACGTCAACGTAGATATCATTTAGATAGTTTTCAAAAATTCTTTCCATTTTTAATTCTCCTTTTTTTGAATAAAATAAGTAAAAGAATAGATACTTATGTATCTATTCCTTATAATAATATA